TGCCGCGGCGACCGCTACCAGGATCGACTTGGGCGATGCCCCCATGCCGGCCGCCGTCACGATCACCCGGATGTGTCCATCCAAGGTGACAGCCGTGGCCCCGTCCGTGGTGGCTGTCTCCACCTGGAGCACCGGCGCCACGCCGGGCGTCGTGTTGGCAGAGCTCGGATCGTCGGTAAGACCGTCGGCCGTACCGTTGGCGTAGGCGATGTTCATCGTCGGGTCATTGGCCGCTGCCGTCAGGGCCGTCAGCGCCACGTTGGCGCCCGCTCCCGCGACCGTGAAGAACGCCGCCACGTCCACATCGGCGGCCAGTGCCGTGCGGATCTTCTGCGCCACGCCCGCCGCCGAGTCTCCCGCCGGGTCTCCCCCGACCGATACGATCCGGCACCCGGCCGCGCGCTTCGCCTCCGTAACCCGACCCACCCAGAGCGGATCGGCATCCACACTGACATAGAGGTCGTAGTACGCGGACCCGGAAAGCTGCGTGATCGGCACGCGCGCCGTGAGGTTGGGGTTCGCTGCCGCGACGTTCGCTCCCGAACCAGGCGTCGTCCGGCCGTAGACGTTGCCGCCCACCACCCTGACGCGGTACGTTGACCCGTGCACCAGCGAGCCGCCCGCCTGTGCCGAAGTCGCCCCCACCGTCGGCGCCGCGAGCACATCCGCGCCCGTAAGCCCCGTGCGGTAGGACTGCGGCGGCGTCGGCTCGACCGCAATCACGACCGCTTCTTTGCCGTCTCGCTGCTGTGCCATCTGTTTCTCCAACCAACGACAAAGGACCAGCCCCATCAAGGGGCCAGCCCTTGTATCTGCTGCCGTCCGGGCCGCTGCCCGGCCGAAGGTCAGTTCAACGTGGGTGCGTGCCGCGCCAGGAGGTGCTGCGCCCGGTGCTGCGCCATGACGCGCATCCGAGAGAGGAGCGCCCGCCGCCGCTGCGGGTCGCTCGTGCCGAGGAGTTCCCGCCGCATCCGCACGAAGTCGCGGCCGTGCTCGGAGATGTGCAGTGCGTGTTCCTTCTCGGAGAACCCGCGCACGTGCTCGTCGGCCACGGGGTCGCGGAACCCCTTGGCGAGGAACACCGCGCGCACCGCCGGCCGGGTCACGAACACCGCCCGCACCGGTCGTGCCTCCGGCTCCAGGGAGTCCACCACCTGCTCCCAGACCCTCTCGAAGGCCTTCGAGAGGGTCTCTGCGCCGCCGGAGTCGTCCGTGGCCGCGTCGCTGTCACGGTGCCCAAGCTGCTTGTAGATCTCCTCGACGCGCGCCGTGAGCTGCGCCAGATCCTCCTCGTGCGCGAACGCCTTCGCGTTCTCGGCCTTCAACTTCTCGATGTCGCTCTCGGAGTCACGAACGCGGCGTTCGGCCTTCTCCACGTCGGCGTCTCCCTGCCGCAACTGGTGCCCGATGGTCGCGAAGACGCTCTGCGAGCTCTCTCCCAGATCCGGCTGCGAAAGTTTCACCACTTCCCGACCGCTCGGGGTATGCACGAACAGCGCCGGCTCCCGACCGTCCATCCCTACCAGGAGAGAGAAGCCCGCGTAACGGCCGATCTCCCGGGGGCGATCGCCGATCTGGCCCGCATGGGTCATCAACTCCCGGTTCAGCGCCGCGGCGCCGCCGTCGTAAGTGTCGTAGCCCTGGCCTCCCACCTCGATCGCGAACTTCTCCGGCTTGTGCGCCTTGTAGGTCTGCTGGATCTCCCGCACCGTCTCGATATGCTCGCGCTGCTGCCCGATCCGCCGCTGGTGAGAGGCGATCAGACTCTGGCCCTGCCAGCGCGCCTGCTGGTGCTGCGCCTTCAGCGCGCTCAGACGCGCCAGCTTACTCTCGACATCCACCTTCTCTTTGATGATCGGGTCGCCGGAAGCCCATGCCAGCATCTCGGCGGCCGATTGGGCGATGCCGCTGATGTCCTCCATCTCGCGCACTTGACTGGTGCCTTGCCGGATCTGCTCGATGAACTTCGCCTTCGCGAGCACCGTCTGCCACATGAACTCGTCGAACGACCCCTCGGTGACGTAACGGTGGATCTCGACCGGGATCCCCCAGTCCTTGTGCATGTTCCCCTGGCGAACGATCCTCCCCTCGCGCTGCTCCAGGTCCGCCGGCCGCCAGGGGCAGTCGAGGTGATGGAGGGCGAACAGCCGCTCCTGAACGTTCAGTCCGGACCCCGCCTTCTCCGTGGAGCCGATCAGGATCCGCAGTTTGCCGCTGTTCATCAGCTCCGCCAGCCGGTCCTTCTTGGCATCGGTGTTGAAGTCGTGGGCGAAGGCGATCTCATCCTCGCGCACCCCCGCCGCCACCAGCTTGCGCCGCATGTCCTCATAGACGCTCGTGCGCAGCCCCTGCTCCTCGGCCGTGTCGGTATCCTCGTCGGGCTGGCTGCCATCGTCCGACGGTTCCCTGTCCTCGCCCGGCTTTGGCGTCGAAAGGTCGAGGAAGACGATCTGCGTGCCCTGCCGATCCGTCACGCGCGGGTCGTGGTAGATCCGCGCCACCTCGCGCACGCACCGGTTCACCTTGCCGTTGGGGTCATCCGTCGCGTCCTTGTCCACGAGACGCACGTCGAGCGATGCCTTGCGCGCATCCGAGGACAGCTTCAGCATGTTGTCCTCGGACGGGTCCGGGCGACTGCTACCCAGCCCACGAATGGCTTCCGCGCGTTTTCGGATCGACTCCATGTAGGATGAAAGAGACTCATTGGACGCCGCCGCGTGCGCCTGATCGCGCCGCTCCGGCAGCGGTAGGTAGGGGAGATCCTTCACCAGCTTCACATCTGCGAACTTGCGATACAACTTCTGCAGTTCTGGTATGTTGACGAACTTAGCGAAGCGCAGGCGCGGCCGGTAGCCTCCTTCGGGCGACGCTTCCTGGTTGTTCACCACCTCGCCGAAGTTCGCCGCCCACGAGTCGAACCGGTCCACTCCCTTCTCCCTCAACCCTTGCAGGTCGAGATACCGGTTCATCGTGTACATCTCGGCCATCGTGTTGCTGATCGGCGTGCCGGTCGCGAAGTAGAGACCCTTCCCCCCGTACTTCTTCAGCATCCACTGCGTCTTCGCGAACAGATCCAGCGCCCGCCCCGACTCCGTTCCCCCCAGCCCCGCGATCCGGCTCATCTTCGTGGGGAAGTAGAGGTTCTTGAAGAGGTGACAGTTAGAGACCAGAACCCCGGCTGCTAGATAGTTGTGGTGCTTGTAGACTTCGAGGTTATATGTCCACGGACCCGATCCACCACGAGTTGCACATTCCGCAGCACTTCCTCGTTCGAGAACCTCAACACGGACCACCCGAGAGCGTTCAAGACCGCCGTCTTTCTGGCATCCAGGAAGCGCCACCGCTTCAGCCGGTGCGTCTTGCCGTCCACCTCGATGGTCGTCTTGCTCTTCGGTTCCGCGATGTCTACCTTGTAGCAGGGCGGGAGCGACGGAAACTGATCCTTCAGGGCCGAAGTCAAGATGGCATATTCCATCGGCAGATCGAGAGCATCGGCCAGAAGTCTCTGCGGCTCGGTCAGCGTTCCATTGCCGCCGCGGGCAAGGAAGGTCCTGCCCTGCAAGGACCGCCGCATCTTCTCCCGCGTGACCGGGTTTGCCATCGGGTTGCGTGTCTTCATCCTGGCCGACGCTTCCGGGTTCGCCTTGCCCCGACATGCCATCTGGCGCGCCTCGGCAATCCACGAATTGAACGCTTCCGCACGACCCGGCCGAGAGTTCCGCCACGATGCCGCACACGGGTTGCTGCAGAAGCGCCGCTTCGCGTTGTTTGTCTCCCCCGATGAGCGGAACGTGAACTCCTTCCCGCACCACTCGCACGTCTTGACTACCAGGTGCTGCTGAGTCCACAGAACGCCCTTGCACTTCCGGGAGCAACACTTCTGCGCTGCTCCTTGCTTCCCCCGAGACGATGGCGTGAAGGGCTGCTGGCATACGACACAGACCGGCAACATGATCCTGATCCCCCCCACGAGAGATAACGACCGAACTACCCGAGCGTTCCCGGAAAGTTGCGATCTCTTCCAGGTGATGCTGCGATGTCAGGTCGCCAGCGCACACATAGCCCTCTTCTGCCGTCCAGACCTTGTGATTGGGTGTGCAGAGGAACTCTCCCCCCTCATGGACAACCTTCACCAGCGTACCCCGAAGAGGATTCTTCAGCCAGCGAGCGATGCGCTGCCACTCCAGCCCGCCCGTCTCCAGGTTCACCGAGGCCACTCGCACATCAAGTGCCTTCTCGACAACTTCACCGATGGGGAGCCATCCTCTCTCCGTCAGTACCGGTGTCTCGTAAGGGAAGCACTCGTCCACGATCACGCTGTCCACGCCGAGCTCGTCGAACCTCAAACTGGTATCCTGGCGGTCCTGGATCTTCTGCAGCCGCTTCTTGTGGTTCACCCGGACGCGCTCCAGCATCTTGAAGAGTTGCTTGGCCGTGCGGTCCTTCTTGTCCGGCTGCGCGTCGGGGTCTACTCCCATATCGCGCATCGTGTCCTTGATCTGCTCCACCGTCTCCCGGTACTGCGTCTCCGCCATCTCATCCGACATCGGGATCTGCCCGAAGGCGGAGTGGGTGATGACCACCGCATCCCAGTCGCCCGTAGCGATATGCGACGTCAGTTCCTTCCGCTTCCTCGGCGTCCAGTTGCGCGCCCAGACGGTGAGGATCTTCGCCCCCGGGTAAAATTGCCGGATCTCGGCATCGGTCTTCGAGAGGAGGTGGTTCGGCACCACGATCATCGGCTTTTTCTTCAGGCCGAGGCGTCGCAGCTCCATCGCCACCCCGGCGATGATCCGGGTCTTGCCCGAGCCGACGCAGTGATCGAACAGAACGTTGCCCCCGGCGATGGCCCGCCAGATCCCATCCTTGATGTGCTTTCGCAGGCCCGTGGCGATGTGCGCGGCCATGCCGGGCAGGGTGAGGTGCGAGCCATCGAACTCCCGGTCGCGACTGTCATTGAACAGGTCATTGTAGAGGCGGACGCAGTGCTCCGCGCGGTCCTGATCCGCCCAGATCCAGCGCTTGAACTCCTCCTTCATCTTGTCCTGGAGTTCCCGCGCCGCGAAGGTCTCCTGCTGATTGACGACATCCCGCTCTTTGCCGTGATCGTCTACCTCGTGATCCTTCACTGTCACGAACTGCTGCGCGAGGCAGGCAGCGAGGATCTGGTGCGCCGGCACGCGCTGGGTGCCCCAGGTGCGCGTGTTCTCCACACCCTGCCGCAGATAGGGGTTGTCAAGCTGGACGTTCCAATCCCCCGTGCCCCTGTTGTAGGAGATGACCGGCTTCTTGTCGCCATAGCCCGCTCGCAGCAGCCCGGAGAAGAACTCCTGGTAGTACTCCACCGGGATCCAGGTCGCTCCCAAGCGCGCGCTGATCTGTGTCGGGTCCAGATCCTCCGGCTGCACCGCCTTCAGCGCCTCGACGTTCGGCGCGAACGACCCATCCTCCCGCGCCGCCGCTTCCGCCTGCCGTAGCTTCGCCCGCACCGCGCCGCTGAGGTACTCGTCGACCGGCACCCACCCCAGGCTCACCGGATCGCTCACCTGCGACGGGTCGCGGTAGACCGCCCCCTCCGCCGCCAACTCGTCGCGGATCCCTTCCGGGTCGCGCTGCAGCAGCCGACTGATATGCTTCCAGTCGATCTTCCCCCGCTCGTTCAGGCAGATCCCGAGCGCATCCACCGGGCTGGACGCCGAGGCCGCGCGCGCCGCCGGCGTGATCGTCCGCTTCGCGAAGATGTCCGCCTTCGAGATGGCACCGCCGTCGCGCTCCACCCGCTCCAGGGAGAGGACGAGGCCGGAGTCCGGGTCGTCGCGGAACGCGCGCACGTTCGCCTTCTCGTGCAGGTTGCCGAACTGGCCCACGAAGGCATCATACCGCTCGTTTAGCGTCGCCCGGAGCCCCTGGAGTTCGGAATCGGGCACGTCCTCATACTGCGCCGAGATCAACGTCTGCGCCGCCTCCCGCAGCCCGACGAGGCCCGCCAATCGCTTGCTGTCTCCCCCTGCCTCCTCCAGCCGCCCCGGCACGCTCAGGCTCTCCCGCATGTTGCGGTAGACCTTCCCGTCCTGGATGGTGAAAGCCCCCACCTTCAGCGCCTCGGGCGCGCGGATCGCTTCCTCCTGCGCCTTCTGCGCCTGCTCATAGTCCGAGCCGTCGCTCATCACGTCTTGCGGCAGCCGAGAGATCGCTTCCTTCAGCGCCTGCCCCAGGTCGCGCCCGTCACTCTTCATCCCGGTCTCGGTGGCGGCCATCTGCCCGAACCCGGAGCCGACCCCCATCACCCCGAGCATCGACTCCGGGTGCGCGGCGAAGTACTCGTTGACCTGGATCTCTTCGCCGCCCTGCACCCTCAGCGGCGCCGTGGCGGTCCATTTCTCGATGAACCGCCCCTCGGGATCGCGCGGATGGAGCCGCTCGAACTCGGGGTCCTTCTTACGCAGGATCAGCACGTCCGTGGTAACGCGCGTGCCGGCGTTCTGGGCAAACGCATCGTTCGGGAGACGGATCGCCCCCACGAGATCCGCCTGCTCCGCCAGGTACTCGCGGAACCGCTCGTGCGTCTTGGCGTCCATCGTGTGGTGGGAGCTGATGAAGCAGACGAGGCCGCCGGGGCGCACCTTGTCGAGGCTCTTGGCGAAGAAGTAGTTGTGGATCTGCCGCGTGAGCCAACCGCGCCCGGTGCGCTGGTACTCCGCGTCGTGAACGGGGAAGTTGCCGAACGGCACGTTGGAGATCGCCAGGTCGAAGTAGTTCTCGGGGAGCGGCGTCTGCTCGAAGCCCTGGATCTGCACGTTCGCGTTCGGGTAGCACTGCTTCAGGATCTCGCCGGTCTGCGGTTCGAGTTCCACCGCCGTCCGGCGCGAGAGGCGCGTCAGATCATCCGGCTCGAACCCGAGGAAGTATCCCGTGCCCGCCGACGGCTCCAGGACGCGACCGCCCCGGAACCCCAAGTGCCGGACGGCATCCCATAGCGCACCCACGATCTTCGGGCTGGTGAAGTGCGCGTTGAGGGTGCTCTTCTGCGCCGCCTCATACTCCTCGTCGCTCAGGAGCGGCCGAATCTCCTGGTTCAGCTCCCAGTGCGCCTTGTCGGCGTCCGTCCAGCCTTCACGCACATAATCGGGGATGTCCTCGTAGGAGCGGACCTCCACGGCGCGCGAGCCTCTGGCATACCGGTCGTAGTGGTAGACCGTCTGGCCGCGCGCGTAGTCATTGAACTTGGGGTGGAATGCCTGCCCGAACGATCCCCAGCCGCTGAACTTGGAGAGCTCCCGCCGCTCCTCGGGAGTGGCGTCTCGCTGCTCCTCCTTCAGCGTCTTCAGGATCTCGAGCGCGCGCAGGTTCTGCGCGGCGCGCTGGCGCAGGCTCCCCTCGCCGATGACGTCGGCAGGCGTGAGCCGCAGGTCCTGCTCGTTGCCGATGTATCCGACCTCCCCGGACAGCCCCCGCCCCTCGAAAGCCGGGCGCGGTGCCTTGCCGGCCGCCGGCTCCCCCGCGGCCGCCACGGGGTCGCTTACCGCTGGGGATACAGGTACATCGGGTAGGCGATCTCCGCCGCCTCGTCCCTCGTCAACCCCTGGCTCACCAGTTCGTCCACCCGCTCGTGGGCGCGTTCCGCCGCCGACTTCGCCTTCTGATCCAGGATGCCCTGCGCCTTCCACTCCCGATACGTCTTCGGGCTTCCCTCCCGCCATGCGTCCAGGAAGATCCGCTCGTATGGGTCGCGCTGCTTCGCCATGTTCCTTCTCCCCTTCCTTCTTCTTCAGAGAACGCAGCGGCGGCAGGATCGTTCCCGCCGGCGTGGGCGGCGCCTCCAACAGCGAGGGGCCAGTCGGCACCCCCGCCCGAGCACGCTTCTTCGCCACGGGCGCCTCTTCGGCAGGAGGCTCTCCCACCGCGGCCGCCGGGCGCGCGATGAAGACCGGGTGCACCGGCGGCCGGTCACTGGCTTCCGGCATCTCGAACAGGCTCCCCTGGCCTGGGCGCTTCCAGCGGTATTCATAGCCCGTGCTCATCTCGCGATGGACCGGCACCTTCTCCTTGATCAGCCCGACTCGCGGCGCTCCCGGCACGCTGGGCGGCTTCTTCTCCTTCTTCGCCGCCGGCACCTCGAACATCCCGAGTTGCCCAGCCGCCTCCCGCTTGCGATAGGCCGCCGCGAGGGTGCCCTTCAGAATGCGCTCTACCAGCAGGCGCAATCCGAGCGCCTTTCCTATCAGGGAGGGGTTCTCAGCCATTGGGTCTCCTGGTACATGCGAAGGGCCACCGCGCCTGCGGTGGCCCAGAGTCTTGACTCTCGGAAAGCTACTTGTCCGGGGGAGGATCGGCCAAGACTGGGGCCTCCTCCGCATCTTCGCCTCTCCCCTTCCGGAGTAACTCCAAGAGTTCCACTGGTTCATAGGTTGCCGCGAAGACATCCGGCTTGCAAGGGTAGAACTCCCCCTTCACGCCTCGGATGATCCAGTCACCGGGATAAGCCCACATATTGCCTTCGCGCGTCTGGATACAGACGCCGATCCCTGCGGCATCCGGCAGGTCGCCGAACAGCGGTGTCGTGCCGATGAAGTCGGAGACCTCGTCCGTGTTGCTCCCGTTCCACTGGATCGCACTCACCACCACCGGCCGCTTGCGGTAGCGAGCACCGGGCTTCCGGTGCTCGGCGGACTTCTCCCCCGGCGTGTTTTTCTCTTCCGCGACGGCATAGACGCGCTCGCCGAAGCCCTGCATCTCCCTGCAGACGCGATGCTCCAGTTCTCGCAGCGGGTCCGGGGTCATGTTGTCCGCCGCGGGCTTGCACACCACGTCCTGACTCCGCTCCGCCACCTTCCAGTCACTCATCGCCCACTCACCCACCCGGAGGTTGAACTCATCCTCGCTAACCTCCTGGCCGTCAATCCGGTAGATGGTCCGGGCCGAACACTCCCGGTGGTTGTCGTCCGTCCCTGTCTGTATCGCCATCTTCCTTCCCATTTCCCGCCAGCCGCCTGATGTAGCCCATCACCTCCGCGTGCGTCTTTCCCTCCAGTTCCGCGCTCAGGAGGGGGAGCGCGCACAGGCCCCGCAGACGCTCTCCGATGGGATGGAACTCCACCGTAACCGTCCTGGACTCCCGCGCCACGAACGGCCCCACATAGAAAGTGAGGCTCTCCCGCGCCACGCACGGACCCGGCTTGCCGCTGCTCTCCATCAGACCACATGCTCCAATAACCGCAGCCCGCCCGCCGTCAACGCCAGCCGCGCGCAGCAGTCGGGGCACTCCAGTTCCCGCCCCGCCAGCCGCACCAACTCGGGCAGCAGCTCGCCCGCGAGACGACCCACGGCGGCCTGGTAGGAGGCCAATCCCGGCTCCGGCTGCAGCAGAAGAGGCCGCAACCGATCCAGGGTTTCAACGAGCGGTTGATTGTTGTTCATACGCCTTCCCCAGCCACTCCGGCGGCACGATCCCCCGCCCCAGGCACGCCTTGCGCAGCGGCTCCACCAGCCCCGGCGCCATCGGCACGCCCACCTCCCCCAGGTCCAACAGGCACGAGAGGAAGTCTTCGGTGAGGGGGATGGACTTGCGAACGCGGCCCCGAGGGGCATCGGAGACCGGCGAGATGTGGAACTGGTGCAGCACCCCGCCCAGGTTCAGGTTGACGTGATGGGAGCCATCAGCGAGCGCTTGGCAGCGGGCATCAAGCGCAGCCGCGGTCGGCTCCTGTAGAATGGCACGACTCACCTTCGCCGGGTTCTGCGCCTCCAGGAAGTGGTGAGTGGGATAAGTGGGCCCGGGCGCCCCGAAGTAGTCAGCGTGAGTCATGGAGCGCAGATGCTTCCCGCCCGCCTTCGCGGCGGCCCGATGGAGGTCATCCAACCGCGACACGTCTACCTCTGCCGACCGCTGGCCGGCATCGTAACGGTAGCGCCCCCCCGTATCATGGACCCATGCCTTCACCACCCGCTCCCCCCTTAGCGGAATCCCCACCTCCTGCCGGTCCTTCCCCGAGAACGTCACCATGCTCCCCGTCACCAGCGTGCCGATCAGCGGGTTCTCTCCCGCGTACTGCTGCCCCCGCCCCGGCTTCACGTAGGCGAGGGTGAGGTGGGGATAGTACTCGGGGTACGTATCGGTGTGGGGCAGCGCACCGGCCAGCTTCGCGTTCAGCCGCTCCAGGTCCGGGCCCGTCACGTCCAGCTTCACCACGTCGTAAGCGGCGCCCGCCTTCGCCGGGAAGAGAGACGTCTGCCCCAGGGTGAACTCCACCGGAGGCTCATCGGCCACCACCTTGCGCACCTCCTCGGGGTCGTTCGTGTGCAGCCCGAACTGCACCGTCACATGCGGGTCCTTCTCCCGCCCGTCGGCGGCCAGGTCCTCGTCGCGGATCTTCGCTGCCAGCGCGCGCACCTGCGCCGCGATCTCCTCGGGGAGGTTGATCTGCGTGGAGCTGAACTCCCGGTCGGGCTGGATGCCCATGAGGACGGCCTTGACGCCCTTGAGGACCCGGGGAAGGTCCACCTCCCCGTCCGGCTTCCCGTAGATCCTGCGGATGTGAGCGCGGACCTGCGCCAGGTGCTTCTCGCACGCCGGCACGAAGGCCATCCCCTCGGCCCACAGAACCGCCTTCACCGCCGGGGAATCGCAGTGCTTGCACTTGTGAGGGCGGTCCAGCGGGGTCCTCTTCAGGATGGCCTTCAGCATCCCCCGCACTGCCGGCCGCCCCTCTTCCTCCCGCACCCGCGCGTTGTCGCGCCGGTCCGCGATTCGGTCCTTGAACTGCTCCACGCTCATTGCCGTGAACGCCCGCTTCGGGTCCGCCGGGAGGAACCGCTGATCGTCATAGTGTGCGAGGTAGGCATCGCGCGCGGCCTCCCACGAATCCCACCCCAGCATCACCTTGTCCTCGTCGAACGTGCTCGTCTTCGGGTCCTGCTGGTGAATGACGTAGACGGTCTGGGCATTCTCGTTCGGGCCGAGGAAGCAGTCGAGGAGGTCCGAGTCAACGGTGAAGCCGCTCGTGCCGCGGATGCCGCCGTAATCCCAGAGCATCTTTGTGCGCCACGGCTTGCCGTCTTCCACGACGCCGCGGCGCACGCTCCCCTTGCGGTTCTCAATCGCGACGGTGAGTCCCTGCCACTGGCGCATCCCCTGCAGCTTGTAGCCCACCGCCTTCAGCACCGCCCGCACCGGCAACCCCCGCGTGGGCGTTGCCGCGAACTCCCGCAGCTTCTCTTCCGGCATCTCCTCGGCCAGCCGCTTCACTTCGGGAGAGGCGTCCTTCAGCTCCCCGCGCTTGTAGGCGATGGCCATCCCGAACAGATGCTGTTGCCTCTGCGACTCTGCCGGCATCGTTCCCTCACCCCCCGCTCAGTTCGGCCCGCGTCCGCAGCGCCTCTCGATAGTGCAGGTAGCGCCGCAGCGCGCCCGAGACCATCATGTGCAGGAACTGCTGCGTGCCGTCCACGGCGCACGCGCTGCACGAGAACCAGGGGATCCTCGGCGCCCGCACCTTCCTCGGCCGCCCGCCCTTGGCCTGGTAGCCCACGGCCCCCTCGTCGTGGACCGTCACCATCCACGGCTCGTCATGGCCGTGCAGGATGATCTCGCCTCGACGGCACCAGGGGCATATCATCGTGCCCTCCCCGCGAGGCGGCTCTTCAGCGTCAGCCCTTCCCGGACGCCGCCCCGTTCCTCTTCACGCGGGCATAGTGCTCCTTGCGCTCCGATACCAACGCGCCCGCCGTTGTGATGCCCTTCTCCGTGATCCGAATGGCAATGGCACCGATGCCCAGCGCCACCTCATCCCGATCCTTCAGATCCTGAAGCGCCCGGTAGCAGGCGGCCGCCTGGTAGCCCGCCCGCGTTGCCACCTGCTCCATGTTCGGCGTGCCGTTCCCCCGCCCGCGAAGCTGCGCGAGCGCGATCAACACGTTCTGCCGGCAATCCTTACTCGAATGCACCGCTCCTGCTGTCATCTTCAGCCTTCCGCCCTCGGACCGCCCTGCGCCCAGACGACCGCCTGCCGCATCAGATTCTGCGCGCTGACGAAGCGGGGATCCCTCGGGCCCAACTTCGTCGCCCATGCCTCGTGGATCTGCGCTTCCCGGAGCCAGAACTGCTGCCACCACTGGCGCAGCAGACCGGCAACCCGATCCCTCGTATTCAACTTCCCATCCCCTTTCCCAAAACAGACTCCAAGCAGTCGCTTCCTCAGCCAAGGGCCGGCTTCAGCACCCGCCACCAGCGCCGCAGCCAACCGACGAGCGTCCACCGCCCGCGCATCCGCTTCTGCCAGGATCGAACGTGCATCGCGCTCCTCATTCCTGCGCCCGGACGAGTTCCAGGAGTTCCTGAATCCGATCCAGCACCGCCGCCGGCGCGTCGTCGAACCCCACCGCGCGGATCCTGCCCTCGCAGCGAACGCAGTAGAGATCCACCTTGCCCATGCCGGGAACGAAACCGATCTGGTGCGGGTTCTCCACGTGCCCGGTTCGCAGCCAGCAGAGGAGCTGGCGGAAGTGCCACCAGCGCAGCCGCAACCAGCCCATCGAGCCGTGCCTCAATACCAGGTGCACATCATGGGGGTCCCTCACGGAGATTGCGGCGGGAAGCCCCTGCCTTCAGGCAGGGGAGGAAAGCCGCGTCCGCTTCCAAAGCGGACAGATTCCCACCGCATCCTCCCTTCCTTGACATTCCCTTGTGCTGACACTCGCGGTGAAGCTGGCTCCCGATATGGAGCAAGCGAAAGCTCTCCTGGAAACCCTGGAGGCGTTCAACGCTGCCTGCAACTACCTGGGAGAGATAGCCTTTCGCCTGAAGACCGCGAGCAAATACAAGCTTCAGCACGAAGCGTATCAGGACGTGCGCGAACGCTTCCACTTGTCGGCGCAGATGGCGATCCGCGCTATCTCCAAAACCTGCGAAGCCTACAAGCGCGACCGCAGCATCCAGCCGCACTTCCGCCCCCACGGCGCCATGTGCTACGACGAACGGATCATGGCCTGGAAAGCTGCCGACCGCGTGTCGCTGCTGACGCTCTCGGGGCGCGTCGTGGTGCCCTGCCGCTACGGTGCTTATCAGGCCGCCCGTATCGAGCGCCGCCAGGGGCAGGCCGATCTGGTCTACCGCGACGGCGTGTTCTACCTGTTCGTGACCGTGGATGTGCCCGAAGCGGAACCCTTCGACCCAGAGGGCTTCCTCGGGGTAGACCTTGGGATCGTCAACATCGCCACGGACAGCGACGGCGCTCAGCACTCCGGGGCGGTGGTGAATGGCCTGCGCCACCGGCACCGCCGCCTGCGCCAGAAACTGCAGAAGAAGGGTACGAAGTCGGCCCGCCGCCTGCTTCGCCACCGGCGCCGCAAGGAAGCCCGCTTTGCCCGCCACGTCAACCACTGCCTCAGCAAGGAGATCGTCGCCAACGCCAAAGACACAAAGCGGGCGCTCGCCCTGGAAGACCTCCAGGGCATCCGCGCCCGCTGCACGGTTCGCAAGGCTCAGCGGGCAACGTTCTCCTCGTGGTCGTTCTTCCAACTGCGCTCCTTCATCACCTATAAGGCGCAGCGCGAGGGCGTGCCCGTGGTTCTCGTGGACCCTCGCAACACCTCGCGCGAATGCCCCACCTGCGGGCACACTGATAAGCGCAACCGGCCTTCGCAGTCCGTCTTCTGCTGCACATCCTGCGGGTTCGCTGGCCCGGCGGATGTCATCGCGGCGGGCAACATCGCTCGCCGGGCCGCCGTAAACCGGCCATACGTCTCGGAGACAGCACTCGCTGCCTAGCCAGGGACAAAGCCCCCAGGCTTTAGCCGGGGGATTGTTTACCCACAGCCCAAGCCCATCGCGACGTTCTTCATCCTGCTCGTCCATCGCCACCTCCACCCCTGCTAACGCGCGAGGCGGCGAAGCGTTCCCGGAAATCTACGCCACATCCCCGGCGACGACCGCCGCGAGGTCCACCGCTGCTACCCCCGCGTTGCTGATCGTCACCCCGCTCACGTCGCCGGTGTGGATGTGGATGCTGTCCACCAGGTGCCCGACCGCTTCCCCGTTCAACTTCACCGTGACGGGGCCGGCCGCGTAGATCGCCACCAACTTGACGGTGGTGATCCCGTGCAGCGAGAGGGCCTCATCGCTCACCCCCGCCCCGATGGTGCCCTCGTACTCCCCCACGCGGTCGCAGGTGAAGGTCAGGCTCTCGGGCAGGAGACTGGCGAGCAGCGCCTTTACGCTGCTATCGCTCAGCACCTCTTCCAGGCGCGGCTTCAGGCGAATCGTCTTGTCTGTGGTAGCCATTCAGAACTCCATCGGGGCCTGCACCGCCCCGCCCACGCGCTCCTGCAGACTGCACCCGCAGCGGATCCCTTTGCACTCGAGCTGGCCGCTCTTCGGCGCGTAGCCGCGGGAGAGCACGTCGCGAATGAACGCCACCACCGGCATCCATCCCATCCGCTCGAAGCGCAGGCAGTCGCGGCAGCTCTCCCGCGCCGACGTCACCCAGCGGATCGCGCGCTCCTTGCGCTGATCGCCCATCACCCAGCCGTTCCAGCCGGCCTCGCGCCCCGCCGCGGCGTACATCGCCATCCGCTCGGGGTAGGGGATGACCCCGGCACCCGCCTCCACGTCCGCGCCGAACGCCCGCAGGTAGTCCAGCTCGTCGCGCACCAGCCGGTTCAGGATCGCCCGGTCCTGCGGGTTCAGCGCCACCCCGGGATCCCCCACCGCCTGCTTCCCCAACCGGTACAGCCGGTCGTAAGCATCGCGGATGTCCCTCTCGCAGCGCCGCTCCCACTCTTCGCGCGAGAGCCGCTTACCGGTGAAGTCGCCGATGTGATCCCGGAGTCTTGACTCGAACATCGCCACGCGGTAGGCACGCGCCTCGGCCGCCGCTTCCCGGCACTCTTCGCGCGAGAGCCGCTGGCGGAACTGTCCGGTGGGGGATCGTGGCGTCACGTGCGCCGGGTGCCTCCGGGCGAAGCGCCCGCCCCCGGTCCGCTGCTGGAACTGCGCCGGGTGTGCCGCCACCGCCTTGGAGAGGGAGACCGGCACACCGAGCGCGTCGGCCACCCCGACCACGGCGCCTTCGAGGGCTTCTCCGGGAGGGAGGTCTTCGTCTACGCGGATCAGAAGCTCACGCATCTCACGCTTCAGCGGCAGCCGCATAACGGTCGCTCAGGATCTTGTGCCAAGCAACGGCATCCTTCTTCTTCTTGAAGTAGTGGTGATCATCGCCGGTTGACCAGTTGTGGACGATAGGGTGCATTGGTCCTGTGTTCCAATCAGGGTGGTGAGGATCGGAGTATCCCGGCAACATCTGCGGATCGTGCCCTGCACTTTCCATCCTCTCGACATGCTCCTGTGCTGCCTGGTTCGGTTTCGGATGGTGGTGAACGTGATGCAAACCCCTCGCATTCTTGACGTGCCCAGTGTCGAAAAGCCTCGTCTGCCCAGCCGTGCCGACAGTGCCCACTCCTGGCGTCCTCGGTTCGCGGACTGCGTGCGGCTTTGGCGCGGGCGCGCTGAAGTCCAACTCCCCCTGCCCAGCCAGCGACCGCTTGTCAATCGCCTTCAGCACGCGCTGCACGAGCACCGACAGCGCCACACACTTCGCCAGCTTCTTCACCTTGCACCTCACAGCCACCGCAGCGCCGCCCCATTGATCAGCAGGTGGATCGTGTTGTCGGCGAGGATCATCAGCCACACCGACAGCCACGCCGGCCGGTCGTTCGGCGAGCCGGTAGACCAGCACTCCGCCCACGGCGCGTTCGCCCCGCGGGGCGCCAGGAAGTTCTTCGCCCAGCACACGTACCGCGCCAGGCGCCAGCGGTCGAGGAGGAAGTGACTCGCCACGATGACCGCCCACGCCGCAAGAGACGGCCGCAGGCAGAGGAACGGCAGCCCGTAGGCGAAGGCGTGCGCGAACGCCGGCAGGTGGCGCGCCGTCTTCCCCTGCGCCATCCAGTCGCTTTGCAGGAGGTAGTCTCCCACCAGGTGCGCGACGAACTGAGACGCCGAGAACATCCTACTCCTTCATCGCCGCCCGCAGGAGCCAGAACGCGAAGATCAGGACGCAGAGAACGAAGGTTTCCACGACCTATCCCTCCCCAACATTGTTCGGTATTCGCGCCCTGTCATACCTGATACCACGGCGGCGATCTGCGGCATCCTGCTAGTCACGACTGGTCAGGCGGCACCGACGGCGTTCGGTGTTTCGGCCGTCAGTCCCCCTTCTCAATCGTGATCACCGTGCGCCCCCCGCCCACGGCCTTGCGCACCGGCATCGGCCGCCCCTGCTGCGCCTGCTGCTGCTGTGCCTGCTGCTGGAGGTCGGCTTCGTTCGCCTGCTGCCCGAACTGCGCCATCTGCTGGCGGGCGTCCTCCTGCTGCGCGCCCTCCTGCTCCATCTGCTGCTGATAGTCGTTCTGGGCCATGCTGCCCATCATCTGCTGTGCCTCTTGCTGCTCCCCCTGATGGTCCTGCATCCAGAGCTGCAGCAGCGAGGGGTTCCCGCCGGGCGCGTCCGGGTAGGAACCGAGCTTCCCGCCCTTGCGCTCGTACTCCTCGGCGATTGCCTCCACCCGCTGCGACTGATCGGCGTAAGGCCGATCCTGGTGGCTCTTCTCGATCTTGCGCCACAGGTCGATGTCGAGCGGGTCATAGAAGCGCGGCTCGTCGCGGATCGCCGCGATCTGATTCATCGTGTAGCCCGCGCCCATCCGCTGGATGTCGAGCTGCACCTCGGCCAGATATTCCGGGTTGTAGCGCGCCTCCAGTCCCTGAATCGCGAGCTCGAAATGGTCGCTGATCTGCGAGACGATGGCCCGGTTGAACACCTCGCACAGCCAGAGCACCAGCGGGAGTTGGCAGCGGTACTTGCCGTTGTTGAGCACCGCTTCCGGGTTGTCGGGGTTCAGCGTCTGCTGCGGCCCGCCGAAGGAGGCGAACCCGAACGCCTCGGGCGGCACGCCCCACACCGCCGAGGCGAACGCCACGCAGAGGGTGATGAACGGCTCACTGATCATCCCCATGTGCGTGCGGTCCACGGCCGGGATGTACTGCACCCCATTGCCCGTGCCCGGCTTCGTCACCAGGGTGAGGAGTTTGAAGGCGTTGTCCGGCCCCATCAACTCCTGAAGGATCCGCACCTTCATGGCGCGGACCTCGTTTTCCGTGTAGTCACCGATCAGGTTCAGGAAGCCCGAAGGGATGTGGTTCTTCTGGTGCCATGCCTTGTTGATGGCGATGCCGTCGAGCACCCCGAGTAGGGCATCCACGCACTGCTCCACCTCCGGGTAGCCGTACCCATAGGCCAGGAACTCGGTGCGCGGGTTGCGGACCGCGAGATACCCCTCGTTCCAGGCGAACTCGCGCATCATCGTGTTCGCGCCCGGCATCCCGGGGTCGGTCATCACGTAACGCACCAGGGAGGGGCCGTCGTCGCGGATCTTCTTCAGGTCGTCGCGAAGCTGCGGCTGATACTGTTTCGGCTCGGAGAAGTAAGCCAGGCTCCCATCTTCCACCTTCCAATACATCACCGGATGCGTCCGGCGGTTGTCGCTGCTCCCCTCGGTGGAGAGAAACACCCGGTCCAGAACGAAGGTATCCTCTAGGATTCGCGAGACCGCCATCTGCAGCGTGTCCGCGCGCGTCTCGTAGTGACCATCCCAGACCGCGACCTCGCCGGTATCCTCATGCTCGGTGCGGATCCCGCCGTTGAAGAGGATGCCGGCGATATAGTCACGCAACTTCGCCCCGTTGGGCGTGAGCGGCCGGTTCCGCTCCTTCTGGCGGATCACCGCGCCCACCGCGCGCTCATTCTCGGGGCGCGCGAAGTGGCGGGCCACGTCCGGAATGATCGTGTTCAGGATCGCCCGCACCGCCAGGTTGTGCCGGGCGAAGTCCCTCTTCCACCGGTCCGGGATGTGCGGCGTCTGATCCACCAGGATCCCCTGCTGGACGTAGCCCATCCGGTTGGCGACTTCGCCCATCCGGTGGCGAGTGTACGCCGGGCGGACGTTACCGGAGGCCGCCTTGATCAACTCGCCGAACTCCGGCATCAACAGCGCCGTCGCCGTGCCCGGCGCCACCGGGGTATCGAGGATCGCTTCCGGCATCATGCCCCCTACTGATGCGCACCCCACGCGCCGCGAATCGTCACCACTGCCCCGGCACCCAGCGAGGAGACGCGGAACGCCATCGGGTACGTAGCGAACACCTTGAAATCGTGGATGCGACTGCTCGCGGCGTTGATGACGTACTCCTGATCCTCGTCCTCGAATTGCTCGCCCGAGGAGAGTTCATAGACCGGGATCAACGTCGCCGCTCCCGTCGTTTGGATGAACGTCTCCAGCACGTTCCCCTGGCCCGACGCGGTGAAGCGCGCGCGCACGAGGGGCGTGGTAGCCACCGGGGCCGCATCGGCCGCCGTCACGCGGTCGATGCCGAAAATCTCACTCACCAGTCTGCTGCCGGTCGCCATCGCCTACCTCACTCCCTTCGGCTGGCACAACTCCTCCCACGGCCCGCTACCCGCCACGCTCTTCACCAGCGTGCGGTCGATGCCGTCGAAGCGGTGGAACTTGCGCGAGATCGCGATCACGGCCGAGCTGATGCTGAGCACGCGCCGGGCAGCTCCCCGGCACTGCGGGCAGGCCACCGGCTCGTCGCGCTGCGCCAGCCGCCGCTGCAGGTCGAACCTCCCGCAGCCGCGCTCACACTCGTATTCATAGAAGGGCATCTGTCACTCCGCGTCTCTATAGGCCGCCCAGCCCGGGCATCAGCTCGCTGGCGCCAGCCAGCAGGTCGCCTAAGAGCACCCCGCTCGTCTCCTCCTGCGCCGGCTGCACCTCGTGCAGGCCGACCACGCCGGTGAAGGAAGCCCGGGCGAACGCCAGGTTGAGGCCGTCCATGTCATCGGGGCTGCGGCCGATCCGCTCCTTCGTCTTCTCCTTCGGCTCCACGACCCGCCGCCCCGCCCCATCCAACTTGTAGGTCGGCGCCATCGCCTGCCGGCGGATCAGGCTGAGGCTCTCCGGGTGCAGGCGCGTCAGGTCCAGTTCACCGCGCTCGGCGCGCTCCGCCACGTCGAACCAGAGTTCGGAGCGCCGGTTTGGATAGTCCTCCGAGGCCGCCGCCGTGCTGGCCCCGCTCACAGGCACGAACTTCCAGCCGTCCGCCTTGTCCACCACGCCGCCGCCCACGCCGTCATCGTCGATCTTGATCTCCACCCGCCTGGGGTCCTCACCCGGCACGGCGAACCGCTGCGCCAGCCACTTGAGTTCCCCGGCGGTCTGGGTGGTATCCCAGCCGTTGTGCGTCTCGTGGTGCAGCACGCACGGTCCGCGGCGCACGAAGATGGAGGTGAAGTCATCGCCGAAGCGGGCGACGTCGCAGCCGATTTCGAGGGGGTGCCCGTCACCGGAGAGCTGACGGAAGCAGCCATTCCAGACGCCCTCACTCCACACAGAGTAAGATCCAGACGTCGGCCAACGCCCCAGCACGCGCCCCTCGAACAGGGGCCCCGGGCGATACCACTTCCCCGCGTCGGGGGGGAACTCCACGTCGCTCGCCTTGTGGTCGCCCGCCGCAATCGGCGTGCACCACTTCCGAACGCGCTCCTCCACCCACTCCAGGTTGACCGCTCCGGGGAAGGGCGGAGGATGCCCGACGAGCTGCGCGGCGATGTTTGGATGATCGAGCGCCGAGACGGTGATGACGTGCCAGTCGCCGGAGAGTTCCTCTTCGTAAGCCCGCGACGAGGTGTCCGTGGGGTTCATGATCACGAGCCAGTAGGTCTGGCCCGACGCCATCATGCCCTCGGCGGCATCCCAGAATTGCCCGTCAATGCCGGTCGCCTCGTCGAAGATGATCAGGACCGACTTCTCGTGACGACCCTGGAAACTGTCGGCATCACGCGCGGTGTAGCCGGCCGCGAAGTGCTCCGGACTGACCTCCATCCGGTCCGCCTTCGGCAGCAGGCCCGGCCGCCCGCCGCGCTGCATCCGCACTTCTTTCCAGAGGAGGTCGTGAACCTGCGCCTGCGTCGGGGCGGTCGTCAGGCAGATCGAGGGGCGGAAGCAATCGAAGAACCAGTTGACCAGGCCGCCGCCGAGGTGCGTCTTGCCGATGGAGTGGCTCGCCTTGACGAGCACGCGCCGATGCTGCACCAGCGCGCGGGCGATCTCAAGCTGCTTCTCCCACCAGGTGACGTGGAGGACGTCATCTGCGTAGGCGTCAGGATACTGCCGGTAGAGTTCCAGCAGCCTCCATAGCCTCAAGCCGTGCAATTCGCTGCTTGAGTTCGTCTCCTGAGAGGTCTCCCAGGAAGTTGAGGGTAACGCCGATGTTGCCACTGTGCTCGACGCCCTCCCGGAACAGCTTGTGGTACTTACCCATCAGCTCGAACGCCCGTTGCGCGTCGTGGAACTCCACGATCAGCCGCCCCTGCCGGTCGTACCTGAAGCCCTTGATGAGGTGCAGCTTGCCCGCTTCCTGCGCCTTCCGCAGGTCGAGGATCGGCTTGCCGCTCTTGCCGATGCGGAAGAAGTCCTCGATGTTCAGCGCCGCTTGATCGGAAATGCCGGCCAAGACCTGCCCCTCCGGCATGGTCCGCTCGCGCCACTCCGCCTCCTGCTCGGCACGGATGGAGGCGTCGAACGCCTCGGCCCGCTCCCGCCAGCGCCACCTGATCACAGCGTCATCCCATGAGCCAGGAGTCCGCTTTTTCCCGCTTTCTCCCGCCTCGGCCCGCTCGCGGTTGTAGATCGCCAGCACCGCGCGCCGCTTCCCCGACAGCTTGAAGGCGTGGAAGCGGTTGTACCACAGCGAGGGCTCTCCCGGCTGTCTCTCCCAGATCGGTTCCATCAGATCCATTTCCAGTGCTCCAAATCGGGTGCGGGGCAGCGGCGGAAAGGGGAAGCTCCGCTGCCCCGCGAGTGGCCGCCGGCAGGCCGCGAACCGACGACCACAGGGGAAACCAGAGTCAAGATTCCTGGTCGGGTGGCACCGTGTTCCTCTCCCTCTCCCTCGAATCACGAGGGGCCGCGCTGCCCAGACGCGGCCCCTCGTTTGCCCCCGACCCTCTCGGCCCACGAACATCGTACAGAGCGAGGGCCGCGCTCCGAAGAACGCGGCCCTCTCACCTAATAGGACGGCGGGCCAGGACTATCCTGGCTTGCTCGGCGACATTCTATTCTGGTGGGGGGATACCGACGCTTCTTGCCTTACGGCTCATCGTGGGGCACACCGAGCACCCTACCCCTCCTGGGCGTGTCCCTCCACGCCGCCGCCGTCCTGTCCAGTTCTATGGGCCGGCCTCCCGCATGCCCTTGCAGCCGGCCCTTTCTCTCTTTGCGGCCCCCTGCCGGTCTTGATCGCCTGATTGGCTCCTGCCCCGGACCAACCGGCCTGCCGGGGCGAACTCCCGAGGTGGGTGGCTCCGCCTTGCTGTTGTGGGAATCCGATGGCCGCCGTCTTGCTTTGGACCATCCGCCGGCGTTGGTCGGCGGAGCTGGACGCGAACCAGCATCTGCGGCCCTGGTGGAACCCGAGGGAATCGAACCCCCGCCCTCGTCAGGGATCACCCGACGCGCTCTCCCACTGAGCTATGATTCCGCGACCCCGCTCTCGCTCAGGCGTAGCTAGCCCCAACACCCCTACTATACCATGCGCCCTAACGTTTGTCAACGCTACCGGTAGTGTTTCTGCGCGTTTTCAGTTGGCCAGCAGGCCGGAGCGCACCACCCCGATGAACGCTTCCAGCGCGTCGCAGGCGTGCGCGCGCTCCCGCTTCGGCAGGGCGAAGAACCCCTCCAGGCGGTCGGCCTCCTGCACCATCCGCGCCGCTGCCGCCGCTTCCCCCCGCACCTCGATGGTCGTGTACCGCTCCCCGCAGGTGAGACACTCCCGCCGACGGCGCACGTACCCCTCGGTGTGGCGGGTCTCCACCACGCGCGTCTCCCCACCACACTTCTCGCACAGATCAGGACACACCGCTTCTTTCACGTCGCCTCCTCACCCGCCGGGCGATCCACCCGAACAGGCTGCCGCCCCGCTGCCGCTTCGCCCACGCCGCCGCGTCGTCGGCCGCCGTAATGCCCTCCTCCAGGTCCTCGGGAGAGACCAGCGGGCTCCGCAGCACCATCGGCCGGCCATAGGGATCGGCGTGCTCCTCTTTCGGCTGGAATCGCGCCAGTGTCATGTGGTTATGGAACGCCTTCAGCACCTGGCGCGCCGAGGCAACCGGGCGCGGCTCCTCACCCCCCGCTGTGGATGCGATCGGATCGTCTGCCACGGCGCCCCCTCTCGGTCATTCTCGCAGCACACCTGGACTCGGCGCCAACGCGATGCCGCTGATCTTCCCCGGAGCGAAACAGCACGGGTGCGCCGATGGAACGAGCGGGTGTGGGAACACTATGCTGGGCGGTCCACCCTCCAGGAATAGCACCACCCCATCGCGGCGTACCAGGAAGTCGGCACTGAAGCCTTCCGGGAAGCTGCCAGCATCGCAGAGCGCGCGAGCATACCCCGCAACCCAGTCCACGAAGCACCGCCAGTCCACTTCACCGGGATCCATCGGCGCCTGCGGGTAGTAGTTTGAGATTCCCAACGGACCGTGCGGTCCGTAGAACGCCCGGAACTCAACCGGGTAGCGCCTTGGCCCGTGCCGCATCGGCACTACCCAGGGGCGCACACACAGTCGCGTCTCGAAATCCCCATGCGCGTTTTGCACGCCCACGGTGCAGGCGTCTACCCGCGTGTCGTCGCAGGTAACACTCTCGTGCCAGCGATACGCCCGGTGCTCTTCCTGCTCCAGTCCGATGCCGTCACAGGCCACTGATTTCTGCACGCCCCCGCAGCACGATTCCCAGCGCCACATGAGCGGTTCGCCGCTCTCAATGCGGCTCTCCACCCACCGAATCGCCTCCCGAAGTTCGGGGTGCGGCTCCCCGTCCATGCAGGCGCCGATCTGATCCACCGGGAAAGGGCTTGAGAACTCGGCGGGAATGTGTGGAACTTCAGCTTTGACACACAGCTCAAGCCACGGCCCCAGCGGCACTAGACGCTGGCACTCTCGGATGTACTCCAACTCGTTGTCATTCAACTCTTCACCCCTTCGACGGCTCCCCTGTCGTCGGCACCACCTGTTCCTCGCCGCAATCGGTAGCCGGTGCCAACGACTCCCGCGCTCGCTCGATGTCCGCTTCGTCGAACGGCACGAACTCCTCCTTGCACTCCTGCCCGAGCACGAGAGGCCCGTAGCCGAGGGAATACCCGCCCCACTGCTTCCTTATCTCCTCAACCTGATCTTCAGACACCTTGACACGGGGGATGAAGCCGAGGAGGCGATCCGGCCGCAACTCCTCCGGCCCCATGATCACGCTGAGGAGCCATTCCCCTGTCACCGGATCCTTGAGGGCCGCTCGGTGGTCGAACAGCCGCCGGGTGATGCCCACGTCTCTCAGGCAGTAGGAGACCACCGCTCCGATCTTCCCCTGCTGCCACAGCCGCGGCGCGTCCTCCCCCGAGCTGCTCTTGGCGATCCCCAGGTTCGCCTGCGCCAGCGCGTCGAGGGTATACCCGGCGCGCGTCAGGCCCCGCGCGTACTCCCCCGGCTGCCCCGATGCCAGGCGCACCTCACGCAGGAGGTCGTAGGTCGTCTGCACCCGGATCCCGTGCGCCGCGCACAGCCGGTCGTCGAACGAGAGCGAGTTGAAGCCGATCACGTGCTCGCGGGCATCCACGAGCGCCTGGAAGTCGGCCAGGTTGTCATCCAGGAAGACGGACGCCACCCCGTCGGCGTAGTCATAGACGCCGATGCAGGCGATCCCCATCCCCTCGAAGTCCTCCCAGCCGCCGCAGTACTCCACGCCCGACAGCGCCCGGCCGACGCGCGGCGGGATGCACCGCCGGATCTCCACGTCATACACAATGGCATTCATGCTCGTTCCCTTTCCCCGGGTTCTCGATCCGCTCGCGCAGCCGCCACTGGAGCGCCTCCCAGCACTCCGCGCACCACCAGGAGTGAGAAGTGCGCGCCGGCCGCCCGCACTCCTCACAGACCCCCTGCGGCGGCCACGGGTGTCTCATCGCCCCATCCGGCTGCGCGCCAGGCCCCGGTTCCGGCGCGACTCGCCCCACTCCCTGATGTAGCGCGCATGCGCCCGCTGCGCCACTTCCTCCTCTCCGGTCAGCGGCGCGGCCGCCGGCTTCTCCTCGCGCGCCTTTCCACCGGCCAGCGAGGCACCCAGCGCCCCCGCCAGAAACTCAAGGTAACGACACAACCGGTTCCTCACGCCTCCCCGCTGCCTTTGGTGTCCAGCGCCCTCACCGCCGCGGTATTCCTCCGGCCGGTCATCCCCTCGGCGGATCTCGAAATGATCCACAGGGGAAGGAGGATCGTTCTTCGCTTGCTCCACCAACTCCCGCAACTCCTCCGGCATGATTGCCTTTGCCACGTCATCCGGGATCGGCACGGCTATCACTTTTTCGAGTGGACAGTTCATCCCACGCTCCTCACGACACGCGAACGTCCTCGCGGTGCTGGGCCAGCGTCAGCCCCACCGAACGGATGACCCCTTTGTATTCCACGAGGTAGAGTTCGGTTTCCACCCACTGTGCCCGCACCGCATCGCTGCTCATCAGCAGCATCGGCATCGTCTCCACCAGCGTCACGGTCTGATACAAGGTCCGCGCCCGCTCGGCCAGCAGGTCATACTCCCCCAACATGAGATGGTGCGCGCATGGCAGCCCCTTCATCTGCTGGCACCCAAGCAGGCGCAAGCAGTACTGCGGCAGGAGTATCACCTGCCGGGCGGCGCTCTCCCTCCACGCCGTTACCATCGTCTGTGGAACCGCCACCGCCGCCTCCAGGATGCTCTTCGCCTCCTGCTCGTCCACCGCCCCGACGCAGGGGGTGCGCCGCAGCGCCCCCTCCAGCGGCACCACCCCGACATAGGCACGCCGCAGCGGCGGGAAAAGGAGCGCCTGCGCGCCCGAGCAGTCCATCAGGTGGCCTCCACCACATTCCTGGTCGCCAGCATATTGGCCTCGGCATACTGCGCGCACGCCTCCACCAGCATCTCGCGGGTCCAGTTCAGGCGGTTGGCAACGACTTCCGCCACATCAATCGGTAGCATCCGCCTTAGCTCCTCTCTCGCTCATCCATGTCATGTCTCCATCCACAATGCGAGCTGCCCCGCGGTCCGCTCCTCGAAAGCCCGGTGGCTCGCTTTCCGGGCGTCCTCCGCGGCGAAGATCCCCTCCACGTTGCGGGCACCGGTCTCCCGTACCATGCGCTGCCACCAGGCAATCCGCGCGGCGGCCAGCGCACAGTACTCCTCGGATTGCTCCACCAGTACCACTTGCTCCCAGCCAGCCAGAAGTGCGCCGATGGCTTCGCTGCCGGTCCCTCCGAATGGGATCAGGAGTCGGCGCGGCGCGTAGGCGGCAGGCGGGAGAAGGAGGGTCGAAAGCCAGATACACAATGAGATGGGTTTCACCGCCTTCACGTGGGGTGGGGATTGCGAGTCCCCACCCCACCTTGACCCTCCTCTACCGGCTCGAAGTACTCCCGAAGGTGTTCGGGTATATCAGTAGTGTCGAATACCATAATCGCCCTTCGTGCCGTCCGCGTCGCTGGTAGTGCAGTTTGACGGTGACTACTGGCATCTCGTAACTCCCTGAGAACGTATGCACGCTGTTCTGGCGTCAGGTCTGCACGCAGCTTCACCCGCTTCGCCCGCCCATCCAGCCCGGCGTCCCTCTCTCTCCTGCCGGCCTTCGCCTGGTATCTGACCGGCGCTGCCGCCGCAATGCGTTCGGCGACTTCGTGCTCCCACCCGAACTGCGGGAAGAAGCGGGAGACAGGGCCGGAATCGCCTGCGCGGTCGGTAGCGCCTACACCTTCCTTTCGCACGCCGAAGATGCCTTCGCGTTCCGGGCTCCCCTGATTGTTACCGCCATTCCGCCGCTCCCCCGCCTGCGCGTCAAGTTGCCGGACAGGGCACGTCTCCTCGCACTCCCAGGCGGCCACTTCCTCGCTGCCGTCGGCGTCTCCGTAAGCAGGCGTATTCTCGCCGCCGTGCCAGCCAGCGTTGTAGATGCCGTTCCCCCCCGGCGCCGAGAGTTGCACCTTACCATCGCCCGCGCCGCGCTTATCACCCGGAACCCGCCGCGTGCCCACCCGCCGGCACCCGCCCACGAGCCCCCCGTCGCAGGCGTCGCAGCCCGCGCCGCCGCAATTCGGGCACTCGCGCGGCGCGTTGTGGCACAGCACCAGGTTTGGCGGCCACCTTCCGTTGGGCATAGCAGGACCGCTGCGCTCCTTCGGTTTGCCGGTGCGGAACATGGTAGCATTCGGCCTATCATAGCCCTCCGCGCAGGCGCTGCGAGGCAAGTCCTCTAGTTCGCCCGATTGATCAACCACCTCTGGGCCGCAAGCTACCCTCCCTCCGTCAATCCACAGGCTCCCAGCCCCGGTGCGCGTGATGCACTCCACCGGGCGGCCCTCGTAGGTCTTCGCGAAGCACAGGATTGGCTCGGCGGCGTCCTTGAGGACCTGGCCTCCGTATCGGTGCCCGGACCACGTGCGCGCCAGGTCGGTGGCGGGGATTGACTGCTTCCCACTCCACCCCGGTCCAAGTGACTGGCTCTCGGCATGAATACCGCTCACGCGGCCCCGCGTGAGCGAGGCAAACCCACAAGGTTCCCGCTCCGCTCCCACCGCCGCGTCCACCTGAGTATCAATCCTGGTTGCTTTTGGGAACGAACTCCCCGTGGCCCACACGAACACCGACGGGTAAAGCCGGAACCCGGCGTCCTCAACGGCCACGGCCTGCCGGTGCCACCCGCGCGAGCTACAGAAGGCAAACCCGAACGCGCCGGGGTGCAGGTGCAGCAGGAAGGCAGCCCAGGTGTCAGGTCGGAAGGCGACGCCGGTAGCATCCCATTTAGATTGCATGAAGGCCAGCTCATAGGGTGGATCTGCCAAGAGCGCGTGGGCAGGTGCTCCCTCAAACACCTCTGCCCACTCGCGCACGTCGGCGCAGTAGATCGTCACGCCTTCCGCCTGCCAGTAGGGTGTCATCCCTCTTCCACCGCCTCAATCACGAACACCGTCTCCGGCCGCTCCCGCCAGCGCGCCCCGGTCTCCTGCTCCACCCCTCCCAGCCGCACCCAGCGCGGCGAGTCATCGGGCGTCACTCGCCCCACAAAGAGCGCGTCTCTTGCCCACTTTGTGCCCTCCCAAGCGGCATCGTCGTCCATCCGCCGGCCGCGACGCACGATGAGCGAGACGCGCACCTGACCGGCGATCGCCGGGCACCCGGCCTGCGTCCACCCGGACAACGCCGCCTCCTTGCTTGCCCGGATCAACTGGCCCTTCCTCCAGGGCGGCATCTTGAAGGTGCGGTTGGCACACAGCAGGTGCGGGTCGAATGGCACCGTGATCCGCACCGGCCCCTCGCTCCCAGTGGTGCCCGCGGTGGTGGCGGCCGTCGAAATAGTGATCTCTGTCTTCTCAGTCCGACGCGACTTCGCCACCCAGCACCTCCCGAATATCGCGGCCGTCCACGGCATCCCCGATGGCATCCCAACCGGGGATGCGGCTTCGCGCGAACAACTCCACCCGGCGCCGCTCCCCGTAGAGCGCCTCGATACGATAGCGCACCTCGGCAGGCTTGACGGAGTGCGCTCCCCGAGGCGTCATCACCACCTGCCGCACCCCCTTCGATGTCCTTGGCAGCCCCTTGCCCCGCGTGCCTACCAAACACACCTCCATCCCCGAGCGGGTGTAGTACCCCAGGCCCGCGAACAGATCCTGAGCGCACCAGAAGAGACCCCCGCAGCGAGGCCGCAGCTTGACCCAGCAAAATCCCACCGTCTTATAGCGAAATCCCCAGGCCGACATCACACTCAACGCCTCCTCCAGGCAAGGAGAGGTCGCCCAGAGGAAGAGCACCGAATCTCGCGCGGCAATCGAACCCACCGGCAAGGCGCGGATCTCGTCGAGGGGCATCGTTCGGTAGTGATTCTCGGCACTGCGGGAGAGTCCCTTCCGGGAACGCACCCTGAACTTCCACGGCGGGTCCGCCAGGATCACTTCGTAGCCGTCCATTGCCTCTCCCATTACTGGATCGCCATCGGCATCAGCACGCTGATGTAGGAGCGCCCCTCCGCTGGCGGCTCATCCCAAAGCGGGCGCAGCATGCCGGGATTGAGGGGTCTGCTCACTTCCAGCGCCACCTGATCCGTCTCCATCGCCGCCAGGGCATCCACCACGTAGGCGCCATTGAACGCCATCTCCACCTGGCCGCCCGTCAGCGTCGCCTCCACCTCCCCGGCCGCCCGGCCCACCTCGCCGGCCTCCGTGGCGAGCGAGAGAAGCCCTTCTCCCGCCGCCTCCATGCGGAAGATCACCTTGTGAGTGCCTTGGCGCGGCAGGATCCGCAGCACCCGCTTCAGCGCCTCGAGCAACTCTTGACGGTTCGCCACGATCTGCTTCTCCCACTCTCGTGGGATGACGCGCTCGAAGTTCAGGAACTGCCCCTCAATGAGCCGCGTGGTGAGTTCTAACCCATCGAGGACGAAGCGCGCGTTCCCCTTCCCGAACTGAACCTCCACCGACCGCTCTCCCTCGTCGGCGAGGCCCCGGCGCAACTCCTCCAGCGCGTGGTTCGGCACGATGACGCTCTCCTGCCCATCGGCCGGCACCAGCCCCGGGATCGGCAGCGTCGAGACCGCCAGGCGGTACGTATCGGTCGCCTCCATCTTCACCGCCCCGGGCAGGATCGTCACGTTCGCCCCGCACATCAGCGCGCGCGTCTCGTTATGGCCCGCAGCGTAACTCACCTCCCCGATCAGCCGCCGCAGGAGCGCCTGCTCCATCGTCAGCGACATCCCGCCATCCACTTTCGGCGGCACGGGGTAATCCTGCGCCGGCAGGCCCCGGATCGTGTATTCCGAGCGCAGGCAGGTGAGGAGAAGCACGTTATTCTCGTCCACCGCCAGCGACACCTCGCCGTCCGGGAGGCTCCCGACGATCTCCGTCAATAGCTTCCCCGGGAACGTCGCCGCGCCCGGCTCCACCACCGATGCCGCCATATCAGCCTTCATCCAGAGTTCGAAGTCGGATCCGTTCACCTCCAGCCGGTCTGCCTCCGCCCGCACCAACACGTGCGAGAGGATCGGCAACGTGGAGCGCCCATTGACCGCCCGGCTGGCCGTTGCCAGCACCTCGTGCAGCGCCTTCCGAGAACAGAACAGTTTCACCACGCACCCCTTTCCTGATCCGGCTAACGCGCGAGCGCCGGATTCGTTCCCGAAAACTGAGCGCCCGTCCGCCCTTCAGGCTCCTTCCCGGAGTCAAGACTCCGGCTGCGGCAGAGGCACACCCGGCCGCCGCTCTCGTCGCAGACCATGCCGGTTCCGGCGCAGAACGCGCACGAAGTCGGGTGATACACGCGGTCGCCCTCGGCGGGCACCGCCTCGACGGGCCGCACCACACCGCGCGTCTCCCCCGGGTGATACAGCACATCGCTCACGTACTCCCGCGGCTCGAACTTCTTGATAGGCATCTTCACCACTCCTTCCGAAGGTCCGGCCCCGAGAAGGCGATCCAACTCTCCTGCCGGGCCGTCATCCCGTAGACGCGACTGTAGAGGTCGCGCCCATACCGCACTTCGTACTCGTCTCCGCTCAGGTTGGTCGTGATCAGCACCGGCCGGTCGTCGGTGCGCGTATCCAGCACATCGAACAGGTTCTGGCGCAGGAACTCCCCTACCGGCGTCACCCTGCTGCCGGTGAAATCACCAGCCATGCCCATGTTGTCGACTGCCAGGCAGTCGATCTCGCAGAGGTGATCGATGAACTCCGACAGTCCATCCTCTCCCGAGAGGCGTATCCTTCGGAAGAGCTCTCGGATCAGCCTAGTCTCCGGCCAGAACTCCGCCTGAATTCCGTCCCGGCACAACGAGACGGTGAACGCCTGCACCAGTGCGGACTTGCCGATGCCGTTCGCCCCGGGATTGCCCGGCTCCACCCCTCGCTGTCCCTGGAGCACCAGCCACCAGTCGCGCCGACCGGAGAGGAACTCAGCCAGAAGGCCGGACACCATCTTCGCCGCTTCTACCTGGTGAGGCCGCGGCGTGAACTCCTCCATGCCCCGTCCGCGCTCCCGATTGGCCACCCCGCAACGCTCAAGCAGGCTCTCCACATGCTGCCGCTTCTCCCGCTCGCGTTCGCGTTTCCGATCCTCCTTCCGGCACCGCTCCGCTTCTGCCCTCTCCCGCGCCAGTCGCGCTCTCGCCCCCGGTGGAATCGCCTCCCGCCGCTCCTGTAGGCGCGACAGCAACACCTGTAGCCCATCTTGCCCGGCGTCGCTCAGCCTGGGCATCGATCTCCCGTTGCCGTGGCCCTGCAACCGGCGCATCTTCTCGACCTGCTGCCCCAACCGCTCGATTCCATCCCGGTCGGTAGCCATTGCCATTCCCTCTTTCCTGCTGCAATACGATGCTGTTCCAGTGCTTCCGCATGGCCGCCCCGCTCTGGATGACCCCACTCCAGAACTCGTGACCCATCGCGAAGCGCACGGTGCGCCGCACCTCGTCCGGCGTCCGCTTGTCGATCCGCTGCAGCTTGTGCAACTCGTCGGCCCAGCGCCGCAAGCGCACCTCACTCGGTCGGGTGAAGCTGGGAGAGCGCGCCGCCATCGCCTCCACCATCTCCCCGGCCAGCGCGAAGCACCACTCCGGCGGCTCCGGCACGCTCGCGGCCTTGCCCTCGGGGTCCTTGCCTTCCTCGCTTTCCGCTCCCGAACCGGTGTCATCAGTGATACCGGTTGATCCTGCACACGATTCAGTACCTGGATCTACTTCCATTGGATCTACTTTGGGTGTCACTGGTGCGACCGGTTGCTCGTCACTGGTGACACCGGTTTCACTGGTGCTACCGGTTCCAACACGTATCACTGGTGCGACCGGTATCACTGGTGACACCGGTTCACCGCGCCGGAGCGCGTTCACCGAGTAGACCGGGACGTATCCGTGCTTGATCTCCTTCCAGCCTACAAGATCCAGCCAGCCGGATTCCCGCAGACGGTGCAGAGATCGCTGGATCGTGCTGTCGCTGACATTCATGCAGGAGGCGAGAGTGCGGATGCTCGGCCAACACTCGCCTTCCGCGTTAGCGTGCGCCAGGAGCACCGAGGCCACCGTCCAATCAACTGGACTCAGCCCTAGCTTGCCGAGCTGCTTCACCAGCCGCGCGGGCACGATGACCACCGCCTCATTGCTCTGTTTGCCGTTCGGATCCATCCTGGCTAATGCTCCCCGAACGTGGGTCTATCTGCTGACCAGATGTGCCCCGAGCCACCATCCCGCTGCTGCACCCGCGATGATTACCATCAGACGCGCGCACAGCTCGGGAATCATCCCCGCGATCCACCCCCCTGCCAGCGACAGGGAGGCCGCGAACAGCACCTCGCTCCCGCTCCACCGACTCCGGCGCCAGCGTCTCATTGCGTCCGGCACCAACTGCACCTCATTGTGACGGGCGTCACCCACCACCTCACGCCTCTGCATCGCGGCCTCCCTCTCTCCAACTTAGAGTCAAGACTCTGAGAAGAGCGCCCTGATCGCGATCCGCTTCGCCACCTCCGGGCGCGCCTCTCCGTTGCGAAGCGCGCTGACATCTCTCAGCGCGGCGCGGTAGCGATCCCGCTCCCGCGTCACCTGGGCGCGGCCCAGCCTCTCGGCCCGCGCCACGTCCACGGCTTGCTCCAGACCCGCCTGGAGCACATCGGCTATGATGCGCTCCGGTGTCGGATCCATCATGTCGGTCTCCCTTCGCGGGGTTCTGTGATTGCTAACGCGCGAGCGCCTGATTCGTTCCCGGATCGTACACTCGCAGCCGGAGGTCTCGCCGCAGCGTCTTCAGCGCTCGGCTGCAGCGTGATCGCACTGTGAGCCGACTTACATTGAGTGCGCTCGCCACGCTCGCCACGGGCGCGTCCTCGACGAGCCGCATCCAGACCGTCTCTCGATACGGTTCACGGAGCGATGCCACGGCATCCCGCAGCCGCCGCGACGCCTCGCGATTCTCATAGGCGTGCTCGGGTTCGTCGGCGGCCGGCGCTGGCATCCACTCGCCGGACAGTTCGTGCAGCGAGACGAACGCCGGCCCAACGGCGCGATTCCGCCACCGGGAGATGCAACGGTTCCGCAGAATTGTGCACAGGTAGGCACGGAAGTTGCGGCGGGCCGCCTGTTCGTCGGTGTCGCCTTCCTGACGGATGGCGAGGGGATCGAACTGCTGGGAACATGCGGAGACCATGGCCAGCGCCACGGCATCCGCACACAGGTCGAGCGCGTCCTCCTCATTGCACACCAGCTTGCGCGCCAGCCCGAGGACCTCCTCGCTGCACGCCGCGTACCAGCGTTCCAGCCGCAGGTTGCGCTCGGATTCGGAGACGCCTGCCCAGTATCCGGCGGCGCCATCCGATGGTTGACATCTGCCGCTACCCAATATATAATCGGGTGCAGGCGAGGATGCCGGAGAGGGTGAGTGCTTTTCCATCCTCGTCTCCCGCGGACCCCCGAGCTGGTTCCTCGGGGGTCCGCACGCTCATCTCACGAGAAGGCGCCCTGTGCCTCCTCCTGCTCCTGCGTCAGCGCATACTCGCACGCCTCGCACAGAATCGGGGTGCGGTTGGTGGCCCGGCACTGCGCCACGTATTCGTCGGCGATCGGCACGCGCCCGCACCGCTCGCAGTAGAACACATCGGCGGTGACATCGTGCGTACGCTGTGCGTCGGCGCTCGCATGGGCAAGGGGCGCCGCCGCCTTCGTCTCCTCCCGCCGCTCCCGCTGGCCCTGGCGGGCCGGGTGAGGCGCATCCTCGGTCGGGGGGACGTCCGCATCCTTCGCGGCGCTCTTTTGGCAGGTCGGACAGAGGTAGCGCCCGAACTGCTTCTCGCTGAAGTTGGCCTGCCCCTGGGTCAGCTTCATGCCACAGCCGGGCGTGGAGCAGACGAGGGGTTGGCTCGCGTGCCCTGCGGCAGGCCTGCTCCCAGCATCGTCGCCCATCTCCTCGGCGGGAGTCGGCCGGTAGCCCGCCAGGACGACGACCCAGGCGAGAACGTTGCGCAGCGCCTTCGAGCACGCGCGAGTCTGCGCCATAGAGCGCAACTGCACGAGCGGCCGTGTGTTCCAGGTCCGCTCATCGCTCAGGCACATCGAGTCGGCGGCCGAGACCTCGACACCGGTGGCCGCGTGGATCGCCACGGCCCGCGCCTCGAAGCCGCGCACACCGTCGAACTCCACCGGCGCCGTGTGTACCACTTTGGCGGTGATGCCGTAGAAGCGGCCAACGGTCTGCCAGTCCTCGAACTCCAGGTAGGTCTCGTTGTTGAAGCGCACCGGCTTCGGCTTGGAGTCAATGACGCTCTTCAGGGCCTGGGCGGCCCGCCGCGCGTCATCCAACACCTGGACCGGATCCCGTGCCAGGGACAGGTCTACCGAGGCCAACTGATAGCCCCGACCCGGATCCTCGCCTTCGTAAGCGTCCATCTCGTCTTCCCCTTTCCCTATCACTCACTCGGCCGCCAGTTCCAGCGCCTCCAGACTCTCGAGCAGCGCCCGCGCGGCCGCCGCCCGGGAGCCGCGCTTACCGTGCGCCTCATCCATGATCGCCGTGTTGATCAGGGGGCGCAGACGGTCGCGGTAGTACTGCGCCATCCCATCCACCGCGTCGGCGGAGTCCTGCGCCCGGCAGAACTGCTCCTTCATCCGAACAAACATCGGCCCCTCCCATCAGGGCGCACCGTAGCAGACGTCTCGCTCCTGTCCACCAACGAGGTAGCGCACCCAGAGACGGTTTGCCTCGTCGCGCCAGCTCTCCACCACCTTCCGGCCGCGCGGCGCCCGCGGAATCGCCCGCGCCACGATCTCGGTGTGCTCCGCACAGAGCACCTGCCCCAGGCGACCACGAGGCACCGCCGGCTTGCCGCATATCTCGCATCGCCGCTCTTCTCGTGCTACCATGCTCCCTCTGTCCGTCTCCTCACCTGCCGGTCGGGTGCTACTTGCTCCAAGAGCAAGCGCGTGGTATCATTATACCGGGAGTGAGGGGATATGTCAACATTAAATGTTACGTCTCACACTAACAGACGCTGCGCGTTCCAGAACCGTCCGAAGGGTGTTACAATAGGGGCGGTAGAGAGTACCATGCCGCACTCCAGCAAATTGGCATCGCTCATTGCCCTGCGGAAGCAGATCGGAATCAGCGCGAACGACGTAGCCGAAGGCATGGCCTATAATGACAGCTACGTTCGCCGCATCGAGGCCGACTCCGAGCCGGAGCCACTGGGGTTCGCGCATCGCTACGAACTGGGTCTGCTCCGCGCCCTGATCAAGAAACAGATGCCGGCCGAAGAGCACTTTGGCACCAGCAACTTCCGCGCGCTCCTCGACGAGTTGTCGAACCCCAAGAGCGACGAAGCGCCTCCCTCCTGCGACCCCTGAAAACTCTGGGAACGCTTTTGCCCCTCTCGCGTTAGCAGGTTTAGAGGGGCGAAAGACGGCCATGAAGAGGGAGAATGCTTGTGGCGTCCAATACACAGATAGTGTTCCAGGCAACGCACCTGGCTCTGGGCTAGATGTCGCCGCGATCTCCGTCACTCCCCGTCTATCCCTTCTCCAGTAGCTGTCAGGGTGAGCAACCGCATCCAGGTCCAGCGGTCCTCACCTTGCTCAGCAGTATACATCCATGTGCGACCATTTGGAACAGAATAGTAAACACCTGTTTGCTTTTACACGTTGAAAAGAGAACAGGTGTGTGCTATAATACCGGGCGTATTACTAACGGAAGGTCATCTGCCCATGGCTAGAGGAAGAAAACCGGTCGAGGATCTCACCGACAGAAACCGAGGCGTGCTGCACGCCATCGTGGAGCTGACGCGGAGGAAGGGATACCCCCCGAGCCTGATGGAGCTGGCACAACATGTCGGGCTGCACAGCGCCTATGCCGTCCAGCGCCACGTCGACCGTCTGGAGGGGATGGGATACATCAGCCGGGAGCCGGGTCAGGCCCGCACCATTCATGTGCTGCGCCTGCCAAAAAGGGGGGAGGCGTAGGTGGTGAGTAGCGAGCAACTGCTGACGCCGATGGAACTGGCCCGGCGCTGGCAGGTCAGCCGCTCCAAGGTCTACATGATGATCCAGCGGCGGCAGATCCCGTTCCTGCATATCGGCGGCAGCGTGCGGTTCCACCCGGAAGACATTATCGCCTACGAGCGCCGCCTGCGGGAGGAGCAGGAAGCGCGCCTGACCCTGACAACGATTTGACAACGATACGGATGGATATTGTTGTCAAATCTGGTAAGCGTTGGACACAACACAAAGGGGGTGAACATGAAGAAGTAAGATGCTGCGTGGGTTTTGGACGCACGAGGGACCGTTGGACGGGCCAGAATCGAGCGTGGTATCAAATGACTACTTCGGCACCAGGGGCGCCATCTCTGGCGCCCCTTCTACGTTTCCGGCCCCTGAAATCCTGTTTGACAACGATTCTGACAACGATTCACTCCAGCAGCAGCTTTCCGAGCCGCTCCACCGCCTCCCGCTGCAGCCCATCCACCGCGTGCGTATAGGTGTCCATCGTGATGCTGATGCTGCTGTGCCCCAACAGGTCACCCACGACGCGCGGGTGAACGCCGAGCGAGAGGAGCAGCGTCGCTGCGGAGTGGCGCAAGTTATGGAAGGGGATCTTCGGGCAGGTCGCCCTCTCCAGAAGCCGCGGAAGGATGACGTCGCTCACCCATGCGGGAGAGAGGTGCCTGCCGGTGCGCGTATGAAACACGAGTCCGGTCTCCTGCCATTCCTCGCCCGCATCATGCCGCGCTCCGGGCAGCCGCTCCGCGTGCTCCCGGAGCGCGGCCACCACCGGCGCCAGGAGCGAGATCGGCCGGCTCCCCTTCGCCGTCTTCGGCGGCATCTCCACCCAGCCGTGCTCGCCGCGAGAGAGGGTCCGGCGAATGTAGAGCCACCCCATGTCGAGGTCGAGGTCCTCCCAATGCAGCGCCAGGATCTCGCCGCGCCGCATTCCGGTGGTGATCGCCAGCAGCCAGAGCGCGTGCAGGTTATCGTCCGTGGCGGCCGCCAGGAGCCGCTTCGCCTCGTCCGGCCCCAAGGTACGCTTCGGGGTCTTCAGGGGGCGCGGCGGGTCTGCCAGGTCGCAGGGATTGCGGTCGATCAGCCCCCAGCGCACGGCATCGCGAAACGCGCGGTGGAGGACGGAGTGCAGCAGCGTTACCGAGGCCGGGGCCGCCCCCGCCTTCTGGCGCGCGAGGTAGAGCGAAGCCAGTGTCTGGCCACTCACCCGGTTCAGGCGCGTGTGCCCGAACGCCGGCAGGGCGAACGCAACGATCATGTGCTGATACCGCTCGTAGGTGGATGGCCGCACGGTCGGCTGGATCGTCTCCAACCAGTGCGTCAGGTACTGCTCCACGGTCTGCTGGCCGGTATGCAGGTCCTGGCCGCGCGCCACCGCTGCCCGCAGGTCATCCAGCTTCCGCTGCGCCTCTTTCCGTGTCGGCGCGTAGCGCCAGCGCCGCTTCCCATCGGGCAGCGTGAGCACCGCATACCACCGCCCGTCCGCACGCCGACCGATGCTTCCCTCTCCTTTGCCTCGTGCCATAGCCAGGGTATTCGGCAGCCGGGGAGGGGGAGTCCTGCTGACGTTTTGCGGCAGTGTCCTCTCACCGCGGCAGGCAGTCCACCGAGAAGACGATCCCCTGGCACAACAGCATCAGTCGCTCCGCGAGCGCCACCTTGCCCTCGGGCAGAAGGAGCCAGCGTCACTCCACCTGCACAAAGCCCTCTTTGAGCAAACCCTGTCGGGCCAGCCGCCGCGATCATCACTTGGGAAACTCCTTCCACTCCCGCCCATCAATGAGCAGCGGCACGCCCGGGCCAGGACCCGGCGCCTGCTTCCCGAAGAACGGCACCCCCGCCGCCCGGCACTGCTCCCGGATCTCGCGCGCCCACGCCACCTCGAACGGCCGCCGCTTCGGACCCGACTCCGCGCCGACGATGACCCAATCGAGCGATCTCAACGGTGTGAAGCCGTCAGACCATCCGGGGTAGGTGGGGCTCACCATGCGCGCCTGGACATCCAGCGGTGGGTAAGGCCGCCCCTTCCCCCATACTGCGCGGTTCAGGTCAACGGCTTCCAGCAACGGTTCCATGCTGACGAATTTCACCGCCGCGTTAACCCGGAGCAGGTCCGGGATCCGCTCGTCGGCGCCCTTCTGCGTGCCAGCAGTCGTACCCACCCACAGATGTGCCGGCAGCTCCTCTCTGACGAGGAGCCGCGCCAGCCGCGCCGGCCTCTTCGTGAGGATCTGCCAGTCTACATCCGTTCTCAGGGTCAAGACTCCCAGCGCCCGCCGGATGAACTCGTCCGGCACGTTCGGGTGGCACAGGTCCCCCATATCGCACACGAAGCACAGCGGCCGGCTGCCCGGCCCCCGGCGATACGCCTCCCCACCATCCTTCGGCTCCCAGCGGGAGAGCGCGATCAACTTCTCGACGGAGTAGGTGGTGTGTTCGCCCGCCGCATTGGAACGCAGTAGGATGGCGCGAGCGTAACAGTGCTCACACTCCGGCGAGCACTCGCAGTCGCCCGCGGCGGTGCCGCGCAGCACGAAGTTCGCGCAGCCGCCGCTGTAATCGGTCCAGCCGATGGACGAGCGTTTCGGGTTCGCAAGTCGGCTCATGATCCCGTTCCTTCCAGCCACTCCCGCGTCAGCTTCTCCGCCTCCAGGGTGACTCCGGCCTCCAGGGTGGTGAGCCAGGCGACGGCGTAGGTGACAGACAGTTCGGAATCGTCGTCCTCCCAGTCCTCGGGCAGGTCCACGCCGTGATCCAGGTCGGACCGCGCCCCCGGCCGCGTGAACCGGCGATACTCTCGCTCCTGGATGTATTCGAGGCACAGCCTATCCCGATCAACCTCGAAGACGTAGCGGCCCGACCGCAGCGCCTCCAACACGAACTCCGTGATCCCGAACTCGGAGCACCAGTGAATCACGTGCTCGCGGAACGTCTCCGGGTCATCCTCCGTGCTACCAACTCCGGTGAAGTCGAGGCCATCCACATACCGCAGATGACGGCAGACGCAATCCTCCTGGTTCAGAAACACCCCCGGTGTGCAGATGTTGCAATAGGCGAACCCCCCATCCGACTCCGCGGAGACCAGAAACGGGTTGCGCGTGTCCTCAATGGGATACGCCTGCTCCATCCACAAGCGCCGGTGCCTCTTCAGATCGAGGGGCTTCCGCAGCAGGCGATGCCCCAGTGCTCGCGCCGCACGCCGGGTGATCGGCTGATAGACGCCATCCACCCACCGTCGCAGGGGCACGCCGGGAGCGACCCAGATGCGCGCATGGCTACCGTCAAAGAGGGTGGCATCGAGGCTTCCTGAGCCGCTGGAGTGACGATAGAGAGCGCCCCCGTTCACCACCTCGAAGTTCCACCAATCCATGGACTCGTAGGTCTCGGCGGGGCTATTCCATCTGGGAGTTTCCGTCGCGGTGATCGCCTCGAACGGGATGCCATCGTCCGCGTAACGGATCATCAGCACCCGGCGCAGACGGCCATCAAACAACTTGTACTCCACACAAGCATTCACAGGTGCCCTCCTCTCTTCAGCATCTCCTCCACCTCCGCCGGCAACTGCCACGTCCACAACCCCTGTGCGCCGCGCGCCGGGATCGGCGGCTCTAGGCGCAGGACCGGGCGCGTGATCCACCCGTAGCGGCCGGGAGCGTAGTTACCCAGGTCCGCCTCACACTCTCGCCAGAAAGGGCTGCTCCGGATGTGCGTCGTCGGCCAGGCGTCCCGGTACTGCACGATGGTCCGGACCACGCCTAGCGGGAGGTTCCATCGCTCCTCGCCGCGTCTCGTGATCTCGTGGCGATACCCGGCCGCCTCCAGATAGGATCGGATCGGCTCGCGGCAACACTCGCGCAGGCCATCCTCGCTTTTCGAGGCGTGGATGCCCAACAGATCCCCGGGCCGCAGTTGACCGGAAAGCGGCTTCCAACTCCGCGTTTCGATGCACTTCCACGGCAACTCGTCCGGGCCGAGGATCGACATCAGCGTCGCCCACGGCTCCCAGAGGGTCACACACCAGATCCAGGCCATGTCAGCTACCTCCTTCCCTGACCGCCTGCAGCGCCGCCAACACCAGGCATGGTCGCCAAGCCATCGTAGGGCATGGCGAGTTCGCGCACACACCTCACCGCCACCCGGCACACCGCCTCCATGAGCGTGGTGCCCGGCGATTGGTAGCCCGGGCGGCCATTCCAGCCTGCCCAGCCCTGCGCCGTCAACCCGGCCCAGTAGGTGTCGCCCGGCGCGAACGGTGTCAGCAGGCGCCAGTGGTGGGTGCGCTCCATGTGCTCGATCACGTGATCAAGGCATCTCCACCACTCAGAGACAGGCGTGACCATCCCGCCTGTGAACCCGAGCGCCTCCCATACCAGCAGGTTCAGTTGCGGCCCTGCCGGCAGGGCGTCCACCTCCTCGGCGGTGGGCTGCCAGCCGATCTCGATCGTCACTAGCGGCACTTCCGTCCTCCCGTTCTCCTACAGCGGCAGCGCGAGCTGCTCCACCCGCCCCCGGCGGGGTTCCGCCGGGGGCGGTGGCTCAACAGCAGGCGCGGCCGGTCCTTTCAGCTTCCTGCCGCAGTGCGTGCAGTAGGCCTCCCCCGGCACGCACAGCTCGATCTCCCGCGTGCACCGGGGGCAGGCCACTCTCCCCACGTCTCCCTCACGACGAGACCGGCGCATACGCTCGCTCCTCGCCCGCGTAGGCCAGCATCCGGCCAGTGAGCTCGCGCCGTACCAGCTTCTCGGCGGCCTCCATCGCGACCCGATGGAGGTCGGCCATCAACCCCAGCGCGGCGACCCGGTCCTCGCTGCACGCGCGCCTCAATATCTCCTGCAGGCGCTCCAGACCCTCCTCAGCCTCTGCCAGCGCCGTCTCGTGCGTGCCCCGGCAGAGATTGGCCCCCGCCACGTCCAGGTTCGCCCGTGCTCTCTCCATCACTCCTCCTCCCTCCTGCCACTGCTAACGATCCAAACCGGTCAGCGTTCCCGGAATCTGCACCCGTTCATCGGAGTCGAGATTCCGGGAACGCTCGGCCCCCTCGCGCGTTAGCAGTGGCAGGGAGGAAACGAATGAGCGACGTGGCGAGAGAGTTCCGAAACGCAAGGCGCGTGGATACGGCCAAGGACTCCGCCCTTCTCGGGCCGCGCGGCCTTCCCGACTACGACCGCATGGCGACCGTGTCGGCGTTCGGGCGCGCGCTGGATTACCTCTGCCAACTGTCGGAAAGCCGGCGGACGGCCCTCGTCTGCAGCGAGGGCGACCCGATGCAGTGCCACCGGGAGAAGTTGCTGGCCCGCGAGCTACGCGCCCGCGGCGTGGAAGTGCGGCACATCCTGAGGGATGGGAGCATCGCCCCGCCGCCTGCACAGGGAGCCCTGCTATGAAGAAGAAGGAGAAGACCGACAATGGGCACACATGACACCCCTCCGAGCGGCGGATCGCACGTCCGCTCACTCACGCTCTCTCACACCTTCGTCGTCGGCGACGGCGAGGACGCCCGCCTGCACTGCGACCACTGCGGTGAGGAAGTTCCGATGCCCTACGGGGTCGTCACCTGGGTCTGTGGCGTAATCGACGCCTTCAATGCCGCTCACTGCCGCTGCCACCCAGGCGACGAACCCTTTGGCCGCACCCGCTTTGCCGGAGAAAGGAATCCCGATGCCTGAGACGATCACCCCCGCGCCGGAGCCGGACGTCGAGGAACTCAACGCCGACCGCTGCCCGATGACGCTGCCCCTCTCCATGTGGCAACTCCTCGCCAAACTGTCCTGGCCCGACGGCCTCTCGAAGCGCCTTCGCAAAGCGGTGGCCGAGGCGGACATCAAGGATGTCATGCTCACCCTCTGGCCGAACCCCGGGGAGTATTTCGTCCTCGCCCCGACGGCGTTCGCCCTCCTCAATACCGAGATCGACCGCCTGAAAGGGCACGCCGAGTCGGTGATCACCGACCTGCGACTGCGGAGCCAGGAGGTCAAGGACGGCAAGTTCTGCCTGAATGTCGAAACCCGGCACGAGCTGATGACCGTCCTGGCTGCGAGTCTGGCGAACATCCTGTCATCAGCAGGCGCATCGAACTACGTCGAGTTCACGGTGGCGCACCCAGACTTCGGCCCGCTCACCCTCACCCTTCAGCGCCAGCAGGGCAAGACGCCTGGACAAGTCGCCGCCGAGGTGATCGCCGAGCGCGATGCCGCCCGCGCCGAGGTGAGTGCGGCTTGCTGCTTTAAGTTCGTCGGACCGGGCGGAAGGTGGGTGGCAAGTAGTATCCCGGACGGCAAGTGGATCTGTTACCGGAACGATGGGCCGCTCGCACTGCGGTTGCCGTGGACGGACCACGCCACCCAGGCCGAGGCCGTCGCCCATGCGCGCGCTGAGGCCGCTGTCTACGACGCCGCGCTGAAGGAGCAGGAGAACGCCAATGTCTGAGACGCACTCCGTATACCGCGCCGGCCAGGAGCGCGAGCCACTCAAGGTGGGCGACCGCGTTCGCGTGGAGGGCGTCGTGACTAACATAGGACACTGGAGCGCGGCGATCCGCCTGGAGACCGGCGATTTCGTTTTCATATCGCTACCTACCGCCAACCGCCTGCCGAAGATCCAGGAGGTGCAGGAATGACCACCGCGCAGGAGCGCCGGCATCCACACACCCTGGGCAGCGGAGAAGGTCAGCAGGTGAGCTACCAGATCCTTCAGGGTGACTGCTGCGAGGTGCTGGTGGGCCTGCCGGACGGGCACTTCCAGACCTGCATTACGTCGCCGCCCTACTACAACCTGCGATCCTATAATGCGGGCGACCGCGAGATAGGGCAGGAGAGCACCCCGGAAGCCTATGTGGCGCGCCTGGTGACCGTGTTCGCCGAAGTGCGTCGGGTGCTGCACGATACCGGGGTACTGTGGGTCAATCTTGGCGATAGCTATGCGAACTGCGGCGGCCCCGAACCGGCGCTGCCAGCGGGCAACCTCCTTGGCATTCCCTGGCGGTTCGCCTTCGCGATGCAGCAGGACGGGTGGCTCTTGCGTTCGTCTGTGGTGTGGGCTAAGGCGGTGAGCTATAACCCTGGCTACAGCGGGTCGGTGATGCCCGAATCAGTAAGGGGGTGGATATGGGGACGGTGCCGGGTGAAGGCGGAGGGGCGCCCGTACCGGCAGCATCAAAGCGTTGCCGGGGAAACGTGGACAGGAGACGTATCGCGCAAGCTGACTGCCACGTACAGTGACTGCCCCGGATGCGAACGCTGCCTTCCCAACGGCGGCTACGTCCTTCGCCGGGGTTCCTGGCGGCCCACCAGCGCCCACGAGATGGTGTTCATGTTCACGAAGGGTGGTGATTACTTCTGCGACAGCACGGCAGTGGCGGAGGTGGGAAGTGGGCGTGTACCAGGAAATGTGAAGCCACAGAAAGGTGTGGGGGATAAAGGATTTGAGATTCGCGGAGGGCTACTCGCTTCACAGCAGCAGCCACAGATGACCCGCAACCCACGGAACGTGTGGGATATACCCCTAGAAACCGACGTGCTGAAGCTGAGCCCGCGTGGGTCATCGCTTCCCCACTACGCTTTGTTCCCGCCCGACCTGGTACGCCCGATGATCCGGGCGGCAACCGGCGGCAGAGAACATCCGGGTGTGTGTAGCTCCTGCGGGATGCCGTGGAGCCCTGTAGTGGAAACACAGCGAGGGTTCCGCGTTGACCGCCCGGCGGTCAACGCGGAACAGACCGGACGTTCTGATGGGTTCACACCACCACCTGCTTCCAAGGATATATACCAAAAGCACGTTTCATCCTACCGCCCATCCTGCCCCCACGCCGACGCCCCGGCGCGGCCGGCGCGCGTCCTAGACCCCTTCTCGGGCATGGGCACCACCTGCCTGGTGGCTATCCAGGAGGGTTGCGACGCCACCGGGATCGAGCTGAACACGGATTACGCCCGCATGTCCGAGGAGCGCATAGATCGTGAGGGGGTGATCGGCCCCCGCGCCTACGACCGGCAGCAGGCCGGGCAGTTGCGACTCATGGAGGTAGGCTGACACAGTGCAACTCGTGCCGCTGAAACTATCCGACGCTAACGCCCTGGTGGCCCGCTACCACCGACACAACAAGCCTGTGGTGGGCTCCCGCTTTTCTATTGGTCTAGTGTTCGGCGGCCAGTTGGTCGGCGCGGCCATTGTCGGACGGCCAGTAGCTCGACACCTGGACGACCTCATGACCGCTGAAGTGACACGGGTGTGCGTGACGCCGGAAGCGCCGAGGAATGCGAACTCTTGTCTCTATGGTGCCTGCTGGCGGGCATGGCGGGCGATGGGCGGCAGGCGCATGGTGACGTACACGCCACGCGGGAGAGCGGTGCGTCCCTGCGTGGGGCGGGGTGGCGGTGCGTTAGCGACGTGCGTGCTGATGAATGGTCTTGCAAGAGCCGGCCGCGTCAAACACAAACTGTCTACGGCGAGACGAAGTACCGTTGGCAGGTAGGGGAAGATTCGCCGGAAGTGCCGACGTGGGAAACGAGTGACCGGCAGCTGGCCGGGCAACTTGCCCTGTTGGAAACCTGAGAGGAACTGAACACCATGGACTCGCGTGAACAAGCTGAAGACCGCCCCGTTTTCGACGAGTGGGCCGTTGTCGAACTCCTCGGCCACACCACCCTCGCCGGCCGCTGCACCGAGGAAACCATCGCCGGCGCGGGCGTCCTGCGGATCGAGGTGCCCGCGACGAACGACACTCCCGCCTTCCGCCGCTATGTCGGCCCGAAGGCGCTCTACTCCATCACGCCTTGCTCGGAATACGAGGCGTACCGGCTGGCCGCCCGGCTGAAGGCCGACCGCCTCCCATTCGGCTTCGAGCGCCCGGAGGCCGGCGGCGAACCCGAGGACCCCTGCGAGAGGGAGTAAGCACAAGAGTCAAGATTCCGAGAAAGGGAAAGAAGCGATGAAGAGAACCCCAGAACAGATCCGCGCAGAGTTGAGCGAGGTGTCGAGGATACATGCCCAACTGGAATCCCTGGTCAAGAATGCGAATACGTTCTTCCGGTCGAGTGCGGAAGAAGGATGCGACTCCAGCGTCTTGGAGTGCAGACGAAGCTTGTGTAGAGACTACCAGCGGGCAGCCCAGGTGTTGGACACGGTCACGACCATGCTGACCTATGAACTAAACGACTCGGTGCGGCTCACCCGTGGGGCCAAACAGGAGGACGCCCCGAACGCAGCATCCTCGTAACCCCGCACCCGCCAACCGGGCGAGCACTTTGGCCGTTTCGGTCGTTCCGACCACAAACGGGAGGAGATAGGAGGGCGTCATGTAGCCCGTACACGCGAAGAGGCCCGGGCAGGTTTCCCCACCCGGGCCTCTTCTCTCCGCCCGCCTGAAAATCAACCGCCGCAAAATGCGCGAGAGACAGGTTCAGCTACCCAGCGCCCGCAGCCGCTTTGCCAACTCTGCCGCGAACCGCACCCGCGTCTCCCGCGCCGCGATGATCCGCCGGTCCCTCGGGCAGGTGAGATACCCCACCTCCACCAGCGCGCAGGGGCCGCGAAAGTCCATCACCGCCAGCCGATGCACTGCGGTCTCCCGCTCGTTCCGCACGCCCCTGTCCCTCAGCCCGGTGGCTCGCAGGCAGGCAGCATGAACGATACAGGCGAACTTCTGATCCTCACCGTCGCGGAAGAACGTCTCCACCCCGCTGGTCAGGATGCTCCCGGCGTTGGCGTGGATGCTCAGGAAGTGCGTGCAGCCCGCCGCGCGGGCACGCTCGTCGCGGTTGCCTACCGGCGCGGCGTCGCGGTCGTCGGCGCGAGAGAGCCAGCAGGCGATCCCTGCCTGCACCAGTGCCCACTTCAGCGTCAGCGCCCACTGGAGCGCCAGGTCCGCTTCCTGGATGCCCCCCGCACACGCGCCGCAATCGTACGAGCCGGAAGTCTTATTCGAGAACCCATGTCCGGGATCAAGGGCGAGTTTCATCGATCCACCCCCCGTCCGGGTCCTCGTCCATCTCCGGCACGGCCGGCGACTTAGGCCACGGCACGATCAGCGGAACCGACCCCCCCTTCAGTTCAGGATCGGTCGGCGGCGCCTTCTCCCGCCGCCGCAGCCACGCCCCGATCCGCACGACGAGTTGCCAGCCCTTCACCGTCACGATGATCTTCTCCGGGATCGGCAGCTTCACGGCGCTTCTCCTTTCGCCCGCAGCCGCTTCAGCGCGGCCTGCACCAGCGCCTTCGCCCGCCGGCAGGCCCGCCGCACCAGCGCCCGCACCAGCGCATCCGGCAGGAGCCGCCCGAACCGATGGGCACGGATCCATGTCACCGCCGTGTCTTCGAGGACCCGCTCCAACTCCTCCTCACTAAGGCAGGAGTCGGGATCCACCCGCGCTGTCTTCTCCGCCTGCCGAACCGCCAACGCGGTCCGCTCCTCCACCGCCTTCAGGCCCGCCAGCAGCGCCGCGGCGATGGCTAGGCCCGTTTCGAGGTTCACTCTTCGGTTCCCTTCCTACCGACCATCAGGTGCTCTATCGTGCTCCTCATGCGGTCGATCTGCGCATGCAGCGTTTCGATTTCCGCCAACGCCTGCGAGAGCCGGGAGTTTACCAGCGTATGGATCTCGGCACTTGCTTCTGCTTGCGACAGAGCAATCTTCTTCGCGTTCCCAGCCTGTACCTCGGCGGCATTCTTGGCCTCCCGTGCCATTCGGAGTGCTGTCCGCTGTTGGACAATCAGGGTGAGGATGCCCCCGAGCAATCCTACCAGCGCCACTCCCACAGCGCCCAGTGCAGTCCACATCGCGTCAGTCATGGCGTTTACAATGCTCCATCAGCGCCCCGATGGCCAGGCGCAGTTCGACGAGGGCCTTCGTGTTCTCCGAGAGACTTCCACGAAGCAACGTATAGAGGAGCATGAATGCAGTGATCGGGAACCCTACGTCCCTGATCCCGGCCCACACGTCATAACCTCCCTGCACCGCTATTGCCGCAACGGGCGCCTGGCCCCCTGCCAACGTGGCAGCCAGAACCGCGGTCGCCGCCGATAGAACCATCACCAAACTGAAACGGATCAGTGTCATCAGGCTCCTTCCTGGCTCACGGGGCCAGCCGAATCCTATGGCAGCGCGTGTGTGCGCGCCACCAGTGCCGATAGGTCCGGGGTTCGCAGGGCCGTCTCTACGGCGTCCGCATAGTCGGCCTGCATCGGGCTGCCGACCCCCCGCCAACGCGGCGTCTGGTTGTACAGCCAGACGATGCCGTTCTCCTCACTGCTCATCCCCCATGCCTGGCGGATGGAATACGCCAGTTCCTGCGGTGCGAACCAGTTGTTCGAGAGATCGACGGCATCCCAGGGGTAGACGCCATTCTGGTTGTCGAGCCATATCCCTTTCCCCTGCGCCATCTGCGCCGCCGCCACGGCCGCCGCCGCTGGGGAGAAGGCGCTAATGGGCAGCGCCAAGGCGGTATCTCTCGCCGCGCGGAACTGCGCGCAGGTGCGGTAGCCGTAGGACGGCTCAAACCCCTCGATCAGTCGGGTGCCCGAGTCCATCGTCTCCAACATCCCTTCGAAGAACTCGAAGGCCAGTCCATAGAGCGCGTCCTCTGGGTTCGCTTCCTGCGTCCGGCGATACGCCGGGAAGTAGGGGCCATAGGGACAGAAAACGTGAATGGCTGGGAACTCCGCGTTGAGCGCAGCCATGAACGCCGCCCCCTGCACCTTCGCCTGCGCCTGGTATTCACCGAACGTGTGCGCGGCCTTGCGCCCGGCGTCGAAGCTGCTGTAAGTCCAGAGAACCGTGCCATACTCCTCGATGTCGAAACAGATCCCCCGGCAGCCCCCGAGGTAGGCCGTGCGCGCCATCAGACCGGCGTTGGCGAGTGTCGGCACCCAGTTTCCGAACAGATCAACGGCGTTGAGGATGTTGACGCGAGGGAAGTTGCTATCCCACCTCAGCCAGACCGTCGCCTGCAGATCAGCCAGCGCCGCCGCGTAGTCTCCCTCTACCTGCGTTGTGGACGAGAGCACGTAGTTCCCGAGGTTGGTCGCGCCGTCCATCACCCAGAACACCACGCCCTGGAATGGCTCGCTCGCCTCCATCGCGAGGGAGTTGGCCCGCAGGTAGGCCGTGTCCTGGGTGTCAAAACCCCATTGTATGATGCGCCTTCTCACATCTACTCCAAATCCTCAACCCAGACGAAACGCCCGTCGGCCTTCATAATCGCTATGGTTGCGGGCGGCGCGTCTACCTCCACGCGCATTGGTGCAGCCGGGCTTTCGAGGAGCGTTGCGCTGCCGCGAAGCTGGCCCTCATCGTCTATGTATGCCAACTGGACGCCGCCCCCGTAGGCAGGCGGTAGGTCATCCATGCTCGTCACCTCGAAGATCGATCTCATGCTAGCCCCTCTCAGGCGAACTGATTCAGGCCGTCCTCGTGCTCGCCGCTGGCCCCACCGGGCCACACCTCGAAATCATCCAGAGTGTTCCCCTGGTAAGTGGAGAACACGCCCGCAAGCCGTGCGCTCGCGATGTCGGCATCTGCGATAGTACTGGCCGCGCCAACGGGCGTGCCGTTGTAGAACGCTCGGTAGGAGTTGTCGCGCCGGTGGACTTCGACGGCGGAACCGGCCACGTAGGTGATTGCGGATGGCACGATCACCGTTGACCACGAGCCCGCGACACACTTCCTGAGCGTGAGCGTGTAGTTCCCGGCTCCATCACTCACGATGGACGCCAACACGAGATTGGCTGGCGCCGCTGCGCTGTCCAGGGAGATCGCCACGCCCGCCGGGTGCGTCGGGTCGGTAGCGTCGAGAGTGACTTTCGCTGAGACAATCACATCGCGGGTGGCCGGGTTGACCGATGAGAAGAGCTCACTCAGGGTGAGCGGCTTCAGGGAGGCATCGTCTATCGTCACGTCGCAGGCCGCCGTGCGCACAAGGATCACGTCCGCATGACTGGCCAAGAACGAAGCCGACCGGACCCCGGTGGCGCCGAGCCGCCGGATGGCGGTGGCGTTGTTGAGGATGTCCAGTGTTCCCGTGGTGAGCGCCTTCACGTCCACACTCACCCGGTGCCAGGTATCTACGACGGCGACGGCCTGCTTGACTCCCATCGCCTTGCCGTTGTCAGACACGATCTGCGCCTGCCCCGCCGGATTCTCGGAGACGTAGTTCGTGCCGTCCTCCACGGCGTTGAGCGTCCAGTTGTCCGGGTCGCCCCCCGTCCATGCCGCGAAGTTCCCGTTGACGAGTGCCTCCGCGCCCGGCGTCGGGGTATTCAGCACCGCCCCCGCGCCGTTGAGCGTCCAAAGCCCGTCGTCAGTCCATGCCATGCCCGCCCCGCCGTTTGCCTCCGCGTGCCCCTCACCGTCGCTGAGGCGGCCGTTCAGGACCCCCGCCAGCCCCCCGAACGCATCACTCACCAGCGGCTGGGGGAGCCACAGCGTCAGGGTACTGGAACTCTTGAGGTTGTCAGCGGTGAGACCCGTGGCGACGGTGGCGGAGATGTAGGCGGTGGCACCGAGGTACATCGTCGCGGTTGTGCCGATTCGACAGACGTACACCAGGGTCCACTTTGCGAATGCGCCTCCACGGACGAAGAAGAACGCACCAGTGCTCCGAAGGACAATGGCAACCCGGTACGTCGCGGCTGCATAGGTGGCGGCGGTCTTGTTGCCGCTGCCGGAAATCATGCAACGCAGGTCCGCAGCGGAGTCTAACCACAAGGCGTAGGGAGTGCCCAGGATCCCGGGGTTGGATGCGGCAAATCCGAACCGCTGTTCCTGGTTCGTTGCCGCGGGCGTGAGATCGGCACAAGCTACAAACCCCGCCCGGCGAGTGATTGCCCGGTCGTACCAGAGTCCGGGGTTCTCCCACGACGCCGGGTTGCCCGCGTCCGCCGCCTTGGAGAACGTCAGCTTCCCGGCGGCCACCGAGAGCGCGTTGACAGTATCCACCACGTTTCTGGTATCCGCACTTCCGTCCGAGGCCGTGCCATCCACCGAACCGGCGCCGTGGGCGGTCGTGAAGGCATCCACAAACGCCGTCAGGGTCGCCAACAGGTCCACTCCGCTGGCGATCACCAGCGCCTTCAGGGACTCCAGTTCGGCGCGCAGGCCCAGGATGTAGTTCGCCACGTCTTCGCCGTAGGTCACGGCGCTGAAGACCCGTTTGTGTTCTCCCGGGGGCAGCGATGACGAGCGACCGGAGGCGCTGAGGCCCGAACGCGCCGCCGCTGCCGTGGACGCTCCGGTGCCACCGTCGGCAACGGCCAGGTCGGTGATGCCCGTGACCGTGCCCCCGGCGATGGCCACGGTGGCGCCGATGATCGACCACAGGTCCGCCAGGGCGGCACAGGCGAGGGTCGTTACCGAGAAGTCCGTGACAGGGAGCCCCTCGAACTTGCGCAGCGCGGCGTTGAAGCGGGGGAAGTCATCGTCGGCGAAAGTGGACGGGTCTACCCGTAACTGCTGGGCCGTTGTCGTCGGGATGGATGGCATCAGAGCGTTCCTTTCACGTCCAGGACAATGACATCGCCAGCGACGAGATCGTTGACGCCGTCATTCACGAACTCAACCTGGCCGTTCGCATCCGACGTGGAGCCGTCGAACATGCCCGGATCGATGTCCGCGTGCCAGCGACGGATGTCACTCAGGCCGGTGATGATCACCACGCGCCCCCATGCCACCTCGGCGGCTGTCACGGTGTGCTGGACTGTATATTCGTACAGGACGGCGGGTACCAGCTCGTCCGCATTGTCCTGCGCGGCCACCTCAGCCGGGTGGCTGCTCGTCAGCGTCATTGTCGCGCCGGGCTCAACCGTGGCGATGTCGATGTAGGCGGTATCGGTGGGATGGACGGCCGAGTTCAGCACCGTGCCCTGGTTCGCGACGATGGCTGCGCGAAGCGCCGTAGCGGTCAGCGCCGCCGTGCCCCCGATCAGCACCTGCACGTTCCCCGCGCCCACGCCTCCGCCGTCGTCGAACTCATAGACGACGCTGCTGAGGACTCCCCCGGGTGGCGTCACGTCGATCTGGAGGGTACGCCCGTCGGCGGGGTTCGAGAGGATGCCGAGGAAGCCTGTGGCTGGACGCCCGGCATCGAGGATCGTGTTGACGAGCGCGAACGTCGGATTACCAGCAACCCCAGCCGGGTTGGTAATGCCAAAGCCATCCGATGGCGCGGTCAACGTGCGCAGAGCCCAGGTGTTTCCTGCCGTCCTGGTGGCGATGCCCGTTGTAGCTAGTGCCGCCACCGCATCGAGGTCATCATCGTGCGCCTGCACGTCCACGCCGATCTCGGCGTCCAGCGGCACGATGTTCGTGGCATCGCACCATACGACCATCGCCGACCCCTGCGTCACCTCCACGCCCGTGCCGGCCGCTGTCTTGACCGTGACCGTGAAGGCGCCCGTGGTGTCGTTCTTGACCCAGAGGAAACGGCCCGACAAGGTCTCCAGGATCACGTTGCGGTTGCCGGTCAGAAGGCCGGTCAGAGTCAAGACTCCGGTGTCGAACTCCCCGGCGATGAGCGTCACGTCGCCCGGCCCACCCGCGATGCTGACCGACGTTCCCTCGGCCATCAGTCGCCGCGCCGCTACCAGCGCACTCCCCAGGTGCGTCCTCCCCGCGGGCGCGTCGTCAATACTCGTCACCTCCGTGCCGTCCGTGACGCAGGTGAGCAGGAGACATGAGTCGGCGGGCGCGACCCCCGTCACGTTCGCGACGATGTTCAGCCCCGTTACCGGGTCCGCCTCTTGGAGCAGGTAGAGGTAGTTCGTATCGCTCGCGGTGAGGTTCAGCACCTTCACGGCGGCCGCGTTCCAGACGATCTTCTTCGCCCCGGCCGCCCCTGGGAAGCCGATGCCGGTGGCGATCTGGATGCTCAGTTCTCCCGCCACGATGGACCCCGCGAAGTCCGTCGGGCTGCGCACCGTCGCCCCGAGGAGATCGGCCAGCAACACCAGCACCGACTCCAACGAGTCGCTCCAGTTGTTCACGTCGCTCGGGTTCAGGTACGAAAGCGGCGAGAGCGTTTTTCCGTTCGCGAACCTCCAGACTGTCGTTGACATCCTCTACTCCTCCGGCCCGAGGGCGTAATCCGTATCGCCCAGGGGCGAGAACCCCAGCGCGAACCAGATCGTCGCCCGCGCCCCGCCGAACCCCCCGCTCACCGCCGTGGCGCCACTCAGGCGGATCGGCCCCGATACGTCGCCCCCGACCACCCGCTGCACCATCGCCGCGCTCGTCTCGCTGTCCAGTTCGCTCGTGGCCGCCCCGGAGAACTCCTGCTCGCCGGCAGCGGCGAAGTTCACCTTCGCCATCGACTAACTCCAGGTCCAGGGGAGTTCCCATGCGAGTTCTCCCACCGGCAGCGCCGGCTCGTTCGTGGCGACGAAACTCTTCGCCGTGGCCAGCACCGCCGCCAGCAGCAGGTTGCCCGCCGCCGCGGCGTCCATCAGCGCCAGGTGCGTCACCGGACCGACGGGGCCCGCCAGCGCCGCCCAGGCCACCTCCGCCGCGTTTGCCAGGATCCGTCCGTAAGTGGTGGGGAAGATCGCCGTACTCACGTCTACCCGCGCCACCCCTGCGGGCTCCGAGAGGCCGCTGCCGTCCTGATCCGGGTCCGCCAGGGAGAGCGCCAGGTGGAGTGCCGCCGGCATCGCCCAGGCCCCCTGCCCCAACAGGTGCGCCAGGAGGGCGTTCGCCACGTCGTCGCTCGCTCCTCCGAGGGTTGCATCCCAGGGGAGAGAGAAGTCCAACTCCCCCGCGGGGATCTTCAGCGTGCCGCCGATCCCCACCGTCACGGCCGGCGCGAGCGCGTGGCTCGTCCAGTACTCGCTCCCCGCCGAGGCCGAGGCGTAGGGAGAGGTGAAGTAGTAGCCGATCTCTCCCCAGGCGGCCGTTGCCTTCGCGAAGCTGATGATGCCGCTGTTCGTCGCCGCCCGCGCGGCCGCCGCCCCCATCGAGGCGGTGATGTTCACTCGCGCGTAGGCGGCATCGGTCGGCTCGCTAATCCCGCTGCCGTCCGGGAGCGGGTCCGTCACCGAAGCCCCCAGGTAGATCGACCCGGGCAGCGCCCACGTCGCCTTGCGCGCGAGGTGGTTCCAGACGCGCTGGCAGAGCGCGTCGCTGAAACCTGTACTGGCCATCAGTATCCCTTCATCGCCGGGTTGCGGATCGCCGGCGTCAGCGTCTCACCCTCGGCCCACACCGGCCCGCCGCACCCCGGACACGCCTTCCCGCCGCTCTCCGGGGCGCACCGGGCGCACCAGTGCCTGCCGCACCCGAGACAGCGCCGGTCGGCCGCTCCGCCGCACCGGCAGGTAGGCCCCGCCGGTTCCGCTCGCGGCGCTTCCGTGCCCCACGCCCACCGCCGCCGCTGCAGTTCGCGCAGCTCCCGGTGCGCCTCCACCAGCCGGCGGCCCTCGGGGGTATTCGCTTCGGGATCCCCCTGCCGGAGCCCATCCATCGCTGCCTGGAACTCCGCTTCCGCCGCCTGCTCCAGCTCGGGGAAGGAGCGCAGCGGTGCCATCTCGTCGAGGAAGCCGAACAGCGCCGCCGTCTGCGTCAGATCAAGAACCGGCCCGTGATCTGGCTCGTCATGTCCTGCGGCCCCTGTGGGGAGAGCGTCCATGAGTTGGTCATCTCCATGATGTAGAACGGCACGAGCGCCGCGCCCGAGCGCAACTCGCTCACCCAGATCGTGTCCATCGGATAGAGCTGCGGCTGCATCCAGGTCTCGATCTGCACCTCCCACTCGGGGATCCGCAGCATCGCGAGGAGGCGGTTGGCGGCGCTGCTGGCGAACGGGAGACTGGCGAATCGGCTGTCCACCCAGACGAGCGGTGCCCGGTAGCCGACGTAGTTCGACGGCTCCGCCCCCGGCGCGGCCAGGATACTGGCGGCGTCCTCCCGCTTGCTGATGATCGGGTTCCAGCCGTTGGAGAAGACATCGATCCCGATCAGGAGGATCACGTTGCGAACGTTCTCCACCGAGGTGCGGAACCGGAAGTGGCGGAACTCCGCCAGGTCCTTTCCCCAGTCCGAAGCGCCGCTGCCCCCCTTGGGATCCTCGTAGAACGTCTTGACCGCCGTGCCGCGTGTCTCCGGGATCCACCGCTCGTACCGGAAGTAGGCCTGCGCGTCAATGTAGAACAGCCAGGCGCGCACCCGCCGGATGTACTCGATCAGGTCGCGCCCGGTCATCATCCGGTTGCGCGGCGTCCAGGCGTTGATGCCATACCCCATCGGCAGGAAGTATGGCTCCGGGTCTCCCGGCGCACTGCTGTAGGGATCGCTGGGGATCAGCGCCTGGAACGCCATCATCGAGCGGGGAATGCCGCACTTCTCCAGTACCCAGGCGATGGCCGCGTAGTGATTCCACCCGTCCATCACCGGCACGCTCCCCATCGCCTGATTGAGCACCGGCATCAGGTCGGTGCAGCAGATCGAGAGCGTTGCCCGGTTCGCCTCCATCTTCTCGAAGTCGAACGTGCGCGCCATGCCGGTGAAGCGCCGGTACATGTTCCCCGGGCGGTTCGGCGCCGGCGAGCCCTTCACGTAATCAAGCGTCGCCGGGCTCGCGTACCCCAGGTCGAGGCTGATGGCGCGCGCCCCGCTCATTCCCGCCCACTGTCCATACCAGTTGTCGACGTTGAACTCCAGGCTGTGGTGCACGGTGAGGGCGTTCGGGTCGAACCGGATCCGCTCCACCACGCGGTTCTTCGGGATCAGGTTCCGCCCCATCGCCGGGGAGGCCACCCAGATCCCGTCCGTGCGCACGTCCACCCGCGTCGCCACCGCCGTCAGGTCGGCGAAGTCAACGCCCTCGTACTCCCCCGAGATGTCACTGCTCTGCTCGTTCGTCAGGTCCAGCTTGTAATTGTGCTCGCTCGTCACCCAGGAACCGTAGGCGGAGCACTTCAGGATGCTCCCCGAGGGAAAGTTGACGTGCCACTCCTGCCCTGAGGCGAGTTTCTGCACGCCCGAGGCCCCCATCAGCGTGTAGTACGGCTGCGTCTCCGGAATGAACCCCAGGGAGATCGGCATCCCGCGCAGCCAACTCGCCGTGGCCCAGCGGTGCAGGAACACATCCCCCCGCAACCGCCAGAAGTAGGCGCCTCGCAGGTGGATCTCGCTGATCAACGGCCAGGTGTTGTTGTACCCGGCCACCGGCGTCACGTCCACCAGCGTGTCGGTGCTCGGATGGGGCACCGAGAAGTTCGCCGTGGCGCCGCCGGCGCTGATCTGCACGATCCCGTTCAGGAAGCGCACGTCGAGCGGGAAACTCCCCTTCGCCCCGTGATTGTTCGTGATGATCGCCGTGTCACCGGCCAACTTCAGGTTCATCGCCAGCGTCACCGCGCCGGACCCCCACACCGAGCCGTCGTTCGTCGCCCGCTGCACCGTGACGTACTCGGCGTTGCCGAAGATCACGCTGTAGAGGTAACTCCCGATCACGAACTGGACGGCGAACCAGGGCGCCACCGTCTTCGAGAGGTTCGTCGGCAGACTCCGCTCCAGGAGCACCAGGAACCCCTGCGCTTTCACTAGGAACGGCTGCGGGTCCTCGGTGCTATCGGTGTCTCGGAAGTAGATGCTGCCGGAGAAGGTGGTGTCGGTGTCGTTTCCCGTGCCATTCCACAGTACGTCGAAATACTGCTGCCCCCAGGGCACCCCGCGGAAGAAGTGGATCAGGGCGTTCGCCGAGAGGGCGACATCCTCCCACTCCAGTGCCGGCAGGTCGGCATTCACCCAGTCATCTTCGTCTACCACCTGCGCGCCGAGGCCGTGCCCTGCCTTCAACTTCTGGTGGAACGGCACCAGTACCTGCTTCGCGTGCACGCACCCGGCGATGGGGTCTACCCGCAGCCACGACATTCCCTGCGAGGTGGACCCGGAGTAGCGCGCCAACAGGTCCGGAATGCAGCTCTGGGCTTGCCGCTGGTAGGGGAACATCGAGTGCAGCGGCGTCATCTCGATCCGACCGGCCGCTTCGACTTGCATCTACGCCCAGCTCCCCGTGCCGTCGTTCGAGACCGCCCGGCACTTCACGATCTGCACGTCCTGGCTGGTGTCAATGTAGGCGAACGCCAGCACGTCTTCGCCCTCCTCACTCACCACGAACGACCCCTTGCCGCTCGGGCTCGTCAGCGCCATGCTCACCTCGCCGCTCCACACACCGTCATCCGGCTTCACCCGGCACACCCAGGCCGTGCCGTTCCACCCGGCGAACACCCGCCGCCGCTTCTGCCTCACGCTGCTCTGCGCCGTGTAGCTGCCCGCGATGCTCACCAAGGTCCAGGTCCTCCCGTGATCGTAACTGCGCGCCACGTAGGCGGTGCTCCCTCGCAGGTAGCTCCCCTCAATGAGCGGTGCCTCCGCCTGCTGGAAGCTCGGCCAGGTGCAACCCGCGTTCCCGTCAATGGTGAAGTCGGCAGGGCTGGCGTCGTCGGGGTCGTAGACACTGGCGATCAGGTGCCCGCTGGTGTCGACGTGGACGACGACGAGCCGCTCGGCCCAGGTGCGGAAGGCGGAGAGACTCCCGGCGCCGCTCCCCGGTCCGATCAGCCAGTAGCGGAAGCCGTAGCCCTCCACCTGCTCGTAAGCGGAACCGGCCCAGGATCCGTCAATGCTCGCGGCGTGCGCGTGCGGCCCCGGTGCGGCGTAGTCCTCCTGGGAGATGGCGTAGGCTATCGCCTGCGCACCCCGGAACTGCCAGAAGTAGAGCCATGGTACGAAAGGGGCGTCCCTCACGTCGGCGCCCGAGGAGAGCAGCGTCAGCGTCGGAATGTCGGCCGCCGCCGAGACCACCGGGGGCGCCGGGGGCGGAACCGCGCCCCCGGTGATGGCCGCCACGCCTACCCGGTGAACGAGCAGGCACATCACCACGTCATCCCAGTTCGCGGTTTCCGCCGCGTCGGGCGTCATGTCCTCGCTCTCGGAGACGCTCCCGCCCGCGCTCGGCCCGTAGTCCGCGTACAGGGACAGGGGCACCGCCGTCAACGTCCACCCCGACAGACCGTCGAGCCGGATGTTGCCGTCCGCGCTCCGCAGCGTGATCGCCACCGCCTTCGCCCACCACGTGGAGACGCAAGCGCCGCTCACCGTGAAGGCACCCGCGGCGTCTCCCGCGCGCACATCCCAGGCCCGGAAGTCCTGATACCGGCTGGCCGGCGAGGTGAACCGCAACCGACCATCGGCCGCGAACGTGACGCCCGAGGAGGGCATCATCCACCAGGGCGGAGGATAGTCGTGTACCTGGGCGGTGATGTTGTAACACACGTACAGGCACACCAGGTCGCCAACCTGCGTGTCTACGTGCGGCGTGATGGTGAAGGAGATCGCCCCGGCCACCCCGGTCTGCTCTACCTCCACCACGCCGACCACTGTCGGGGGGCGAGACATGGACTATCCCTCCGATTTCCGGGAACGTTTTCCACCCTCGTGCGTTAGCAGTGGTAGCGGACGACTTCGGCCGCCGAAAGGAGAAGAACTGTGTGCGCTAACCGAGAAACATCCGAAGAGGTGCCTGCCACGACCCCCGCGTTCTGCTGGAAGGAGAGCCTGGATCAGGACCCGCCATCCGAACAGGAGACGTTCTGGGGCATACGCCGCATGGGATTCGCGCGTGCCAAGCTGGACCCGGAGAAGTACGACCTCGCGGCCATCTACATCGGTTCGCATGGACAGATGGTGGAACACGACCCGGAAGTCCATCGATATCGCCCCGTCCTGGAGGGAGTCATCCGCGGCTGTAACGACGACTCCGGGGAGATGCACACCCTGAAGACCGCGCTGGGCCTGTACCCGGTCGCCGTGCCCAAAGGCCAATCCTTGCGTCAGTTCTTGTCCTCCTGGACCGGCGTCAACACGTTCGAACTTTCCAATGCCCCGGAAGATCGCGTCGTCTGGGGCAATCCCCCGGAACTGGTTGAGCGCGCTCGCCAACTGGCGCTGTCCTGGCAGAAGCAGAAGCCCTAGCCCTTCGCCTGCTCGGAAGCCTGGTATCTCACATTGAGGTCGTGGAGCAACTCGTCCAGCGGACCCATGATGTCTTCCGCTATCTTCCCCTGGCGGCTCGTGCCCTGCTCCGCCTGCGACGCCATCCTGGACACCTCCTGCGCCGCGTCCGCCAGGTTCGCCATCGCCGCCGCGAAGCTGCCCGGTGTTCCCCGCCCCCGGCCCGCCGACGCGCCTCCACCTGCCACGCCCGCCCGCGGCCCCGCCGTCTCGATCCCCGGCCCCGCGCTCATCGCCGCCCCCACAATCGGCGCCGCGCCCCACACCCCGGGGCCCCCCGTGCCGGGCCAGTTCCGCACCCCGGGCATGACGGGCTGGCCCACGAGCTGTGCCATCCGCAGGAACCAGGGGAGCTGCGCCGCATTCGCCCCCATCATCGGGTTTGCGATCCCCCAGCCTGAGACGGCATCCGCAATCGCGAAGCCGCGCGCCTGAACGTCGAACGAGCCGGGCATCCCGAGGGCCTGCGAGACGAGCCGGTTCTCCCAACCATACGAGAGTTCAGTGAAGGTCTGAAACTGGCGCGTCGCCACATCCTGCCGCCGCTGCTGGATGATGAACTGCTGCTCCGGCGTGATCCCGCCCGGCTGCCGCCGCAGACCGGCCTCAATCGCCTCGATCTGGTAGCCCTCCTGCTCCAGGGTGCCCATCACGCCCCGCAACGCCTGGCGCACGCTGCCGTAGCTGCCGGGCACCCGCGAGAGAATACCCGCCGAGAACACCGCCGCCGACTCCCGCATCTGCAACCCGATGTCTACCGGCGCCCGCGCTGCGTTCGCTCGCGCCTCGACGGCCGCCGACTCCGCCTGCTCCCAGGCGAGGCGGTACTGCTCCAACTCCGGCCCCTCCAGCGTGCCGATTTTCGACTCGTAGCGCGCCCTGGCGCTCTGCGCGGCAATGTCGCTCTGACTGATCGCCCCGCCCAACTCTCCCATCCGCGCCTGGATCCCTGCTCCCGTCGCCCACATCCGGCCGGCGCGCGTCATACCGATCTGGGCACCCAACTCCGCCTCCCGCTGGGCGCCACCGTACCGCGCCTCCGATGCCTGAACGCGGGCATACGTCTCCTGCTGGTGGAGAGAGTAGGTTTGGGTCTCCAACTCCGCGAGGATCCGGTCGAGCACCGAAACCGTCGCATCGTCGCCTTTGGCGACCGCTTGACTCCGCTGAAACTCCTTGATGTTGATGAGCCCCTCAAGCTCCATCCGCTCCTCGTGGGTGGCGCCGCGCGCCCGCCGCCACTGCTCTCCTGCCGTGGCGTAGGCGCCGATAGAGGTGTAGTATCCGGCCCCCGCGCGTGCGCGACCCGCCTGCGCGCCCGCGATCCCCCCAAACGTCGTGTACGTCGCCTCGCCACCCCGGAAGGCACCCGCCATCATCTGGCCCTGATACCGCTCGGTGTCGTCCTCGCTCATTCCGAAGAGCTGCCACGCCGCCGCATAGTCGCCCCGCGCCATCGCCTGCCGCGCGGCGTCCGCGAACGACGGCGTGCCGTTCATTGGCCACCAGGTCATCGTTTCGGGCGTGAACCGCTGCTGCAGATAGGTCTGGATGATGCTGCCCTGCAGCGGCACCGGTACGCCGCCGTTCTCCGGCGTGCGCCCGAACCGTGTCCATGCCTCGCGGGGAAGAGTCGCGCCGCCGAGGAGCGCCTGGCCGAGACCAGGGAAGATGGATTTGTTGGTGTTGATGAGATCCCATTCCCCACCAACAATGCCCTCCGGCACAATGCCCGCCCGGTCGATCCCCATGAATGCGCCGACCTGGGTTGCATTCAGCCAGTCCGAAATTTTCTCCATCGGCGGACGCCAGATGGGAGCGAGGAACGGCGCCAAGATCCCCATGAGCCCCGAAGAGCGCTGAGCGGCGTTCATCGAGGTGGCGTTCAGCCCCACATCCACGCCCGTGCCGATGGCCTGAACCGCCTGCTGCGCCGCCTGCACGGCCGCGACGCCCGCAACCGCCCCGATCGCTCCCTGGATGCCACCCGAAGCGAGACCACCGAGCATCTGATTCCAGGTGCCCCCACCCCTGGATGGCTGCTGGTAGCCCATGTAGGTCGCGAACCCGCCACTTGCGTCTCCGGTGGCCACCGCCGCCTGCCATCTCTCGTGGTGAACCGACATCCAGTCGGCGCGCGGCAGCACATACTCCGGCCCGACGGCCCCCGTGGTGTGGGTCCGGTACGCCTCGTACTGCTTCCGGAAGAATCTCTCTTCCCCGGTCATATCGGCGCCGGCCATCCGCCGGAACGTCGCATCCTCGTGCTCGCGCACCCGCTGCTGCAGCAGGTCGAGGTTCAGTTCCGCCCGCTGCTGAGATGCCATGACGATGGCGTCGGCCGCCGCTTGGCGCACTTCGGGGGTGGCATACCGGCCCGGCTGGAAATACCCCCCGCGCCCCCAACCTGCCCCACCGCCATCCCCACCTGCCGCGCCCGGCACAATGCCGCCCTGCGCGTTGACCACGACCGTGGCCGTCGTCACGGTCACGCTCTGCGCGCTGATGGTGATCGACTGGGCCGTGATGGATGAGGAGAACGAGGTGCCGCTCTGAGGCCCCTGGGCGAACCAGGGAGTCGTCTGCGACTGCGGCCCGGCAGGAGAGCCGTAGGGGGCGAATGAGGCGGGCGGCCCGCCGATGTTCGAGAGGGCGACCGAGCCGCCGGCGGCGTTCCCGTTGGGCGCCAGGATCTCGCGGATCTGGCTGCTGACCGAACGCAGGTCCGAAATCAGCGCGTCGCGATTGGTCAGTTCGAACTCGATCCCGACCTTGGCAGATTGCTGCAGCATGGCACCCCCCGAATCAGAAGGGGCGCCTCCAACGGCGCCCCGTACATGCGAAAGGCCGGGTCTAGACCCGGCCTATACTATACTCAGAGTCAAGACTCCAGATTACTGCCTCGTGAAGACCACGTCAAAGCGATCCAGGGGAGAGGTTGACTCGCCACGCACGAGCGATCCCTGCAAACTCGATCCGCTGACAGACCCTTGGAGCCGCCAAACGTCGGCGATGAGATCCACCCGTGAGCCGCGCAGATAGCCGGTCTGGATCTGATAGCGGTCACGCCATGGCACCACCACCAGCGTTCCCTTCACCTGGTTCGCAGACTGGACAAGAACGAGTTCGAACATCCGCTGGCCATTGCGCCAGCACACCCAGCTCCCCGTCACATCCACCGCCCCGGCCGGCGGTGTACTCGCCGCTGCCGGCGGCTCCACCGCGGGAGGAGCATCGGGTGCGGGTTGCACCGGCGTTACCGGCGCCACCCGCTGCCCCGGCGTTACCGGCATCACCGGCTGCGTCCGCACCCTCTCGCAACCGGCCAGCAGCACGAGCAGACATATCCCGACCCAGAGCAAACGAGTGTTCACCATCCGCGTAACCCCTTCCGCTATAGGACTACGCGGAGGCCTGAGATGTTCCCGCTCGGGCCTCCCGGCGTGCGGCAGCGATCTCCCGCTCGATCTCCTCGGGCGAGAGCCCGGAACGCCGTGCGTTCGCCCAGGCGCGTTCGACGATCTCCTGGAGGCCCTCCCACGCCTGTTCACGCTCCCGTGGGAGAGAGTTTGATATCACAATCTGTGATTTCAAAACATCCTCTTTCATGTTCGCCCCTCGCGTTCACCGGCTCCCGACGAACACTGTACTCATACCCGTCCACCCGCTGCACGACGCGGATCTCCTTCTGGCTCCTCGGGCTGTAACTGCGCTTCGTGCCATCGGGATAGGAGACGATCCCCTTGCCCGCCCGTCGCCTCCAACCTGGAAACCCGCCCACACCGGCCCCGGAACAGCACCATATCGCCGGTGCCGAAGTGGAAGCGCCGCTTCCACCGCCTGGCCGTCATCGGCAGGCCGTCCTTCCCCAGACGGGGAAAACCGGGAGCGCGATACCGCCGCAGTCCGCGGTCTCCATGCCCCTTGGCAGTCGCGAAGAGAACCCACACCTCCCGCGCCCCTCGCTTGACCGACAGGAGCGGCGCCTCGCTCCAGGCATACGCCGAGCGACCGACACAAAGAGCATCCAGCGAATGTGTCTTCGCCAAGCGGAACTGATCCCGAACGAAGTGCGTCATCCCGCCCGAGCCGGTTTCCAGGGGCAAGCCCATGCGCCGGATCCGGGCACAGAGATCGGTCCGCGCCGAGTTTACCGCCGCCGCGTCTTTATACGACTTACCCACCTGCGCTTGCACATCGGGGTGCCCAAACTCTACCGCCGTCCGGTTCTTCTTGGCCTGGTTGCACGGTCCGCAGGCGATGGTGAGATTGCTCACCCGATTGGTTCCGTCCCTGCCTTTCGGAATGATGTGCTCCACCTGAAGCGGCCCCGGAAACTTCTTGTTGCAGTAGGAGCAGCGGTGGTGGAACTTGTAGAGAAGATACTGCTTCAACTCGTAGCCGGCGAGGGTGCCGCGTTGATACTCCATCCCCTTGATGTCCGGCTTCTCCATCTTCTGGGTGTCGAAGCGCACCGCCTCGACCGATATTCCCGTCACCGGCGCCCACCGGCACAACCGCTCAATCCACGAAACCTGCGAAAGGACCCGCGCCTTCACCGCCGGAGACAGCCAGCGCCCGCGCGTGTCCTCGCCGTTGTGCCGCACGCCCTTGTGGCGCCAGCACCAGTCCTTGCCACTTCTGGCGTTCTGCCCGCAGATGTGGCACTTCACGCGCGGGCGGTTCCTGAAGCGCCGGGGGCGGTAGCGGCGATACTTGTTGCGGCGCATCCGGCGCCAGTTCCGACGCTGCTGCATCTTCTTGTGAATGCCCCGGCGGTGCTCAATCTCCATCAGCGCCAGGGCGCGCGGTCGGTTCCCGCCTTCTCGGACGACGGCCAGTCCAGTTGCCTTCGATCCCGGATCCAGCTTCACCCGCACCGACTGCAACTCGCTCTCTTCCACCGTTCGGTCCGCCAACCGGATCACGAAGGGGGAGCGGCGGTGAACACGCGCCCGGCCCCTCTCCAGGAGGAGTCGCGCCCGCTTCTCCGTGCAGGGCATCAGCGGATTCTGATGTTTGTCCAGAACGTAGACCATCTTCTTGTCCTTACGGACCTTGTGACGGTGGCGGTTGGCATCCCGCCACGCTCACCACGCCCATGTCAACCGGCAGTCCGGCATTGAGCCATGTCGCGTTCCGTTTCGTGGCCTCTCAACCATTGTCTACAAGTACCTTTCGGTACGAACGCGACTTCGAGAGGGTCAGGCTGGTGAAGCACCGACCGTCGGTTTTAGACATCCGGCCAACGTAGCTCACGGCCCGAAGGCCGCTTCAGCGGTTGTTACTCCCGCCTCCTCATCTGCCTTGCCATCGGCATCGGTGGCTCGGGCTAGTTCGCAGTTGACAGACTTTTCAGCCCGCGCGCTTCAACTCGGAATCCGCATCGCGCAAGGAGTCGCAACGGACTCCGAATAGAAGCGGAGAGTGCGACGTTCTGGCGGGATGCACGCCCCGAAGATCCTCCGTCGCAACGGACTCCGAATAGAAGCGGAGAGTGCGACGTTTCACGCCGCCGCTCCGATCCTGACCGGGCGAGTCGCAACGGACTCCGAATAGAAGCGGAGAGTGCGACCCTCGTTTCATGCCGATACCGGCAGGTGCCGGCTGTCGCAACGGACTCCGAATAGAAGCGGAGAGTGCGACTCGGCGCTGTGATCGTGCCGCCCCTCCTGCCGGCGTCGCAACGGACTCCGAATAGAATCGGAGAGTGCGACTCCCAACCGTTCTGGCGTCGCAACGGACTCCGAATCGGAACGAAGAGTGCGACTGACACTCACCGCCGTTATCCCCTTCCACCCTAGATAACGCTCGATGGCCGCGAGCGTTCCCACTTTTTTTCAAGGCGTTTTGAGATGCCGATTTGGCACCTCAAAGGTGACAATCTGTTACCTTTGAGGTCACAATCTGTGACCTCAAGATTCAGCGTGGCCTGCCGCCGTCGTTCCCACCCGCCGCGACCCGGCGGGCCGGCCGTCAACGTGGGCTTCCCCGGTCGTTTGAGTGACTCGCACACGAATACGTCGCGTGCTGATCCCACGCGGCATACGCTCGGCGCGGGGGCGGGCTCCCACCGCCAGGCGGCCACGCTCAGACCTCCCGCACCCGCCGCAGCGTCCTCCCCGGCACCACGACGAACGATCCGTCACCGAACTCCACCAGCACGTTCCGAGGCCCGGGCCCGCCGCTCCAGACCACCGCACGGCACTCCTGGCCGTAACGGCCGTTCCCCAGCGGGAAACTCGGATCCCAGGACGAGCGCCCGGCGCGGGCCACGTAACGGTAACGGCGATCAGGTTCCATCGTCTTCCGGGAACCCCGGCAGGAGCCGCGCCTTCGCGAAATCCCGCCGCCATCCCTTGAGCATCCCGAACCGCTCCCAGTACTCCACGACCTCCAGATCCTCGCAGTTCATCGAATCGCCGGTGCAGCCGTGGGCAGGCGGGTCGCCGTAGTGGATGCCGTCTTGGTACACGCCGCCCTTCGCGATCTGCTCCGCGAGGGTCGGGAACGGCTTGTCGGATTCCGCCCACTGGACTTTCTGCATCAACCCCCAGGAAATCGCCACGAGGAACTCCTGCAGGCACGCCTGGCAGCGAATCCGCACCAGGGCGATCTCGTCGCAGTAGATATCATGGGCCATCGCAGGCTCGAATGGAGCATAGCGCGGCACCCCGGCCTCGTCGTACCAGTCGGGTTTCCGGTCCGTCAGCGCCTTGATGTCCTCGTAGAGAGCGTTCACTCGGTCTCCCCTTCCTCCTCTGCTAACGCTCCACTCGCCGAATCGTTCCCGCTCCCTTCGCCCGGGCCACCTTCCGCATCGCCATCGCGAAATCCCACGCCGCCATCGCCTTGACTTCCTCCTTGGTCCACGTATCGGGGTCCTTGGAGATGCACGCCGGCCGCGGCGGCACCGGCGGCAGCGGCGGCGGCAGCGCCTTTCGCAGGTGCATCTCCTCGCGGATCTCGGGGAGCTTGCGCAGCAGCAGATCGCGCGCCCGGAACAGCCGAGTGCGCACGGTCGCGGGCGAGACGCCGATCCTCTCGGCTGCCTCCGACGGCTCCAGCCCCTCCATCCACACCAGCCGTGCCGTCTGGCGGAACGGCTCCGGAAACGCGGAGACGGCCCGCATGATCGCCGTCATCATCTCACGGCTCACCACGTGCTGCTCGGGGGTCATCCCGGCCGCTGCCAGGATGTCACTCAGCACGCCCCCATCCTCGCCCCCGAGCGGCGCGTCGAGGCTCTCCAGGGATGGCTGCCGGTTCCGCTGTCTCCCCAAGTCGCGCCATTTGTTCCTCGCAATCGTGAACGTCCACGCGCGGAAGTTCCTCACTTCGGCATCCTCCTCGCTCTCATCCTCTTTCTGGCTGGCGAGCGGGTCGAACTGCTCCAGCCCGCCCCACGCCGCGGCGAGGGTATCCTGCACCAGGTCGGCGGCATCATCCTCGCTCAGGCCGTGCTTGCGCGCCCAGCCGAACAGTTCCTGTTCCACCGCCTCATGCCACTCCTCGAACCGCCGCGTGCGCTCCGCGTCGGAGACGTGCCGCCAGTAGCCCTCGGCACCCGGCTCGCGAGTCCATTGCCCGCCCTCCGCGCTGCCCTTCGGCACGCGCGGCTCCTCACGCCATCCCTTCAACAGCCGCGACGCCAGGATGTCACACGCAATCGCCTTCGCCAATCGGCTCATGGCTCTCTCCTATAGATAACGACGAAACGCGCGGAGCGTTCCCGGAATCTACTGCCAGCCGTACAGCGGCAGCCGCTTCACCGGCCGGGCGCACCGGACGTAGCCGGCGTGGATGTGTTTCAGCGAGAGGGAAATCTGGCAGGGGAGATCGTGGAGCGCGATCGGTTGGAGGCCGTCGCGCCACTCGGTGTAGAGGTGCGCTTCCGGCACGCAGTAGCGGTCCTCAAGGTTCCCCTCAGTCGTCGCCAGCGCCTCGCCGATCTCCTCGAAAGAAACGGGCGAGCTGGGGGTCCAGCCCGTTACTGCTCCACATCCTGCTGTTCAGCGTGCGCACGATCATCGGCTCCCATTCCTCGGGGTCGGCCAACGGCAGCACCTTCGCCCCCGGCATCTCCTGCCCGGGCTCCCAGCCCGCCAGACCCCACACCCGCGGGTCCGTCTCCGCTTCCAGGAGATACCGCCCTTTCACCGCCGCGCGCAGCAACTCCAGGTCGCGCTCGCTCTCGTCCACCGTGCGCACGTTCGTCTTCGCGTTCACCTCGGTGTGCGCGCTCTCCGCCCGCCGCATCATCCCGTAGGTGAACGGCGCCAGGACGTAGGCTTCGCGGTACAGCGGCAGTCCTCCCAGGGCGAGCGCGTCCTGCATCTGCGAGAGAGCCAGTTCGCCGGCCGCGATCCGCGCGCTCAGGATCTCCCAGCGCGCCGTCCGCTCCGTCCGGTCCGCCCCGATGGTCTGCTCCGCCTCGGCGCGCTTCCCCTCGTCGCCGCTGTCCAGGGACAGTTTCGCCAGCTTCACCGGCGGCGGCAGCGACCCCTCCTCGAACAGCTTGTCACGGGCGTTCTGCAGACTGGCGATCTCCGCCCGCCGCAGGGCGATGTCTACCTCGTCCGGGCGCAGGATCTTCGCCCGCCCGCAGATGTGCATCTCGATGATCTCAACGTAGTGTTCCACAGAGACTGCGGCAGGGAGCCGCCGACTTCAGGCGGCGGAGGAATGCCGCACCTGCTTCGGAAGCAGGTGGAACTCCCTGCCTACTCCTTTCCATCAGATAGTTGACGGCAACCGCCAGTATGTTGATCCGCCAGTACTCCGCGAACAAGGCGCAGGAGTACTCCCTGGCAATCGCCGAAGTGGAGCCGCGCGGCACGAGCAAGAACTGCTCGCGTTGTGGACTTGCCGGTAAGCGCCGCCGTCACCAGTTCACCTGCCCGTCCTGTGGTCATGCGGAGCACGCCGATGTCAACGCGGCGCGCAACATCCGCAACCGCTATACCGTGTCACGGCACGGTGGGGATCCGTCAGTATCCCCCGAAGCCCGGAACCCCTCGGGGAACGCGGGCAAGCTGCTGCCTTCAGGCAGCAGTCACTGACCTCTTACGTGGCGCTGATCGTCATCGGGTAGGCCGCCGTCGTCGCCAGCCCCCGGTAGCGCAGGTCCCTCAGCACCCGCTGGTTCGGGTCCTGCACGCTCTTGGCGTTCGGGTTCGCCAGCAGCAGCGAGGTGAACGAGAACGTCGTGTACGTCGCCACCCCGATCTTGACGCTGAGGGTTGCGTCCGTGACCGCCGTCACGGTGTTGTCGTCGGTGAGACCAGGGATCGTCACCGCCGTCTCGGGGTAGACCTGGAGGTTCACGCTCAGGTTCGGGATCCCGGCGTTGTGTTCGCTTGGGTAATGGCTGCCGTTCATGTCCTCCAGGGGCGTCAAGCCGGTGTTCCACTGGATGCTCCCCGAGCGGATCTTCACCGTCGAGAAGGAGCCTCCGAAGCTCACCTCCGCGTAGGAGAGCGGTGCGGTATTCACGAATGCCGGCGCGGCATCGGCGGTATCCAGCGCCGTGCCGTGGAACTGCATCCCCATCGTCAGGATCGCCTGCCCGGCCGAGAAGTTGAGGCTGAACCCCGCGCCCTTCGGGGAAAGGATCTTGTGCTTCCCGAGGGTGCTCTCGTAGAAGTTCAGGTTCCCCGCGATCGCCGTCAGGTCGAACGGCGCGGCGCCGCCGCGGGTGCAGAACCAGGCGTTCAGGTTCGCCGCCGTAAACCACGAGGCGTGCAGCACCGCGTTCAGCGAGACCGCCGGGAATCTCATTCCCTGGCTGTAGTTCACCCCGCCGTAGCGGTTCCCCACCGGCTGCGGCACCTGTTCGCCCAACGGCCGGTCCATGTTCGAGCCGGGGATCAACATCGCCACCGCCGTGCCGATCTTGCACCCCCCGCTGTAGCCGTAATCTCCCGCGAACGGCATCTCTCACCTCCAGAAATGCGAAAGGCCCGGCTGTCACCAGCCAGGCCCGGAATCTCTCTTCAGATGTGCGCCCGCACCTGCCGTGCGTGCGTCTCTTCCCAGCCCCGTCGCGCCGCGGCGATCTCCTCGGGCGTCACCGCCACCCGCTCTCTGTCGTGAACGCGCGCATACAGCGCCGGCACGCCGCACCCCTGCAGCGCCGCCTTCTCCTCGTCGCCTCGGAACATCTCCCGCAGCAGGCGCGAGCAGAAGAGACGCGAGCCGTCTTCGTTCAGGCTCGTGAAGCCGCAGCAGTCAATGCACCCGTGCCCGAGCACGAGCGCCACCCGGGCGCTGTGTTCCTGCCCCGCCCGAATCCGCTCCTCCGGGGGGTGCTCCCCCCACTCCCGCTTGTTGACGGCCTCCGGCTCGGTGTCCAGCCCTACCAGCCTCATGTGCCCGACATCCTTTCCAGCACCCACGTCCGCGCCCGCGCGCCGATGGCCTCCAGGTCCTCGTCCTGGATCACTCCCACCGGCCGCGCCGGCATCTTGCTCGTGCCCGCCTCGTGGAACGCTGCCAGCGGAACCCGCGCCGATGCTCTCCCGCGGCGCCGCAACTCCCGCTGCGCCTTCTTCGTCAGCAGGTGATACGGCCGCACCTGCTCGGGCGTCACCGTGCGCTCGATGGTGAGCTGGCTGCCGAAGAACGCCCCGTCGGCCGTGACCTCGCTCACGTTGCCGCGCGCGCCCTTCTGCACCCACGAGTCGCGCAGGGTACCGCTGCGGATCAGGATCGTTCGCGCCGAGAACCCCATCCCGCCCGTCACCGGGTCGCGCTGCTGCAGCCGCGGCGGGATCTTCCCCGCCGGGGTGTGCTTCGGGATCGCCCGCGCCGCCAACATCCGCGACCGCTGGCGCACCGTGCTCTCCGCCAACGGCCGCCACGCCGGCCGGCCCCCCTCGGCGAAGTTCTTCCCGTAGGAGGCGCGCACGATCCTCCCGATCTCCTCCAACAGGCCCTGCGGCGCCTGCACCGCGCCCTGGACCCGCGCGACGAGCTCCTCCAACGCGCGCGTGTCCATCCGCACCCGCACCCCGAGCGGCCCCCAGAGCGGGAAGAGCACCTCGCTCATGTCGTCATCCCGCGGTTGTAGGCGGTCTGGCAGGTCCACATCACGGTCGCCGAGGTGAGCGTCCAGTTCTGCTGCAGGTCTATCTCTTCCGTCTCCAACGAGCGCGGCGAGCAGTTCTTCACGGTGAGGCCGCAGTCGAGGACCATGATGTTGTACTGATTCTGAGCCAGCACGTCGAAGACGGCGCTGCCAAGTGACTCGATGGCGCTCTCCCACGGCACGCGCGCCTGGTGAACGGCGTAGGCGAGGATCGTCGCCGTCAAGTTCACGCTGGCGCCCTTCGGCACGGCGTACCAGTCCTCTTGCCGCGAGTGGCAGGAGACTGCTACTATCGGATAGGACCCCTCGCCCTGCACGTTCGGCACGTCCAGGACGACCCGCGCCTGCGCCGCTTCCCCGTTCGGCCAGGTGCCTCCAATCTGGTGATACAGCGCCCGATCAATGGCGTTCAGGTTCAGCGTCAGCACCTCGTGTACCAGGCTCGCCGTCTGGCGCACGATGGAGAGGAGCGAGGTGTCGGCCAGCCACTCGCAGACCGCGCTCCCCTGGCCGGTATTGTCCTCTGCCGTGATGTAGTACGGATACCGCACCGGCGAGGCCGCCGCACGCACCGTCAGGGTGTACTCCCCGACGCCCGGCCCCGCCACGTAGGAGACCGACGACCCGAGCACCGACGGATCGCGCGAGGCATAGAACTTCAGCGTGCCCACCGGCGCCGCTGCCGGCTTCGCGATCAGGTGCAGGCCGTCCGGCGTCGCCGGGTTCACGACCGAGGTCAGTTGCAGGGCCACGAGAACCTCCGAGAGAAAACAGAGTCAAGATTCCGGGAACGCTGGCGCGCGGCCGTCGTTATCTAGGGTGGAGAAAGGAGAAGACGATGAAGTACTGGGTTGTCGCTACCGAGGAGCCGGTGCCGGAGCACGCGCCGATGTTCAACCGCGCCACCAACCTGCGCCACTACCTCGCGGAACACCCCGAGGAACCCGGCGCGCTGCTCTACTGGTGGTATGGCGAAGACCTCGTCGAGGTGGCCTTCCACTCCCGCGAGGAGATCCTCGCCGGCGGTGCCACGAAGGCGAAGCGCGGTGCCACGCTGGAGTGGCTCTCCGCGAGAGGGATGGTCTGATATACGGGGGCGCCCCGCCAGCCCCCTTCCGAAAGGAGACTCTGATGAAAAAGGATGATTTGGATATCGCGAATGCCGCCGAGATAGCTTGGGAAGGCGCTCACGCCACTCTTGCCGAGCACGGCATAGAAGTCACGTGGGAGCGCCACGGAAAGACGAAGTGGGTGTGCTACTATGAGCACACCGACCACATGAAGCAGTTCAACCCGGGCAAGCACGTGCTCATATCTGGCGTCAACCTCAAGGACGCAGAGAGACTCATGAGCTTCTGTGCCATCCTCCTGACGACGCCCAGGCGAGACGAAGAGGGATAGAACCCGAAAGGAGACTCCGATGCCCACCCTTGCACCCGAACCGCCGCGCCCGTCTCCTGCGGGATGCCGCCTTCTGGCGCAACGCCGCCGCCAGCGCCGAGGCCACCGCCGCCCGCACCCGGCACAGACCCCGTTCCTCTGCCTTCGCCGAGGTGATGGAATCGCGAGCCTCCGAATACCGGCGCATCGCCGAACACTACGCCCGAGCGGCTTGCTGAACCGCCGCGCACCCCCAAGGAGAGCAACCGTGATGCTATGGAAAGCCTACATCCCTGGAGACTCGGACTACGCGTCGGAACGCGCCGACTCGGAAGAGGAAGCCAAGAAGACCTTCGTCCGATGGTTCAAGGGAGTGGCCAAATCCTTCGAGCGCCAGAACATGCCCACCGCCGCCAAGGAGATGCTCAAGTACCTCAAGCACTGGCAGGAAGCTGGCAGCCATGTACGGCCAGTCGAGGATGAATGAACCTACATCCCCCGGTTGGAGAGTTCGGATACCAGGAAGCGTATCCGGGATGCCGACCGCGCCGGACCCTCAAGCCCCAGGCAGTAGGCCCTCACCAGGCCCGCCGCGTATCGGCGCTCCGCCCGGTGCAGCCAACCCTTCAGGAGCTGGAGATACCGGCCGTCGTGGTGGCTGTGCCCGCCGATGAGCCGCCCCGAGGTCGCCACCCGGCGCGTATCCCAGCGGTTCCACCTGCCGCCCCCCTTCCGGTTCGCCATCAGTACGCTCCTTCGGCCATGTCCGTGGGCGCCTGCGCCCAGATCCGCATCACCACCCGGTAGGGGAAGAGGTCGCCATCTGTCGCCTCCACCCGGCGGTGGAACGACCCGCTCACGATGAACAGCGTCGGGTAATACCAGTAGCTCACCGTGTAGACGCTGCCCGCCGCCGGCCCGCTGGTCCAGGTGATGCCGCGCTCGTCGGTGCTCACCGCGAACCCGGTCGTTACCTCTCCGGTGCTCTTGTACACCGCCTGAATCCGCGTCACCGGCCAGTGCTTCAGCGTGTCGCTGGCGCCACTCCCCCGCAGGAGCTGCTGGGTGAAGCGCACCTCGCGCGTGTCGAGGATGATCCGGTCGCCCTCCTCGAACGGGTACTCCGTGTGCAGGTAGGTGCAGTACACATCCCCGTCCTGGAGCAGGATCGGCGCCTTCACCTTCACGAGCTGCGCGTTCTGCAGGACGAGCTTCCCCCCCGTCGGCCCGGTCGTCGGCAGCGTCATCTGCTTCCAGAGGACCCCGACGCCGCCGCATACGGTGCACGCCGGGTTCAGCGAGAACCCCGTGCGCGGATGGTGGCACACCGGGCACTCCCCCTCGAAGCGCAACCAGTATGCCGGCACCTCGCCATACGACTCGATCAGGTGCTCGAAGTGCTCCGTACGCAGTTGACCCAGGGTGCCCATGCAGTGCTCCTACTTCAAGCAGGCTTCAGTTCTCCCGATGCCCAGCGGTAGTAGATGTGCCCTTCTACCCATTCGACGCCCACGATACAGTGAGTGGGCTTTGCCAGCCATCCATCCCGAGGCTTCCTTGGGGAGAAGAGCGGGAGATCCGAGGACCTGATCGGCTGGGGCGCCTGTTCCGGCACCCGAGCCACCCGGATCGCTCCACGGCGGCTGGACCGACAGGCGACCACCTGCGCGTTGGACGCACGCAGACTGCTCCGAGCATCGCACCCCATTGCCAAGCCGTCGATGCCACACTCCCACAGTTCCGCGAAGCACAACGTGTGAGTGTGAACCGTGCGCGACCCGCGCCCGCGCAGGCGAACACTGTCGCTATACAATCGATGCTTCTGTCTCGGCTCCTCCGGTACCAGCAGACTCTCTTCCGTAGTGCCCATGCGCTGCTCCTACCGATCGGACTGAAGGGCGCCAGCCGCCGCCATGATCGCCAGCCCCACGGCGTATGCCACCTGCGGCGGGTTGGCGTTGCCCAACGCCTTCAGGGCGCGGCGGTTGTGGACACGCGCCAGCCTCACTTTGTTGTGCCGCCACCACGCTTTGGCTTCAGCAGCAGGCCAACCAGTTCGCTCTCGGATAGCACGCACCAGTCCGGGGGCAGGCCCATGAGTTCCGAGACCCAGGCCGCGTTGAGTGATCCTCGGGGCTTCCCAGGGGTGCTGGGGTTCGCCGGGTCCAGCGGGCCACTCACCACACCAGGTATATGCACGTCCGTCCTCAAACTGCTGTGCTGCCCGCCTCCGTGGCTCCCTGGGCAGTGCGCTGTGCACGGCGTCGCCCAACTCCGCCGCGTCGCACTCGTCAGCGTATCCGGGGTGCCCGAGTGCGCCCCTGTCTGTTCGCTGTCCTCCGCTCGCGGCGTCAGCCACTGGCGGGAAACCGCGCTCGGTAAGTCGTCGTCGCATGGCGGGCGTCTCCCCTGCGGCTGGCTCTCGCCCTTCCAGTCCGTTGCGCCCGGCGTTGGCCAGTTCGCCCTCACTGCCTCCCGAAGATTGAATCCGCCGCTGCCCCGCGCCGCCTTCGTCTCCCGGCTCTCCGGACCGCGCTTGCCGTTGCGTGCGTTCGGCGTCGGCCAGGCCGACGCAGCGGCTTGCCACGATCCACACCCGTTTCCTTCGGTGCGGTGCGCCCACGTCTTCAGCACCCACCAGGAGCGGCCAGACGGTGTAGCCGATTTCCTCCAGGCTGCCGGCAATCCGGTCATAGCCGCGAGTGCGGAGACAAGGAACGTTCTCAGCGAGGATCCAACGGGGTCGGAGGTCTCGCACGAGCCGCCACATCTCCCACCACAGACCAGACACGTCTGTTGGCTCCTCCAGTGTTCCAATGCCTTCGCCGCGCCCGGCGACGCTGATCTGCTGGCATGGGAAACCGCCCGTGATGAGGTCAACCCTCCCACATCGAACCCGAACAGACTCGGCTGTGACATCGCGCACGTTCTCCCATCGGGGCAGGCCCAGCCAGTGCTTCTCCAACACGGCGCGGCAGTACGGGTCGCTCTCACATTGGCCCACGATAGTCATCCCGGCCCATTCCAACCCTAGGTCGTGTGCGCCGATACCGGAGAAGAGTGAGAGCGTATTCATCGTCACTCTTGCTAACGCGCGAAACCTCGATCCGTTCCCGCTTTCTTCAGATCACCACCATCACCGGACCGCGCTGCTGATCTCTCACCCGGTTCGCCCAGGCCATCGCCGCGTCGCTCATCTTCTGCGCCCGCTGATCCATCACCCCTGGGTTGATGCTCTCCGACATCCCATCAATCGCGGCCGAGACGCCGCCGGCATCGAGGGCGTTGCCGAGCTGCCACATCCACTTCGCCGCTGCCAGCCGCGCGATGGCGCTCTGGTAGGCCACCACCTCCATCTGCCCCCACGAGGTGCTCTTCGCCGCCGCGTCGGGGTCGTAGGCCGTCCGCGAGACGAGGCCCGCCGTGTACTGCAGGTGCAGCACCGCCGGCAGAATGCCCGCCATCATCCCCGGCTGGTAGAACGGAAAGAGGGTGATCAGGTTGAAATACACCGGGTTGCCTCCGTAGGCGATGGTGTGCACCTGCCCCTGGCGGGCCACCACGTTCAACCACTCGTCGGGAAGATCCGCGATCTTGTTGTCGTGCAGGGCGAAGCGCACCCGGGTGAGCGTGCTCACCGGCGTGTACCGGAAGTCTAACTCCCCGGTGTTGAAGCGCCACGCCTCGATCTCGTAGGGCACCGGATCGATCAGCTCGTCGTAATCGGTATCCAACACCAACGCCTCGGCCGTCGCCACTTCCCCAGTGACGAAACGGGTAGAGAAGAAAGGCATGCCGCACGCTTCGCGCAGTTCATACTGCGCCGTCAGGATGTGCTCGCGGGCGATGTCTGCCGAAGAGAGGAGCGGCGAGAGCGCCTGCACATCCTCTTCCTGCGCGTCGATCAGCGGCCCCAGCCGGGTCATCTGCCGCCGCACCCACTGCTCGCTCACTGCTAGGGGTTCTGCCATCGCCGCCTCCTCGGGCGTACTCCACTATGCCGCCACTGCCGGAGACACAGTGGAGTACGCCGACGCCACTCCCACGCTCTCTACGTGCCCCACGCCCGGAACACGAGGTTCACCACCGTCGAGAGGTTCGTGCCGTTCCCCACCTGCGTGGCCGTGGCCGTGTAGGCCAGCAGCTTGTTGTTCGCGGCATCGAACCGATACCAGCGGGTGCCGTCGAACCCCACCTCCATCCCCTCCACCTCGTGCATCCCCTCTGCGGTCAGCGCGTCCAGCACGTCATAGCCGCCGGTGGTGTAGGAGGAGTCCAGATCGAGCTGCCCGAACACCTCCACCTTGCGCCCCGTGAACTCCTTCGTCGCATCATGGATCGTAATCATCCCTCATCATCACCCTTCTTCGCCCGCCGGCCTTGCCGGGGCGGCCGCGGCGCGGCCGGCGCCGGCGCCTCCTCCTCATCGAGGATGTGCTCGTCCTCTTCCAGGTCGCCGGGCAGCACCATGCCGTAGTTCGGATCGGCCTCCGCGGCGGTAGGTGTCTGCGCCGCCACCGGCAGGGGCACGGTACCGTCATAAGCCCCCAGGTTCTGGAAGCCGGGCACCTCCGCCAACCCGCAGTTCTCGGGCGCCGCAAAGCGCCCCTGCGCGTCCATCAGGCACGCCAACCCGCTCGGGCAGGTGACCTGCTGCCCCGCCACCGGGCGGTCCTTGCGGATCGCCTGCGGCGGCGCCTGCCACAACACCAGCGGCCCATCCGGCGCCCGCACCTCACCTTCCACCTGCACGACCTCGGCGGGGGTACCATCCACCACGTTCCATCCGGGCACCAGGTGGATCGGGCAGGTCACGGGCACCTGCGCCTTCCCTTCGGCATCGGTGTCGAACTGTACCGCCGGCTGGCTCCCCAGCGAGGGCGCCACCACGTGCTGCCGCCGCACCTCCTGGTTCTGCACCGTCATCATCTGCATTGGAGTTCCCCTCTCTTCTCTGTTCCCGGAAAGGTGAGGGGTGACGGCTCACCCCTCACCGACACGCCAGCGCCCGTTCTCAGGCCGACACGGCCGCCACACCGGTGCGGCGCAGGCGCCCGATGTTCTTCACGTAGATGTTCTTCTCCGGCTCGGTCATGATCGGCGTGTGAATGAGGATCAGCGCGAAGGGATCCACCATCATCCCCGGCGGCAGCACGCGCTTCATGACCGGGCAGTACTGCGCGACGTAGGTCTGGTTGTCATCCATCGAGAGCGCGCACCCCTGATAGGTGTCGGGCTCCCAATAGCGGTCGTCATAGAACGTGGTGGTAGCACCGGTCGTGGTGCGGGCGACGGAGCAGAGGTGGCGCCGGTTGCCCGCCACGCTGCCATCGTCCGTGACTTTGTTCCGGAAGATGTGGAAGTAGATCACGTTGGCGTCGTTGCAGGTGATCGTCAGCGTGATTCGCTGCCCTGCCGTCGCCGTGATCGCCGCCGAGGTGGCGGCGGTGCTCATGCCGCCACGGCTGACAGCGCACACGTCGTAGTAGTAGGTGCCGGCCACCAGGCCGCGCCGGCTGTCGGTGGCGGTGTGCGCCCCGCCCGAGCCGGTGACACTCGTCGGTGCTGGCGGACTGTTCGGACCTCCCACCAGGGGCGCCACGCGCGGCATCCCCATCGAAACGCCGGGGCGCAGCATGTGCACCCCCTTGACCTTCAGGTACTCGGGGTCGCCATCGAGACTGGCCACGACGATCTCCCGGAACATCGCGCCCAACTGCCCCGCCCGCAGGTTCTCGTCCGCACGCTGCTCGGGGAACAGACTGCGCTGCAGATCGTTGATCGCCCCGAACGGCAGGTAGACCCGCGACAGGTCGCAGTTGTTCTGCTCGGCGATGTCGGCCAGTACGGTGAGGCTCTCCTTGTCGAGCGGCGCGTTGCGCATATCCCACATGATGTTGTTGTCGGCCGTCGCCGCCGCCTCGATCTGGCAGAAGTAGCCATCGTGCTGAAGGCTGCTCACGGCGCTGCGGTCGAAGAAGAGACTGCGCTCGCAGTGGATGAGGAGTTCGCGCATCTTGAGCTGCTCCAACGTCTGCGTGATGTTCCGGCCGACGCCGTTGAACCCCACGCTGCGCTGAAGCTGCGCGATCAACTCCGCCTCCGCCTTGACGTACTTCGCCTTGACCGACTTTCCGGCACGCCGGAAGGTCGGGTCACTCACCACCCCCACGTCGGAGAACCCGGCGGAGCCATCCATGCCGTAGGCGCCGAACCCGGTGTGCACGGCATACTCCACCATGATAGAGCCAGTCGGAATCTTCGTCACGTCGCGCCACGCCACGAGCTGGCGCTGCTTCACCTCGACGCTACGCAGAGTGCCGTCGAGGTACTCCACGCCCAGTTGGGTAGCGCTGGTGGCGCCCCCCGCCGTGGTGCGCGGGATGGTGGAATCGGCAGTGATAGCCTTGCGCACCTCTTCCGTGATCAGGTTCACCTCGTTATCGAGATCGGAGCCGCCGCCATTCGGGAAGAAGGCATCCGGCCCCAGCACACTTGCGAACTCCATGGTCGTCCCTCCAAACGCAGAGGGGCCGACCCTCGAATGGGCCAGCCCCCGCTCGTTATCCGCTCGGGCCGCCAGCGGCCCGCTTCGCTCTTGTCTGCTTCCGTCACTCCTGGAGACAGTTCTCCAGCACCATCTCCGGCGTCATCTCGGAGTCGGCGGGATGATCCACCGCCCAGCACGCATCGTCGAAGGCGGCCCCGTCGATCTTGCCGTCGAGGTATGCCTTCTGGAGGCGATCCAGCACCACGCCCTTCGTCAGTCTCCGAAGCGCCGGCGACTCCGCCTTGCGCAGCAGCCTCCGGGGGTGCGGGCTGGAGGGGCGGCCGGCCGCGGTCTCCGACATCTCCTCCAACTGGCCGACGAGCACGTCCATCTTGTCGGCCAGCCCCTTCATCACCCGGCGCGCCGCCGCGTCTTCCGGGCTATCAGCGGCCGGCTCGGCCGCTGCCGGACGCGCCGCTACCGCCTTCTGCAGCTTCGCCACGTCCCTGCGCAGCGTGCCCAGGCCCTTCGTCAGCCCCTCCAGGTGATCGGCCACCGCCTTCAGGTAGGGCACGGCATCGAAAATCAACTCGTTACCCCCGGCCGCCTTCAGGAGGGTCTCGTGGAGGTCGTCGGCATCCACATCCGGCGTCGAGACGCTCTTGCGCACCTTGCGCGGGGGCGCCTCCTCCTCCTCCTCCTCCGACTCGTCCTCTTCCTCCGGCTCCGGCTCTGGCTCCGGCTCCTCCTCCTCCTCCGACTCCTCTTCCTCGTCGTCGGGAGCAGGGGCGGCCGCCGGCTTCCGCTTGCGCTCCTTGCGGATCTCCTCGGCCAGCGCGGCCGGGTTCTCCTCCAGCGCCTTCACCAGCGGCAGCGCCTGGTCCAACTCATCCTCAGTGGCGGTGCCCGCTCGCAGGCGCCCCACGAACTGCTTCATCTCAGTCAGTAGAGACATCTCTCTCCTCCTTGCGCCCTCAAGCAGCGCGTTCCGCCGCCTCGATCAGCGCGTCAATACGGTCGGCCCACAGCGCCCCCAGCGCCTTCTGGACCGGCGTCGGCTTGCGGCGCTTCTTCTTCGCCGCCTGGCCTTCCTCACAGTGACCCTCGATCTGCTCCACCCCGAGCGCGCTGACCGTTGGCCCCACGTGCGGCAGCGCCGCGCTGGCGGTGATCGCCTTGATACAGGGCAGCTCGCTCACGAGCTCGGGGATGATCGGAAACTGAATCTCCTCGAATGGCAGGTCCGACCGGAGTGCCTTCGCGAAGGCGATGGTGCCCACGTTCCGGCTCTGGATCGGCCGGGCGGTGATTCCCACCGTCGAAATGAACGGAACTACCTTCGACCCCAGCCGCTTCTTCACGCACCCGGCCACCGAGTAGCCGTACTTCCGGCCGTGCGCCAGGCCGTCCACCATCTGATCGGCCCATTTGGTGCCCTTGAGGAGATTGGTCCGCAGCCACGGCACATCCACCCCACTCTGGGGATGGGGCGCCCGGTAACGCTCGATGCCGTACCCCATGATGTAGTTGTCATCGAGGGTGCGCTCGTAGAGGTGCTCGTGATCGACGATCTGACCCAGGCGGTCGAACCCCTCCTCCAGGCCCTTCTCGAACTCCTGCGAACAGTCCATCTCGTCGCCTTCAAGATCGGCCGTCGGCTCCGTCAGCGGCCCCTCCACGATCCAGGTCTTGCCGTCCGCCGACGCCGCCGCTTTCTCAATCGGCACGTAGAACGAGAACGGCTTGACCAGTTCCTCTGCTACCACGGCGCTCACCTCCTCGCGGGTGCCTCACGCGAAAGGCGGCTCTCTCCCCAATGGCGAGAACCGCCTTTCACCACTCAGTCAGCGACCGCTCAGGCTGCGTTCTGCAGCCCGCACTCGAACAGACTGAACACCACGGCGCCCGCCACCGGCGCGGCGGCGTTCAGGAAGAAGAAGAACGGAACCACTTCCTCACCCGAGTCGAACGAGAACGCTGCCACCGTCGTTGGCGCCGCATCGTCGATCTCATAGGTGACAACCCCGGTCGCAGACACCTTCACACAGAGCGTGTGGGTCTCCGTGTCCGCCCAGTTGTCGGTGGTGTCCGTCGTGGTCGTCGCGGCGCCGTTCAGGATCGTCTCGATCTTGATGTCGCCCGAGATCACGTTCAGGCAGGCCAGCTCGTCATAGTCATCAATGTTCGCCTGATAGGCCTCCGCCTTGCGGAAGCCGATGGCGCAGTCGTCCGTGCCGCTGACGTTGGCGATGGAGAAGGTCGCCTTGAAGTAGAAGGCGCCGTCAGTCCCCACCTTGAACGAGTGCGGCGCGCCAGCCCGGTAGAGGATCCCGGCGGTGATCTCGATGCCGTCATCCTCGGTCTGATCCATGTTGACGTCGAGGCCGGTGGCCGCCGTCTTCGGCGCGAGGATCGTCTGGGTGCCCTTGGGGCTCCACTCCAGGCAGACGGCCGGCTTGTTGCCGTAGCCGTAGCCCCCCACGATCATCAAGTCCTCGTCACCGCCCGCGCCGGTGGCCGCCCCGCCCAGCTTCTTGGAGGTCACGATCCCTCCCATGAAGTCGGTCTGGATGGATCGCTGGAAGTTGGCGATGTTGCGCAGCGCCCCCTCGACCGTATCGAAGCGGTCGCCGAATCCCTCAATGTCGCCGTGATAGTTCAGGGCGGCTTTCTCACCCGTCGTCAGTGCTGGTTTGAGCATGCTCTTCTGCCTTTCTCCCGCCGTGATGGCGGAATCAGAAGGGGCCGCCCCGCTTCCGGCGCGAGCGGCCCCCGAATCGAAAAGGCCAGCCCCGAGAGGGACCGGCCTTCGGTGTTGTGCTATTCAGTTGTCACTCAGAGAAACGTTGGGTCTATCTCGTGCAGGAACGCAAACCGATCCGGTGCTGCCGCGAACCTGTGTCCGATAACACCAGCACCGCCCGGGAGGATGACATTGTTCCGGCTCCAGTCATCCCCATCGGCGCCATTGTTCACTAGCAACCAGATGTGCTCTCGGTCGCCTTCGACCAAGAACTCTTCTCCGGTTCCGTAGATAGTGAATCCGCCGTGGTACTTCACTCGTCGACCATCCGGCAGCGGAACGTTCAATGGGTGTTCCGCATCTCCTGGGTTGAAGAGAGACGCCTTGCGCTGGGCGAGCATCTTGTCTGCCGAGTTCCTCTGCTCGACCTCACGCCGAGCCTTCTCAGCGCGCTCCGTGCAGGCTTTCGTATCGCGGCAGAATACGTGCCACCCAGGTCGAGCACCGAACCCGAGGTGATCGTCCACGTCATCCTCGTCATAGTGAACGAGGCTTCCTTCACCCGCTGGCACCATTCTGCCGCATGTAGAACAGTGCTGGGCGCGACGGTTCGTGCGCTTGGGCGCCGCACTTGCCTTCGGTGTTGCTGCGCGTTGGGGCGTCCTCTGCATCGCCAGCGAGCAATGCCTTCGGACACTCTCCTCAGCCTCAGCGGGGAAGACCCACATTTCGTTCACCGGACTCCACTGACCACCCAGCGCCCGAGCGCCCGACTCGAACGCAGGGTCCCTCAGTATCCACTTTGCCCCAAGCAACCTCGCTGACACAAGTAGCTTCTTGGACCCACGACTGGGGAAACGCCCGAGTTCGAACTCGAACATTTCCTCGGGGTTGTACTGCTTCTTTTCCATCGTCGTTTCCCCTTTCCCTGGAGATAACGACGATTTCGACGCCGCGTTCCCGGAATCTTCCCTCCCAGCGAAGAGATCCGGCCCCGCTTCCTTGACCTTCTCCCGCTTGGTCATGTCCGGCCGCTTCCCCTTCGCCTTCTCGGGCTTCTTGTCCTCCACCCAGTAGGTCTGGGTGAAGTGCTCGGTCTTCCCGCCCCGCTTGCGGGTGACGCTCTTGCGCTCCTCGTGCAGCCCCTGGCGGGGCGCGCTGTGGGGCGTGTCACTCTCGCCGAAGCACAGCCACCGCTGCCCGCCCCGCTCCCGCCGGCCGTACTTCGAGAGCGCCTTCTCCAGCAGGAGTTTCAACGCGATGCACTTCGCCAGCTTACTCATCTGAACCTCCGCAGGAAAGACATCAGTGGACACGAAATAGAGTCAAGATTCCGGGAACGCTCGCGCGCGGCCGTCGTTATCTACCGTGGAGAGAGGAACAAGACGATGAACATCAAGACGCTGGAGACGCTGGAATGGAAGTCCGGGCCGGAGTATCTCAGTGACGAAGCGAAAGTCGATCATGGCGTCTACTCGATTGACAGCCCCGAGGGTTGCGGCCATAGCAATGTCTGGTACACTCCTCGCGGCGGCACGAAGATCCACCTCGCTACGGTGAGTGACACGGATTCGGACAGCCGGGCGCACATCCTCGTGGAGTTTGCCGAGGAGACGGTGGCCACCATCCGCGACTGCGACATCAGTGAACCCATCTGCGACACCCTCGCAGATCACGACTTTGAAGAGGCGGTGCGGCGATCTTGGGATTATGACGACAACAGCAGGCGCGCCGTCTTCGCCGACTTCCAAGCATTCCGCACGTTGGTGGTGCGCCTGCTCCACCTCATCACCGCCTAACCCGCCATTGGGAGGAGTCCTGCTCCCCACGCCCCGCCCGCCGGGCCAAGGCGGGCAGAAGGAGACGGATAAGATGATAGTCGGTTACATCGGACGAAACACACCCAGCAAGCCTGACAGAACTTCGGTCTTGATGGCGCTGGGAGGACAGGTGTCACCCGGCGGTGACTTCATCTACTTGCCCGGTGATCAGTTGCCGGCCATGCTCGCGCACCTCGCACACGAGTGGAATCCCGTCACGCGCGAGCCCGAGTGGTTCATAGCACGATGACACCCCCGGGGGCGCCCCGCACGCCCCCGTTCTACCCCTCCCGCCCGATCTGCTCGTGCGCCATCGCTTCCACCTGCCGCGCCCGCGCCAGCGTCTGCACCGCCCGCAGGTAAGCGATGCGCGCTTCCCGGCGCTTCACCGGGTCCGGGTCATCCACCAGTGGCGCGAACCGCTCCTGCGCCGCCAGCGCCTTCTTGATCAGCGCCTCGGCCGCTATCTGGCACTCCCGCGCCCGCAACCGTACCGCGTGGGCACTCTTCTCCGCCCGCGCCAGCGCCCGCCGCGCCCGCTCCTGGCTCTTGGGGAGGGTTGGCATCAGTCCTCGTCATCCCACTCCATCTTGCCGGACAGGGTTGCCCGATGGTGAACCGTAGCAACCCGTATGGCACTCTCATGGGATGGCAGAACTGCAATACGCTTCTCCACCCCTCCCGCCTTCTGGTGGTAAGTGAGCCAGTGCCGGCCGTTAGGCGCGCCCTCAATATAGTAAACACCATGCCCGGCGTCCGCACGATGCACGGGGGCCCCCTTCGCTTCCCTGCTCCCCTGCGAGAAGTGGAGTTGCGGTTTGGCGTCCGTAGCATCAAAGTCCATGACCCCCTGCCCGGCCTTCTCCGCCCGCTGCTTCCCCGCCGCCGTCAACCCTTTCAGGAGCCGCTCCACCACGATGTTGAGCGCGATGGACTTGCCCAGTCTACTCATCCCCGTCCCTCCAGCCGCTCCAGGAGCAACTTCAGCGCGATCGCCTTCGCCAGGCGTCCGCCGCGCGTCGCCCGGCCCCGGATCATCCGCAGGAAGGTGCTCTCGCTCACGCGCGTCGCCTCATGGTCGAACTTCCCCAGGTCCGGCACGTGCTTCCACTGCCCGCGCACCAACATCTGCGGCCAGGAAGCGTGCGCCCGCCGGACCGCCGGCTGCCCATCCCACGAGTAGTATCCCGCGGAGAGCGCCGGTCGCCCCCGCCGCGCCACGTCCGGGTGGTGGAAGTGTGACCGCCGCTTCCCCTGCCCCTTCATCAGCCCGCCCTTCTTCCCCAGCACCGGCGTTCGCCCCTCCATATTCCGCACCGCCTGCCCGTAGAGGCGGTTGGAGCGCGCGTTCAGGTCCTGATACCGTACCTTCCCCTCCGGCGTCTCCAGGTCCGCCGGCTTCATCGAGCGCATCCCCTCGTAGAGCTTGTGCCCCGCCGCTTCCCCGCCCAGACCGTGCTGCTTGGCCTGCAGCATGTCGATCGGCATGATCTGCAGTTCTCCAACGTGCCCGGTCTGGGGGTGCTGTGGGCGCACGGTGATGTCCTGGTAGCCGGCGTCCGTCTTCTTGTAATCCGGGGCGCCCGCCAGCGGCATCCCCGCCTGCCGCAGGTGGTGCGTCACGTGCGCGATGTCGTCGGGGTGGCTCACGGCGATGGTCGCCCGGCTCACGTCCTTGAGCTGTCGGTAATCGCCTCCCTTTCCCTCGATCTTCTCCTTCGCCCGCTTCTCGCCCTTGAGCGGCGCCAGGATCACCATCCCGCCCTTGCGGTGCCCCGCCGCATAGTCCTCCGGCGTCGGAGAGTGCCCCTCGACGACGTGCAACCCCAGTTTCGACGAGAGCCCCTTCTCCCGGTCAATCACGTTGTCCAGCCACTCCTTGTGCGCCGCGGCGTGCTGGTAGAGCGTCGGCAGGTGGCCGCTCTTCTGGCGCACCTCGTGTTCCGGGGTGGCCGTCATCTCCTCGTGGGTGAAGTGCTCCGTGGCCTCCGGCCCGGTCCGCCGGTGCGCCGATTCCGGGTCGAAGTGCGGGGCGCCTATCGGCGGGGCCGCCGGGCGCGTGGCAGGAGTCGAGACTCCGGGGCGGGGTTGTGGGTAGATCATGACCTCTCCGATCCTCTCAGTACCTTCTGCCGTTCTCCATACTCGGGGTAATCGGCCAGCACTTCCGGCGGCACCGGCTTCCCGTCGTACCGCACCGCATCGCTCACACTCGTCCGGTGCATAGCCTCAAGATCGTGTTGCACCATCTGCATGTTGAAGCGATGCCCGGGAGCGAGTCCCTTTTCCTCCTGCCGCGTCTGCTCCAGGCCCGCTGTCACGAACTCCTCCCGCGTCATCTGCCAAGGCTCTCTCTTGGCAGGCTTCTCGCGCTTCGCTCCTGTGCTGCTGCTCCTCCCACCGTCAGGCGCTGCACCCACGCGGGCTTCCTGCGCCCCCCCAGTCACCGCGGAGAATCTCGGCGTTGGCACGGTCGTAGGTGTGCTGGGTGTCTCCGCCACCCGGGAACCCCATGCGCGCGCCACATCGCCCGCGAAGTCATCATGACTTTGCCACAGTTTGCTCTGCTCCAGTGGTAGGTTGAAGAATTCGTTGGCAGCAACGTTCCGCACTTGAGTGGCACTGCCCGAACCATGCAACTGCGTCCGTATGCGCCTAAGCACCACTTCAACCACCTTGGGTTTGCTGTCCGCACCCTCGGCGGCGGCCGCAGGCGTGCTAGGTGCCCCTCTCCCCTTCGGCACGAACTCCCCGCCCCGGTACTGCCCGGTGGCTCCCTGCTGCGCCCGAGGGTGCTGCTGCTCGAAGTCGAACCCCATCTGCCCGGCCGCCGCCGCCGCCCGGAAGGCCCGCTTCGAGGCCGCCTTCACCAGGATGTCGAGCGCGATCGCTTTGCCGAGAAGACTCATGGCAGGACCCTCTCTCTCTCAGGGCGAACTCGGAATCTTGACTCTGGAGAACACCATGCACCAGTACGAAGTCGGCAAGCCCTACCACCCGAACCGCCGCTCCTGGCCCGAGCGCGGCGTCTACGAGTACCGCGGCGGCCAGCACGAGCTGCTCCTCTTCTGGAGCCAACCCACCACGAAAGAGGTCGAGGACGTGAAGCGCGGCCCCGCCGAGTTCGCCCTCTACACCGAAGGGCCGCTGATCGTCTTCCTCTTCCGCTTCGGCCGAAACACCCCCTGGAGCGATTCCCCCTACACCATCCACCTGACGCTGCCCGACGAGCGCACCCTGCCGCCGCCCGTCGCCTCCACCGAGACGCGCATCCTGCTCCACGTGGTGCTCGTGGACGCCGCCACCGGCATCATCCGCGCCCTGCGCGCCGTCACTCTCTCGCCCGAGTTCACCGCCGCCCTCCAGGACGCCATCCGCGCCCAGAGCGAACAGCCGTTCCACCCCGCTGCCTATGACGCCGCCATCGCAGGCATCTACCGCCGCTTCCCCCACAGCGACCGCCTGGCCGCCGCCGCGTCGGTGAAGTGCATCGGCGGGGAGTGAAGATTCCGGGAACGCTCGCGCGCGGCCGTCGTTATCTACCGTGGAGAAAGGAGAACGACGATGCCGAGCACGATCGATCTGAAGGACCGGCTGGACACGATGCTCACCGGCGAGCCGAATCCGAAAGACACCCTCGCCTTGATCAGGGAGATGCTCCCCAACATTGCTTCCAGGATTCCAGCGATGCTGGAGCACGAGGGTGGATCCAACACGGTCTCCGCGCTCTTGGCGAAGACCCTGGCGAAGACCCCGATGGCGCCCGATGTGCCCGAGGCCGAGAAGGTCGGTTGCACCAACCCGAGCGCGGTGGCCGACTACCTGATCGTCGCCGCAAGCGACGTGTTCGGCCCGCACATGCGCGCCGTGGCGCTGGCTACCGCCCGGGCCTTCCTCGTCTGATCATCACTTCCGGGGGCGCCCCGCACACCCCCGGCGCGTTACCTTCCCACCCATAACAAAGGCCCGGTCGCTCATCCGACCGGGCCTTTGGCGATCCTATGGGTCAATCCCACTGATGCCGATTCGCCTTCTCCTCGCGCTCCTTCTTGATCGCAGCAAGAATCTCGGGGTGCTCCGCGTCGAACTGTGCCAGTCGCTCCCTGGCTTCCTCAGCAGCCTCCACATGCTTCGCCCGTTCGTGGTATCCCACATCCACGATGCCGCGATCGTGCGCGCGGTTCACGGCATCATCGGCATCATCCATGTGGCCTGACACCTCGGCCGCCAGCCGCTGCCGCTCCGCGCGAAGCGTATCCAACTTGCCCGATGGAGTCTGCCGCTCCGCCTCGTCGGCTACCCGGATCGCCTCGATGATCGCCTTGGCCTCTTCGCTCGTCAAACCGATGGCGGGCTTCGTGTGGCTCAGGTAGTGGGTCGTATCCCCAACCCGCTTGTTGAGTTTGGTAGGATCTCCGGTACCAACGTACTTGCCGTCCAGATACGCTTGGGCGACGTGCTGACCCGCGTACCGGTGCAGCTTGATCTCGACGGTTCTCCCGTCCTTTCCTGTCTTCTTGATGACCGCATTCATCGTCGTTTCCCCTTTCACTGGAGATAACGACGGGGAGGCGCCAGCGTTCCCGGAATACTTCTCTTCGGAAGAAGCCATCCCCGCTGCCTCTCGAAAGACCTTGAGGAGTTCTTGCGCCAACTCTAAACTCATGCCGTGTCCTGGATACTCCCCTGTGTCAATCCCGAGTTTGACAGTATAGGCATTATCCACGTTCCAGGCGACGCTATGACCTGCTGCGGCCGTCTTCATTTGCTCCAACAGCCTTGTTTCTTCCTGGTTCAGGCTTCTCTTCTCCCCAGCGTTCCCGGAATCTTTTCTCTCGCTGAAGAGGTCCGGTCCCTCATCCTTCGCCTTCTCCCGCTTGCCGAAGTCCGGCCGCTTCCCCTTCGCCTTCTCGGGCTTCTTGTCCTCCACCCAATACGTCTGGGTGAAGTGCTCGGTCTTGCCGCCCCGCTTGCGGGTGACGCTCTTGCGCTCCTCGTGCAACCCCTGGCGGGGCGCGCCGTGGGGCGTGTCACTCTCGCCGAAGCGCAGCCACCGCTGCCCGCCCCGCTCCCGCCGACTGTACTTCGAGAGCGCCTTCAGCACTCGCTCGGTGAGGATGTCAAGCGCAATCGCTTTCGCCAACCTGCTCATGTGGACCTCCCCATCACACCGCGGGCGAGCGCACCGGCACGCTCTCGACCACGAACACCCCCCGGCCACCCACGGTGGACACGACCCAGCCGGTGGATGACACCGCACGCACCCCGGTGTCCGCGCCGTTGAGCGTCACCCCCACGGTGCCGAGCGCCGCCGGGTTCCAGGGCGCCTGCGCCTGCGTCTTGGCGCCGCCGTCCTGATCGGTGTAGCTGACCGTCAGGGTCGCGGCCGCCCCGAAGGCGTTCAGCGCCCGCAGCCGCACGGCCGGCGAAGTGAACCGCGTGTACTCCGCCCCGACAATCGGCGTGACCGTCAGGGCATCGTTCGCGGTGATCACCCCGATCGCCAACGGCGGCTGCCTCACCCCGAGGTGCAGCCCGCTGCCGTTCACCGCCGCTGCCGGCACCAGCCGCGCGCACGTCGCCACCGGGGGCGTCACCAGCACGTCGGCGGTCCGCCGGATCGCGATGTAGTACAGGGGGCTCGTGTCCGCGAAGGCGTTGCCCGCGCGATCCACGTTCGTGCGCCCGATGTCCGTTGGCACCGTCCACGAGAGGATCCCGTGCGCCGACAACCCCGTGGAGCCGTCCGTCACTGTCAGCGCCGTCCACGCCGAACCGTTCCAGTAGTAGAAGAGGGGCGTCATCGTCGCGGACGCGAGCGTCGAGAGACCGAGTGCCAGGCGAGAGGGCTTCGCCCGCAGCCCCAGATAGAGCATGTGATCATCGGCGGCGAAGAGGTTCACGTCTCCGACATCGGCGTCGCTCAGGTCGGTCGTCACGTCCACCAGCGCCCCGTCGGCGCCTGCGTAGGCCCGATCCGCGCTCACCACCCCGTACTGCGGCGCGAAGACGTTCGCCGCCGACAGGATACTCTCCCCCAGGTGCCTCCGAAACAGTTCCGCCGCCAACGGGTGCAGCACCGCTGAGACCCCGGTACAGTAGGCATCCAGGCTGGCATAGCCGCCGTAGGTCTTAACCTGACTCTCGATCTGGCGCGCGATGTCGGCGTAGACCGTGCGCCCCAGAAGATCGATGAGGAGGGTCTCAGCGTTCTCCCACAGCGGCGCCTTGTCAAAGGCGTTCGCGTAGTTCACCAGCGCCCCCTCGATCTCGGGGTCGCCGGTGCCGTCCACGAGCGCGTAGAGGCCGCTGCCGGTGTTCGTCAGGCCCGCTTCGATGAGGTTGTCGAAGTCCTGCTGCAGCTTCGCCGCGATCCGGTCGCTCACGTTGTGGAATGCCGTCTGCGAAAATGTGCCCATGTGCTCTCCTATGCCGCCCGCCGCATGTGCTGCTGCAGGAGCGCCTCTTCATCCCGCGCGATCCGGTCCGCCAGCCCCGTGTCGTCGAGCAACTCGCTCGCGCGTGTCAACATCTCCCGCAACTCCTGCTTCCCCGCCAGGATCTCTCGCCGCCGGTGCTCGTAGGGGGTGTCCGTGGCGAGCGTGTGAACCTCCACATCGTGCTTCTGCCCCATTCGCAGCACCCGCCCGGTGCGCTGCTTCTGAGTCAGCGCCGTGTAGGGCGTGTCGTACTGGATCACCCGGCTCCCCCGCTGCAGGTTGAGACCCACCGCGCCGGCATCCGAGGATACCAGTACGTCATACTCCGCCTCCCCGACGCCCCCGGTCGGCGCGAATCTCTCTTTCGTCTGGTTCCGCTTCCTCGCCCCGTCCGGGCCTTTGTAGGTCGCAACCCGGTGCCCCGCCGCCTTCAGCGCCCCGGCAATCGCGTCCACCGCTTCCAGTCGGTGCGCGAACACCACCAGCGGCCGCGCCCGGCTCTCCTCGGGGCTGCCGGCAAGTTCCACCACCTTCTTCAGCTTCGCCGCCTCGGGATGGGTGTTCACCACCCGGTCCAGCGCCGCTTGCGTCGTCATCCCCAGAGACATCTGCACCCGACGCGCGATCTCCTCGTGCGCCTCTTCCGGCCGCCCCCGGAAGGAGCTGGGCGAGAGCGCCCGGATCGCCTCGACATCCACCCGCCCCTGCTGCCGCGCCGCCCGTGCCCGCCGGTAGAGCTGCTCCACCCGCGCGTATGCCTCTCGCTCGGCAGGTGACGGCTCCAGCCGGTGATCCCGCTCCTCGCTCTTCACCCCCGGATCGATGCTCTCGGCGTAGTGGTACGGCGCCATCTCCAGCGCCAGCGCCCGATACGCCGCGTCCGTGCCCGTCGCATACCGCCGCAGAAACTCCTCGCGGTTCGAGTCGTTGTAGCGGTCCGGGCGGATCTTGGAGAGGAAGTCGAACGCCTCACTGTTGTGATGCCAGATGCCCTGCGCCAGATAGTTGTGGTAGACAGGGACCGTCAGATCGTAGACCTCAGCTTCGCCGACCTTGTCAATAATATTGACTTTGTGGTATACTAAGGCAGCGCTCTCCGAAAGGTGCTCCCATGCGACATAGGATGCGTGACTACGATGCCGAGATACGGCGGATGGCAGCCGAAGGGAAACAGGTCTCCCAGATCGCCCGCGCGTTGAATATCCCAGCACGCAGCGTCCACGGCTATTGCGAACAGCAGCAGATTGAACACATACGCCAGCGCGGATGCCCCGGGAGCGTCCTTGATCCGCATGATTCCCAGATTCGAGCAATGGCTGCCGCAGGTCTGACCCTACGCGAGATGGGAGAAGCCTTCGGAGTGACGGACGGAGCAGTGCGACGATTCTGCGTGCAACATGGCATCGAGCACTGCCACAAGCGAGGCTGGAGGCCCGGCACACATACCGGACTTGACCATCACTCATGGAAGGGCGGTCGCTATGTATCTGGTGGCTATGTCTACGTCCTCCGCCCGGAGCACCCAGAATCCGACAGCGATGGTTATGTTCGAGAACACCGGCTCGTCGCTGAGGGGATGTTAGGCCGCCCCCTTCTCCCATCGGAAGTGGTCCATCACAAGGATGGGAACAAGTCCAACAATGCGCCCGGGAACCTGAGGGTCTATCCATCGAACCGCGAGCACTTCCTTGATGCACACCCTGGCGAGCCGTGGTCTGAGGAGATTCGCGCCAAGATGATGACCGGCCAGAAACGTGGTCACAAGAAAGGTGTGCCCCACTCAGAAGAGACGCGCGCGAAGATGAGCGCCGCGAAGAAGGGCAGACCAATGTCTCCTGAAACGAAGGCGAAACTCTCTGCCGCGAAGAAGGGCACGCACCTCTCTCCAGAAGCGCGGGTTCGCGTTGCAGAAGCTGCTCGGAATCGCGTTGTCTCGGAAGAGACGCGCCAGAAGCGTGCTGCGACGTGGGCGCGCAAGCGAGCAGAGCGCCTGGGGCAATCTCCCGTAGGTGGCGCCAACCCTCCGGCGTCAGGAACCGATGATTCCCGGCAACCGTGATCTCCGCGCCATTGTCCAGAACGACCCGGTACATCGGCGCGATACATTTCACGAAGGGTACCGACGCCTGCATCAGCCGCCGCACCCCGGCTGGATCCAGCGTCCATACCCACGGCGCCATGCCCCGCGCCGTCCACTCTCTCACCGGCATAGCAATCCGGCGCACCGGATCCTCTATGATCGTGTCCGGATGGATGCACCCGTCGTTTCTGATCGGATCGGCGCTCATCGAGATATGGTGACTCGTGCCGTCCGTCAGCGCGTCAATGGCGTTCGCCATCTGCGAGCCTTCGGCGCTCCCCCGCCGCAGCAGGTTGTGGCCTTCGTCTACCACCGACATCCCGAAATCCCACCCCTTCGCCGCCAACGCCTCCTTCATCGCCCGCTGCCGCTGCCGCCGCGGCGCCGTCTCCAGGTAGCCAATCGCCTTCTGCCGGTTCCCCCCGAAGCGGTGCTCCGCCAGCGCGTCGATCAGGTCATCCCGGAGCGCCTGGTGCGTCACCACCACCATCCCCAGGTCGGGGTTCGCGTAGGCCGCCTGCCGCTCCTCGCGCGATGCCCCTGGCTTCGAGTGCCAGGTGATCCCCGCTTCCGGGTCCACAAATCTAATCGCCTCCCCCGAGAACTGGCCGACCACCCCGCTCGGCACGGCGTAGATCGCCCGCTTCACCTTCCCCTTGGCCCGCTGATCGGTGTAGGCCGCGATGCTCGCCAGCGTCTTGCCGGTTCCCACGGCCATGCTGTTGCCGATCCGGTGCGCCGCGTCGAACTGACGCAGAAACCGCTGCCGCTTCACCGCATCCCCGGTGGTGAAGTCGGCGTCCGCCGCCGGTGCCGGCCGCTCGATGTCGAGGCGGGGCATCATCCCGGCGAGTTCCGCTTCCGCCGCATCCCCGAGGGTCGTCCGGACCATCTCCTGCTGCAGCTCCTGGCTGCGCCCCTCTTCGCCCCCGAGTTTGAGCTGCTTGCTCTCCTGCGCCGCGGCGATCTCCGCCACCCCGGCCCCGAGGCTCCCTTCGGCGTAGCGCCCCTGCTTCCGCTCGCGCGCCGGGTCGGCCAGGCTCTGCTGCCTGGCCCGTTCCTTCGCCCGCTGCTCCGCGCTCTGGACGCGCTGCGCGTGCTCCTCGGCGTAGGTGAGCCGCTTCACCCCCCGCCGCAGCCGCGTGCCGGTCGCCCGCTCCAGGGCCGCCGCGAACTTCCCCGACACCTCCCCGCGCATCTTCTCCAGGATGCTCTGGTAGGCCCGGCGCTCTCCTTCCGGCCCCATCGTGAACCCCGAGAGGTAATCCGTCCAGGTCAGGCCGGTCGCTCGCTCCGAGTCGGCGGTGACCACCTTGCCCGGGTCGAACTCCCCCGAGACATCCCCGTGCTTCGCCAGCACATCGCCGAAGAGGTTCTGATAGGCCCAGCCCCGCAGCCGCTCCTCGATCCGCGCCCGTGCTTCCCGCGCCAGCGCGTCCACGCCCCGGGTTTCTGTCGGGTACAGTTCCGGCGTCAGGGTGCTTCCCGGTTCCCGCGCCATCTCTTCCAGGCGCGCCGCTTCGGCTCCCAGCCGCGCCGCTTCCTCTCCCTGCGCCCCGGCCGCCTGCCGCCGCAGCCGCGCCGCCTCGAAGGAGACCGCCTCCCGCGCCACCGGCTGGTATCCCAGTTCCCCGGCGTGCTCCCGCGCCGCCCGCAACACCGCCGCGTCGTCGCTCAGGTCCATCGTGGCGAAGGAGTGCCCCGCCGGCTTCTCCTCCCCCAGGTCCATCCCGAACATGCCGCCGGAATCGGCCGGCGTCGCCTTCTCGTCGCTCTCGCGCCACTGCTTCTGGATCGCCGCGTAGGCTTCCCGGCCTTTCCCGAGTCTGGACTCCCACTGCTCCCAAATCGCCCGTTTCGCCCCGGCGTTCTCCCCGGTGAGACCCAGCGGCTCCTGCCCCGCCTCTCCCACCCGGAAGACGTTCCGGCGTGCCCAGTCGCGCACCGCCTGCCGCCCCTCGCGCCCCAGGTCGCCCACGTCGCCGAAGGCATACTGGAGCGCTGGCTCGCGCGTCACGATCTGATACGCCAGGTCCCTCGCCTCCTGGCTCCGGGGGATGCTTTGCGCCCCCAGCGGCCCCCCGCCACTCTCCTTCAGCCAGTCGGCATGGTAGCCCCGGAAGCGGCGTGCCGTCTCCCGCATGTACTCCTTGGCCGCCTTGCCCCCTTCGGTGCCCCTGGCGGAGTCGGTGTGCAGTGGTGCCACCTCGGAAAGCGCATCCTCGAACTCGGCGTTCTGGTGCGGCTGCACGCCCGCCTCTGCGCGCACTTGCGGGCTCCACAGCGCGCTCACGATCTGCTCAGGAGAGTAGCCCACCTCCAGGCGCCGCGCGACGTTCTCCTTCAGGCGCGCGGCCAATTCCTCCTTGCCGTCGAAGGCATCCACCGCCAGCCGGATCTCCTCGGGCTTCACCCGCTCCGGGTCATACTCGAACGACGGCGGTGCCGGCCGCCGACTGATCCCCTCGGGCAGCCACCCCGGCTCGTCCTGCGTGCCCCGCTGGATGTCGAGGACCTGCCGCCGCAGCGCCGCTTCCCGCGGGTCCACGTGCAGCCGCGCCGCCAGCTTGTCCATCCCCCTCGCGGTGATCTCCAGGAACTTGTTCGCCCCGTTGGTGTGGAGGACGTAATCCCCCTCCTGCGCTTCCCGGTAGCCGGTGGGCGAGAACGGGTCCGGCGCCATCACCGACGGCTCGTCGAGGCCCACGGCGCGCGCCTTCACGATCGCATCCTCGTAAGAGGTCGCCCCGAGGCTGATCTGCAGCCGGTCGCGCGGACTCCCCATCAGCGCCTCGTTCAGCGCCGCCGCCGCTTCCAGGCGCCCCAGCGCCGTCCCTGCCAGCCGCCGGGCGTCCCTGACCAGCTCCTCGCGCTCGCTGTTCTGGTGCAGCGCCGCGATCAGGCTGATCTCGTCGCTCAGAGGGATCAGGTCCGTGTTCTCCGCCGCGTTCATCCGCTCGTGCGCGGCTTCCACGGCCTCCTCGGCCGCCTTCACCTGCCCGGCGATGTGCGTCTCCCGCAGCGCCCGCGTCGTCGCCTCCAGGCGCACCGGGTCGAGCTGCTGTGCCATCGCCCGCGCCATGACGTTCGCCGTCGCCCACTCGCCCAGGATGTCCGCGGTCAGCGGGTCCACCCCCGCCCCGCCGAGTGCCACCTGCGCCACCTCGCCGAAGAGGGCGTTGTGCCCGGCCAACCGGTGTTCGCGGATCGGCGCCGTCGCCTCCAGGGAGTGAACCGTCTCTACGAGCCCCCGCATCGCCCGCTGCCGCCCCTCTTCGTGCAGGTCCTGCGCCACCTTCCGCAGCGCCTCCTCGTCGGTTAGGGGTGAGACGCGCAGCACCGCCACCGTCGGCAGCGACCCCACATCCTCGATGCTCTCCATCTCCTTTTCGAGGGTGCGGCTCTCCCGCTCCAGCGCTTCCAGCTTCTTCGCCGCCTGCGCCAGCGAGATCGCCTGCCCGATATCCATGTTCGCCGCGTCCGTGGGCAGGCCCTCCGCCTTCTCCCGGATGCCAGCGGCTTCCGCCAGCGCCTTCCGGTCCGCGCGCGATTGCGCCGCCGCCTCCCGCATCGCCGCCAGCGAGGCCAGCGCCGCTTCCGGCTCCTCGCCCTTCTCCGCCGCTCTCCGCCGCTGGATCTCTTCCTTCTCCCCGGCCAGCAGCTCGGGCGTCACCCCCCGCTCGCGCGCCTTCTCGTCGAGCGCCGCCAGGTAGCCCTTCCCGGTGTCTCCCATTGTGGAATGGACGAGATCCCCGAGGCCCACGTCCCCCAACTCCCGCCCGGCCAGCTCCTCGTGCGCGTTCAGGATCCGCTCGCTCACCGAGCGCGCCATCTCCCGCACTCTCGAGAGGACGGCATCCTCATGCGCTTGCTCCGTCTGCGCCGCCCGCTTCTCCGAGCGCGCCTGCGCCCGCTTCTCCACCGTCGCGCGCTGCTTCGCCGTGAGCTGCGCGGCGTCATCGAGGTTCTCCCGCTTCAGCGCCCGCGCGGTCTCCGTCGCCCGCGCCTGCTCCAGCGCCTGGCTCTTGATCTTCGCCTTCTCGTCGTCGCTCAGGGAGAACTGCTCCGGCTTCCACCCCGCATCCCGCGCGAGCTGCTCCAGGACCTTCTGCTGCTGCTCCTTCTTCAGGCTCTGCACGTGCGCGATCCGCTCCTGCTTCGCCTGCTCTACCTGCCGGGCCTCGCCCGCCGCCCGCTTCGTCGCTTCGAGGGAGGCCTCCTCGCCCTTCAGCCCCTCCGTCTTCGCCGCTTCGAGGTGCCGCTCATACCGCTCCTGGTGCTCCTTGTCCTGCGCCTCCCGCCGCTGCTGGGCCTTCGCCTTCGCTCGCCGCTTCGCCTCCTCGCGGTGTTCCGCCATGGTCCGCACCCCGGTCAGCCGCAGGCCGTTCAGCGCCCCGCCGGCGCCCCCGATCACCGTGTGCGTGCCGTCGGGGTTTTCCTTGATCAGGACCGGATGCCCCTCCTCGTCATCCCCGTTCGGGTGCACCGTGATCCAGTGTTCCCCGGTGCCCAGCTTCGAGGGCGCCGCCTTCTTCTCCGGCTGCTGCTCGTCGGCGCCGACCGCCTTGCGGATGTCGGGGTCGCTCGGATCGAAGGTACCTCGGTTGCCGATGGCCGACTTGATCTGCTCGGGATAGAATACGGCGTAAGTAGTCGCTCCCTGCTCGCGCGCTTCAATGCCATCATACCCGAGTGACTTCAGTTCTATAGCAACCCCCGGAAGCCGGAGAATCTCATAGATCGGCATCCTGGTGGATAACGTGTCACGAGCAACACCCACAAACGCAGAGCGACGAGATCGTGCACTTACAGCGTACTCATGTGCTCGTATCGCGTCCACCTGCTCCTGCGTTGGAACATGCTCATCCTCTAGCCAACCCAGATTCCAGTCATAAGGACGCCCCTCCAAGTCCGTGTACCGCATACCGGTCGGAGCGTCTGGCACATATCGAACGCCAACAGCCAATAATGCCCCAACGAGGCGATCCAGTTCCGCTTTTGTGGGGATGCGGATGTCACGGTCAAGGACGAAACCCCCCGCCACTGCATTGGCGAGACGCAGACGTGGCACGCTCGTCAGCTCGGCCACCTCTGCAACAGACGCCTCTTCTTCGATATTCCGCCCGATTCGCAGTGGGCGCTCCACTCGCAGATAGACAGGATACACTCCATGAGCACCACCCTCGCGCCCCACCGCTTCGGAGTATGTGTCCGCATATCTTGGCGCGTCGGTGAACCATGAGGGACCAAACTGTGTGCGGAACTGAGAGAAGCCAGATCCGGGAGTGCCGTGGTAGACCACCAGCGGCTTCCCATGCTCGTCCACCACCTTGCTGTCGCCGAACCACCGCTTGAACTCGGGCGTCTCCGTCTGCTCCGGCTTCCTCCCCTTGATCCGCACCCCGAACGTCACTTTGCCGCTGGCATGATGGATCGGCACCTTCTCCCGGCGCTGATACGGCTGCTGCGCCTTCAGCAGCGGCTCCACGGGCTGCCCGTGATACCGGATCGTATGGCAGAGCGGGCACCACGACGCGCTTCTCCCGCGCCGGCTCCGGTCCTCCCGCACCCACACCCGCAGGCTCGTCTCATCCGAGCACTCGCACTTCGGGCGCCTGCCTTTGAAGATCGCTCGCAGCATGGTGGAGATTCCTGGAACGCTTTGCCCCCTCGCGCGTTAGCAGTAGCAGGAGGGAAGTACGGATGAAACCTGTCAGCACGAATCAGATCGCCGAGGCGCTCCCCATCGTCGCGGAGATCGAGCGTGAACTGTTCGGATCCAACCTGGCCGATGCCATTGCCCGCGAGGTGAACATTCGCATCCGGGATACGGATTTGTCGCCCAGTGGCCGACAGACAATCGAGTTCGCCCTCGGATATGGGGAGGAATCCCTGATCCGAAAGGCGGTGCGGTACGTGTTGGAACAGTCGAAAGAGCGCCCCGACCCGGATCCGGCACCCGAGCCGGATCCGGCCCTCAACCCCTGGCGTTCGCTATCCGCCCCCACCACCCGGAGAGAGCGCGCCGCGATGCTCCTCGCCGAACGCTTTGCGGACATCCGAGAGAAAGAGACCGAAGATGCCTGAACCGAACCTCACTGAGCGCCAGCAGCAGATCCTGGACGTGATCTCTGCCCACCTGCGCCGCCACGGCTTCGCCCCCACCGTCCGCGACGTGGGCGACAGCATCGGGCTCTCGTCAAGTGCTACCATCCAGAAGCACCTCGACTCCCTGCGCCGGAAGGGCTTGCTCTCGTGGTCGCACCACCGCAACCGCGTGCTCGTGCCGGTCGAGTGGACGAACGCCGTTCACCTCAGCGCCGAGGATGCCACCCACCTGGCCGATCTGCTGGATCAGGCCCTGCGTTGCGTGCCGGTGGACTCTCTCCTCGGACTCCGACTCTGCCACTGGCGCACCTACCTTGCCGACCCCGAAGCGCAGGAATACGAGATCACCCCCGCCGGCCTCAGCGCCCTGGCTACGGAAGAGGATGACCCGGAGAAGCTGCAGGAGCTGGACGCCCCGGAGAAAGGTGGTTAGGATGCCGGTCGAAATGGTTAAGATCGCGGACATCATCTACCCACGATTCCAACTGCCGCGCGTGGGCATCTCCGAGGAGACGGTTGAGGAGTATGCCGAGGCGATGCGTGCCGGCGCGGAGTTCCCGCCGGTCACACTCTACTGCGACGGCGACCGCCTCTGGCTGAGTGACGGCCTGCACCGCAAGCTGGCCCGCACGATGGCCGGGCATGACGACATTGCCGCCGATGTTCGCGAAGGCACCCGTCTGGAATCGATCCTCCACGCCGTAGGCGCCAATGCCGAGCACGGCCTGCGCCGCACCAACGCCGACAAGCGGAAGTGCGTGGAGATCATGCTCCGTGATCCCGAGTGGCAGCAGTGGTCCGACCGCCGCATTGCCGAAGCATGCTGGGTGAGCCACACTTTTGTGGATGAAATGCGAAAGAAGGTTGGCAACGCTGCCACCTGCGACGAGGAGCACGATTGGAACCGCATCGGCCGCGATGGCAAGACCTACTCGGAGCGCCGGAAGGAGCAGCAGCGCACAGCGGAGGAGGAGGACGGCGAGTGGACCCTCGAACCGGACCGTCAGCCCAGGGAGCGCACGCCGCGCGATCACACGCCGCCTCCGCCGCCCGTGTCTCCTGCCGAGCCCGCCGACGCGCCCACGCCCCAACCGGCTGCCGATGAGCAGCCCGGCGTGCCGAACCTCGATGAGCTGGTGGAACGCTACCTGCAGGAGAGGCTGCGGATAGATATTGACACCCCCGGGGTGAGGGAGCGCGTCAAGGTGCTCCTGCGAAAGGCGATGCTGGCCGCCACCGAGCTGCTGCGCGATGCGCTGACCGCTGTTACCGCCGAGCGCGACGCCGCACTACTTGAGATCGCGCGCACGCAGGAGGTCGGGAAATGAGTGACAAGCACCAACCGGAAACCCTGAGAATGCGCCCGTTGACGCTGGAAGACCTGTGCAACCCGGATATGATCCGCTGGCACGTTCGGTGCCCCAGCGGCATCATGGACCCTAGCGATCTCTCGACGATCATCGCCTCCCTGGGAACGCAACTCACCGAGCAAATCATTCACGATTCACGGTCCGCTGCCGATGTCAGGAGAGACCTGGATGCCCTCGCCACCCGCATCGCCTCCCTGGAGGCCGCCGAGACCCTCGGCCGCCGCGTGCAGGAGGTGGAGGAGCGGATCAAGGCGCTGGAGAAACCGGAGCCGACGCCCGAGGCGGACCCCGGTGAGGCCCCGCAGGAGGAACCGAACCGGACAGCGCCGGCGGCAGAATGACCGCCACGGGGGCACCCGCCACGCAGGACCGTCGAAACGATGCCCGGACGAGTAGAGGGTGCCCCCCGCGCCGGAAAGGCCCCTCTACGACGTTCGCCGGAGTCGAGATTCTGAGGAACCGGCTCCCTATCGCGACTCACCCTCCGGCGCCTCCTCATACCGGGCATCCGCGCGCATGGCCGCGAGCGTCTCCTCGCTGGTATCCACCACGACGCGTACACGCGCGTCGGGAACCTGGCCCTGCGCGAGCCACCAGCCGCCGCCGCCGGGGTAGAATATCTGCACCCCGCCTTCATCCCCCTGGAGCGGCGGCAGGTCCGGCCCCCCGCCCTGGGATGGATCGCCCCGCCACGGAACGTTGAACGTTGCCTGCGGCATTAGCCACCTCCGATGCGCTCACACTGGAATCGAGTGAAGGGCGCTCCCCCCATGCTCCAGATTCCGACGCGCGTATTAGCAAGCAGGCCGGCAGGACAGGTCTGCGCCGCCCCTATCGCCACGCCGTTGTAGAATCCCTGGCACTTGCTACCCCAGGTCCGCAGGTCGAAAGGCGCCCCGGCCACCGCGGCCACGTTGGCCGTCGCCAATGTGGAAGGCACCCCGGCCACCACCTGCCGGAAGGTCGCGGTGCTCACTCCATCGTGGTTCAGAACGAGGTAGGAGTTGCGGTCGGCGCTGGCGCGGGCCACGACCCCACCAGGACGCCAACGCGACAGTGTCGCCCAGGCGCGCACGCGATGGTCCGACCGGTGAACGTCAGAGACGAGCGGCAGATCGGTGGCCGTGATCGCCTTGAGACTCACATCATCGAACAACAGCTTGCGCCCCGGGCAGTTGGCACTCCTCCCGAAGATGATCGTGCCGTGCGTTGCCAGCACTCCGGCGACAGACTGGGCGTACGCAGCGGTGAAGGGCTCCCAGTGCAGGAAGTAGGCGGGGCTGGCAGATCCATCGTAAACCGAGAACTGCGGTCCTCCGAGGATGCTATCCGCCTTCGACCACAGCGTGAGCAGATAGTAGTTGTTCGCTGCCATCACGGCCTGGGAAACAGACCCGTTGGAGTTCACAGCGTCCACGTTGATGGCGCAGGAGTGCGCGCCCGCGTAAACGTCGACCACCTCGTCGCTGATCGTGGTAGCACCGGCGATGGTCTCTGACCAGTTCAGGAAGACGTCGGCGCCACCCCCACCCGCGTCCTCGAATCCAGGACTCTGGATCAGGTTGGGGATGCCGAGCGCGGGGGAGTGCCCCGCCGTGTTCCCCGTGATCGTCCATCCCGCCGCGCCCTCCCAGGCAGACTTGAAGCGGCTCAGGTTGGGTGTGTGCGCGGTCAGGAGCGCGCCATCAGCGCCCGTGAACGTGTCGAGCAGCAGAAGCCGGCCCGAAACCGGCTTCGTGAGTACTGGTAGGATACCCATCGCCGCCTCCTCACGCCAGGGCCAGGTAGGTCAAATCGTCAGTGGCGTTGTCACAGATTAGGTAAAACCTGTTGAGGTTGTCCGTCGGGATCCAAACGGTGTCATCACCCGGCAGCAGTTCGATGCCCGTGGTGGCATCCGTGGTGCCGTCCGGCTTCGTCACCCCGGCCGCGCCCAGGTAGACGTTCCCAGTGTTGCTGATGCACGCCTTGAACCGAACCAGGCGACAAGCGATGCTCGGGAGTTGCGTGGCCGCCGCGTTCCCCTGCACCTCACCGCTCTTTATGGTGGTGAAGGGCGCCTCCTGCACGGGAACGGCATTGGATGTGCTCACATCCGTGTCGTTCACCTGAAGGTTGGCGTTGGCGCACAGGTCATCGTGCGTGCCCTGCCACACCTTGAAGGCGTTCTTGGCGTCCGTCCAGACGTCGGCGAGGATCTTCACGATCCCGCGCAGGTACTGCTGGATCGTGCCGGCGGCATCCGTCGTCACCGCCGTGCCCGCGGTGATACCCAGCACCGCGTTCGCCGACTCCAACTCGGTGGCCGACCCCTCATCCTGCGTGAGGAGCTTCCCGTCACGGTAGTTATCCTGGCTCATTCGCTTCCTCCCTGTCCGCCCGGCGCCGACTCAGGACGCGCTCCAGTCCACGTCCAGCGAGGCTCCCGTGCCCGCGATCCGCTCCACCAGCAGCGCCATCTCCGCCGACCCCCGGCACTCGCACCGCAACCGACGCTTCAACGCCCCGTACTCCCCCGAGAGACCGCCGAACGAGGGGATGATCGGGCTGTCGGCATACCAGCCACTGTTCCGGGAGTTCTTGTACCAGGGAGTCACCCACAACAGGGGCGCCACGGCGTCCCCCGTTCTCGAGAAGAGCAGGTCGAACTCCACGTACTGGTAGCCGTCCGTCTCGATGGTCGTCGCCGGAATCACGTAAGCCGTGTTCGCCACCGGTGCCACCTGCCCGGTACCCGCTACCTCCACGTCCACGGCCCCCGGAACCGACCCCACTTCGCTCACCGTCACGGCGAGCGTCTTCGGGCTGCTCCCCATGCCGGCCGCCGTCACCACCACCTGCACGTTGCCGCTCAGGGTCACATCCCCGACGACCGTCGCCGTCTCCACCTGGAGCACCGGCGCCACGCCGGGCGTCGTATCGGCCGAGGCGGCCACCGCCACCACGCCACACGCCGCCGCGTTGTCCGAGGCGATGTTCATCGTCGGGTCATCGGCCGCCGCTGTCAGGGCGGTCAGCACGATATCCGCACCCGCGCCCCCGACCGTGAAGAAGGCGACCACGTCCGCATCGAGGGCCAACGCCGCCCGGGCCTTCAAGGCGATGTCCTCCTCGTCATCCCCGAGCGCCACGGCGAACCGGACGGTCTTCGGACTTCCCCCCATGCCGGCCGCCGTCACCACCACATCGGCATCCCCTGCCACCGTGATCAGCGACGCCGCGTTGATCGTCGCCGTCTCTACCTGCGCCACGGGGGCGACGCCGGGCGTCGTGTCGGCCGAGGCGGCCACCGCCACCACGCCACACGCAGGAGCCATCCGCCTGCGCGATGTTCATCGTGCCATCGTCGGCCGCTGCCGCCAGGGCCGTCAAGACCACATCCGAACCGGCTCCCCCCACGGTGAAGAAGGCGCTCACGTCCGGGTCGAGAGCCAGCGCCACCTGCGCCTTCGAAGCGATTTCGGCCGGGTCGTCGCCAACCAAAACCGGCACGTTCACTCCCTTGGGGCTATGGGCCATTCCGGCGGCTGTTACCGTGAAGAGAGCATTCCCCGCGCTGGTGATCGCCGATCCGGCATCCACCGTCGCCGTCTCCACCTGGAGCACCGGCGCCACGCCGGGCGTGGTATCGGCACTCGCCACTTCGGCGGTGATGCCAGTGGACGCCCCGTCCTGCTGCTCCATGTTCATCGTGGCATCATCGGCCGCCGCTGTCAGGGCGCTCAGAACGATGTCCGCAACCGCTCCCCCGACCGTGAAGAAGCCGGTCACATCGGCATCGAGGGCCAACGCCGCGCGGATCTTGCCCGCCACCGCCTCGTCATCATCTGCCGCGGCGACCGCTACCAGGATCGACTTGGGCGATGCCCCCATGCCGGCCGCCGTCACGATCACCCGGATGTGTCCATCCGAGGTGACAGCCGTGGCCCCGTCCGTGGTGGCCGTCTCCACCTGGAGCACCGGCGCCACGCCGGGCGTGGTATCGGCACTCGCCACTTCGGCGGTGATGCCAGTGGACGCCCCGTCCTGCTGCTCCATGTTCATCGTGGCATCATCGGCCGCCGCGGTGATCGCTGTCAGCACGATGTCCGCACCGGCCCCGCCCACCGTGAAGAAGCCGGTCACATCGGCATCGAGGGCCAGCGCCGCGCGGATCTTGCCCGCCACCGCCTCGTCATCATCTGCCGCGGCGACCGCTACCAGGATCGACTTGGGCGATGCCCCCATGCCGGCCGCCGTCACGATCACCCGGATGTGTCCATCCAAGGTGACAGCCGTGGCCCCGTCCGTGGTGGCTGTCTCTACCTGGAGCACCGGCGCCACGCCGGGCGTGGTATCGGCACTCGCCACTTCGGCGGTGATGCCAGTGGACGCCCCGTCCTGCTGCTCCATGTTCATCGTGGCATCATCGGCCGCCGCGGTGATCGCTG